CTGACCACATGCGATAGAAATGATTCATACCAAGTGGCGTAGATACGATTATAATCTTAGTCGTCTTACCAGATGAAATGGTAGGGTATGTAGATGCAAAGAATGCATCAGCTAGATTGCGCTGGACGTGCGCGAACTCGTCAAGGAAGATAAGGTTAAATGAGCCTCCGCGGATAGCACTGGATGACGTGGCCGCAGCAAGAACCTTCGACCCATTCTCTAGTTCGATGTTGCCCTTGTTCCAGACGACAACTCCCTGCTGAAGCCAGATCGGAAGATATTCATATGCGAGCTGAAGCTTCGCTAATAAATCGCGAGCGAGAGACCCTTTGTTAGCTAGAATTGCAACATTTTGTTGATCCGTAAAAAGTACAAGCCAAAGGATGTACGCAATAGATGTGGTAGACTTACCAACCTGACGAGGCAGTTTACATATAGAAAAGCGGTTGTCAGCAAACGTGTGGAGCATCTTCGCTTGGAAGTCCCACATATTGAACGGTATAAGGCCGTGATCCACGTTGACGATTTTAACATAAGTCCGAGCAAAATATTCAACGTCTTTTGCACATTTTATATACTCTTCAACCTGCTCTTTGGTATACTGAATAGGCACCCCATATCGTTTAAGATTTGGGTTACCAAGATATGTCTTGCTCATCTTACCTTGTTCTTCTTAGGTGCGGCAGCTTCTCTAGCCTTTAGCTCTTCAATTGTTGGTTGTTTTTTAGTGCCAGTTTGAACTGGTGGAGGAAGAACAAGATTAGAATTTGATAGGGTATCCTGTAAGATTTTCTTTAGCATCACTTTCTCCCGTTGATTAGTTGCTGCAGCTCAGATGTGCTACCAACAAAAATCGAATTATTAATTGTTTGTGGCGCATCTTTTTCGTCAACCTTTTTCAAGTCTTTTAGTTTTTTCTGAATGTCTAAAAGATCCTTATTAGCATCAACAAGGGTTTTGATTAACTGACCAACAACCTCAAACGCACGAGGGTGCTCAGATGTTTTGGCTACAATAAGAGCCTCTTCCAGAGCATCGCTACCCTGATTGATAATTTGATGGAGATTATTTCGAGCGGTTGCAAAATCGCTATCAAGATCAGAATCGACCTCAATTGGTTTCAATGGCTGCACCATAGAAGGCGAGTCGATCGGTAAATTTAGCGCAGATTCAATGCTCTGTTCGAATATAGTTTTGTCACTCATCATTACCTGTTCTTGGGTTATATTTCAATCCATCAATGTAGAAGAAATTATTTGATGCAAACCCATAAGCTGAATTTGCAGAAATCTGTGAGTATGGTATCGACAATGCGCTGTTTGTTGTCGGCGATCCATTTGCAAGAAGTCCTGGCGTCACAACAACACGAGAACTGCGGGGGGTACGAGCAACATCGTCCAACGTAATAGGACCAGCAGTATTTGCAACCACACCAAAATCGACTTGTGCGCGTTTGATAACGCCCTGGCGACGAACTGGTCCGTAGAAGTATCCTTTGACAGTAAAATCAAGCGTGTAGATGATAGCACGACGATTCTCAAAGCTACCATCATATGTATCTTCAATCGACACGGTGTTTAATACAGTAGGAATGTCAATTGACAAATTCATACCAGGAATAACTTTGACGGTGTTTGTCCACTCGGGTCCAAAATATGGCACAATTTGCTCAAGGATTTGTGCGCCGTCATCGGCATTACGCACATACGCATAGAGATTAAATGTCAAATCATACGGTACTGGCATATGCTGGTAATCAGCTTTGTTGTTATCTGTCGTAACAACGATATTTTTACCCTTACTGTTAAAACGACGACTACCATCATAATTGAGGGTCGTCATTTCAAACGCAAGACGAGGTAACTGAATTGAAATCTGCTGATCCAGGTTAGGATCTTGCTGTGTACGAACTAAAAATTTCTCTTTTGGACCATACGCAATAGGCACCATAACCGCTGATGCGGTTGTTCCATCGCGGTTGTACTGCTTGACCACGATATCGTTGAACATGTTACCAAACATGATAACATATTTACGGAGTGATTGGTGGTAAAACTGTGATCCGAACATTAGTACCTGTCAATCTCAGAGAATGGGTTGCGCTCGCTAAAATCAATATAATCTAATGATTTTTGTGTGAAATATTCGTTATTGGCTGTAATTGTCTGAACCTCTACACGGTATTCATTTAACATGAATCCACCATCTTCGTTTAGCAGATATGTACCGTTTTCCAACATAGTCTGGTAAAGAAGGATATTCTGGTCATAGCGAGTACCAATAGCGTCGATGTCAGTGTTACCTGTAGCGATAGCATCTGGACCAATACGATCCACGAGTTCGCAATTCAAATCATATGTGTAAAGTTTACCGTGCTGATAGAAAATGGCTTCGTGTTCAACAAACTTGATTTCGTATAGCTTCTTATTCAGTGGAAAATAGATCCAGTCACCTTCAAATGGGCGTGGTGTCGTAATGCTATAATTATTACCATTACCTGCTTCAAGCATAATACACTGTGTATTGCCCCAAGAGTTAGTATCAGCGGATTCTACCTGATAATTATAGCCAACTTCCGTTATGAGCTTCTCGGTTGTGATTTGATTCCAACGCTTACGAGCCATCGTAAATGTGATGGAGTCGTTGATCTGAAGATTAAACTTGGATAGAAAATCTCCCTCACCTTCAAACCCCTGGACATTCTTGACATAGACCTCAATATCCACCGCGTCGTCAAACGTCGATGTTGGGTCTTCACCTAGAAGAGGGTCGACGTTGCGAAGAGTGCGAGGCAAATACTTTATATCCAGTCCATAAATCTTAATCGCTTGCACGATAAGATCCTCAGCAAGATCCTGCTGACGCCCGTATGTGAATGGTCGGAAGTATTTGTTCGTTGTCATTCTTAGCCGATCATATCCGTAACGGGCAAGCTATAATCGTTAATGAGTGATGTTTCCATCGTTGTTATCATGTCGTTTGCTTCTTCCCAAATCTTCTGCCCATTGAATGTGATGCCACCAGGAAGCTGCATGCCTTCATACAGCTTTAGATTCTCACCCCACTGACGCTTCACAAGCGCGGTCGCGTACTGCTTTAGCCACGAATCATTCCACACGTCGGTATATGTGTTTGGGTCCAAACTTGCATATCCATCCACGATAATCGTATATCCTAGCTGCACGTCTGTAGCCCATGCCATGTCGATATGAAGCGTATTGGTGTGACGGTTGAAACGAATAGGTTTCTTGCCAACAAAGATTTCTTCTAGTGTCTCGATATGACGCATAGCCATAACATATGGTGCAACCGATACACTGGTAATGTTGAATAGTTCGTTTAGATGAAGCTGATAACGGACGTTGAACATGCTAGAAGTGCTATAACTATCACCCAGATCAAAGATGCGGGTTACGCCAACGATGCTTTCTGGGAGTGTAAGATAGCGATTGGTAATGTCGGTAGACGTAACTATGTGCTTATACAGGACATGCTCGGTACCGTCATAATGATAATCGCGATACTTTGCGATGGCATCATCAATGCGATCCTCTACCTGCTCGTCATCCACATTGATATCAATAACTGGCGCTCCGAGGCGGCGCAGGATATAGTCTTTGAATTCCTGTCTTGATGCTGGAATAGCCATTTATCACTCCGAGTTAGTTCTGCTATTTATGTTCTTGACTATTTAGTCTATATAGTGCTATGATTCGTTTGATCGTAATGTTCTTTGTTGGCTTCATCTCGCTTGCGGCTGCGGCGAGTGAACTCAAAATAATTACTCCTTCCAATGACGATAGCTATAATATCAACGCTCGGATTCTATCCAGGCACCTCGGCAAATATCTGCCAGACAATCCTACCATAACAATTCAATCAATGCCAGGCGCTGCGAGCTTAGTTGCAGCCAATTACATATACAATATTGCGCCGAGAGATGGTAGCGTTATCGGCATCGTCTATAAAGAGATTCCGTTTGTAGGGCTATTAGGTGGTGAAGGTGTCCAGTTTGATCCAAATCATTTCAACTGGATTGGATCAGTAGCAGACGGCCGCAAGGATGCTGTCATTCTATGGGCCAATGAACCGAAGTTTCGGTCAGACTTCGTTGTAGGTGCTGAGGGTGCCACATCAGGCAACATGGCTTTGTTTGTCAACAGAATGCTTGGCACCAATTTCAAGATTGTCGGTGGTTATCCAACGACCGGTGCTAACCGTCTCGCGCTTGAGCGCAAGGAAGTGGATGCGGTTATCTATAGCTTAATTGGTATCAAAACGCAAAAGCCCAACTGGTTACAGTCAGGCAGTGGCATCTATCCAACGCTCCAGTTTGGTAACGGTGCGGCCCGTCTACCAGAATATAAGGAAGTTCCAGCACTGGCTGAATATGTAACAGATGATAAAGACAGAAAGCTCCTTCATGCTTTTGAATCCCAATTCATAATGTTGCGCCCATTCGTAGCACCACCTGGTGTACCAAAATCACGCATAGATGAACTACGCAATGCGTTCTCAAAAACAATGGTGGATGCTGAATATGTGGAAGACGCTCGCCGTGCAAACATAGATATCAATGCAATCAGCGGCGCAGATATGGAAACCATGATAAAAACTCCAGTAGGTATAGAAACGCTCAATAGTCTCAAACAGATTTATAAGGTGAAGTGATATGAAAGAACATGTTTTATTTCCAACACTTCTAGCTGAATTTGAATATCCAGACAAAGACAATTTCAAGCAAGTTTTCTACGACAAGATTTTCGATTATATGTCATCAGATGGATTCTCGAATGAATACACTGGGCATGTCAATCTTCACCACGAACCTGCATTTGAACCACTATTCAAATTTGCTATAGACTCGGTTAGACAATACGTCTCAAGATTATACATTGATCCAAACGTATTTGAATTTAATCTAGTCAAAACTTGGATGAACATTACCAAGAACAGACAAACGCCTATGCATAGTCATGGAGACGCGCATATGTCGTTCACATATTACATCAACATACCAAAAGATTTCTCAAAGCCAATACGCTTCTATAATTATGAGCATAGATATGAACCATTTCCTGGGTGCATCAAATTTAATAACCCAACACACTGGGACGCATTCAACGCATACACATGGCAATTAGAACCTAAAGAAGGGCAGCTATTTGTTTTCCCTTCAAACTTACCACACGACACAGTAGGGCAATCAGAGCAGATGGAAACTGGGTGTTTTACGCCAAATGATTTAGATCAGATGCGAATATGTCTTGCTGCCGATATTCTGATGACATATAAAGAGAAAGCAGCAAAACCATTGGGTGTGCAACCCGTAAGTAACTGGAGAACCTTTTAATGAAGCACACAACGATTTATAATGATCCGCATAAACGAACCAAAGTGACAGAACCTTGGGCTTATTGGGACGGCGCATTTACCGACGAAGAACTCCAAACTATCATCGAATATTGTGATGCGCAAGGTGTTGAGCAAAGTCGGATTATGTCAACGACTGACCCGATTGAGGTCGAAAAGCATAGGATATCCAAGACTGCATTTCATAATAGAACACCAGAAACTGCGTGGATATTTGATAGGTTGAATTTCATAATTCAGTCAATCAATGAGATGTATTATGGGTTTGATTTAAATGGTTACGCAACATTTCAATATACGACATACGATTCAGATAGAGAAGGGCGATATGATTGGCATATGGATATCGCAATGGGTGAATGTACAGATAATTTAGATATTCAACCTCGTAAGCTATCACTCACTTTGATGCTGAATGACGACTTTGAGGGTGGTGAGTTTCAAATTAACAATAATAACGAGAGTGATCCTATCACAGTACCAAAGGTAAAAGGAAGGGCCGTTCTATTCCCTTCCTTTATGATCCATCGAGTTGCGCCGGTAACATCTGGTAGACGCTTATCTATTGTCGTATGGGTGCTTGGTCCAAAGTTCCAATGATATCGTTTCACTCGTTTTGTAGATACAATTGTCCTGTTTTTCTGTTAAGGATTGCCCAATAAAATTGGTATTTATTAATCTTAGGCTTCAATTCAATTGCTTCCAGTTTATCGCGGACTTCAATTACTTTTTGGTTGTAAGCCATCGCTAAGTTTGCATTTTGAAAATAAATTTCAACGGTTAAATTGGTATTGTCGTCTGCATATCTTCTAGTCCAACCTTCAAAACCTTCAAATAATTCTGGTGCAATAGTTTCTCTATCTTGACGAATTAACGCATGATCGAAATTGACCTTTGAATAGCCTTCCCGACGGTCGATGCGTTGCAGCTCATCCCTAGCATCATATTCAACACCATGCGCATTTGGCGAATCTATCGGAAAATATATGTCGTTCCAATGATAATCAACCAAGCCAGTGATTATCCATACAAGTTTTACCGGTGCGTCGGTCATGAAAATTCTCCCTATTCGACTTTATTCTATTTATCATATATAAGACTATGAAATTGCAAGATAAGGAAATCATATAACATGAATCATCTGCATTGTGGGTTTTATGTATACGACGACAAACGATTTTTTACTCGCGAAGACGCATTTGATTATGCGCTAATTCGTCAAGATTATGATGTAAAACTTAAATACTATTACAATAATGATGTGTTTGAAAAATGCGATTGGATGGCAGAACCAGATTTCGATATTGGTCTACTATACAAAATCAGAGCCCAACAGATACGAGACAAGTACAAGTATGTGGTTCTTGCTTTCTCTGGTGGTAGCGATTCAACACAAGTTCTATGGTCATTTCTAAAAAACAATATATTCATTGACGAAATCCAAGTTGCAAATCTTCATAAAATGACAAAAAATCTTGACCGAGCAGATATGTTGAGAGACAACGAATTTCAAATTTTGCTTGAGTACGAACTTGCTGCTTTACCAATGCTCAAGAAAGTGTTGGAATTAAGTCCAAAAACAAAAATCACTATCGTTGATGCATCCGATCTTCTGCACGATCAGCTTTCAACAGGCAAATATACAATCATTGGAAATAATGGTAGAATCAAACATCAATACCCACGAATCTCATCATCTATGGGACCAAACAATCAATGGTGGCAATTATTTTATACAACCAACTATGAAAGATCAAAAGACAAAAACTCTATGTGCATCGTGCGCGGTATGGAAAAACCTGCTTTGCATATCAAAAACAACTCGTTATTTTTTCATTTTACTGACCAAACAATGGTCACAACAGCATCGCTCAATCTACGCGAATTTTCAGCAACTTATACTACAGAAGATTTTTTTTGGTCAAGAGATATGCCTTTGATTCCAATCAAGCAATCTCATATCATTAAAAGGCGACTAGAATCTGATAGAAAATACTACGAATTTTTTACTCAAAGTAGAGAAGAGCTTAAAAATCATAACTCGGTAAAACCTATTCATTCCTCAGCTATTATGCTGGAAAGAAGTTTTAGTTCGATGATATATCCAGATTGGAATCCGCAGACGTATGCTGGACCTAAACCAACAACAAAAAACCCAGAATTTAAATTGTATGAGACTGTAGTTGGAACTCATACGACTGAAGGATTTTTGAAAGAATATAGAGAATCAAAAGAAAAACGATTTGAAAAGATAAATAAAAAATATCAATTCTACTCAATGTTAAGATCACAACCTTACCTTATCGGAAAATTGGAGTTAAATCATGCTTCGTAAACTACTATTGATTTGCTTTTCTCTCGCAGCATTTGGCGCATGTGGCGAAGAGCGCATAAACGTATACACAAGATTTCCTGCTAACGACCCAACAGCTTTTGTTACAGCGACACTCATTACCGAGTTGAACAAAAAGCTTGATGAAAAATATGATTTTAGATTAGGTACTATTCCAGGTTCTGGTGGCGAAGCGGCTGATGGTAAAGCATTAGCCGAAGCTAAATTAGGCGCAAACACTATTGTAGCCGGTACAATTTCCAATTTCACACTCAATCCAATCATATACAATTCTACAATTGATCGTGAGGCTGATTTTGTTCCGATTGAACTTATTGCTTTGGTACCAAACGCTATAATGGTTTCTCCTGATTTGAAGGTAGATTCATTAGACCAATTCGTTAAGTATATGAAGGGAAAGAAGGAAGTGTTTAATGGTGCCACGGTTCAAGCTGTTTCACCAAAGCTTCTCGACGCAATCTTTCGTAAACAGTACGATATTAACAACGTCAAAATGATTCAGTACAAAACACCTGGAGAAATAACCAAGAGCATTCTTATGGGTGAAGCAGACTACTCGGTTCAAAATCCTATCGACACGCCTGGTCTAAAATTGTTGGCTATCTCATTGCCCAATAGGAATTCTCAATACCCAAACGTGCCAACTGGGCTTGAATTAGGCATCAAAGATTTTAACTATGCGTCTTCATTGCTTCTATACGCACCCAAAGCCAATGTTAAATTTATTGACGAGATTAAAAAATCAGTACATGAAGCTTGCGCGTCAGATGCCGTTCGCGATGTTATTGCCAAATTAAAATTGGTATTTGAGTGTAATAACAACGAACAGTTTCTTCGAACCGAAATTGCAAGACAAAAACAATTGGTCAAGAAATACGAAGATTCAATCAAACAATGATAAAAACTGCTCTTTGGTGCCAAAATTGTGATTAGGGTCTGGCGTGTGTAGTCTATGCTGTCTAATACGGACAAATGCTAGATCATACGCCGACCCATAATCATATGAAAATTTTGGTCTCCATGGTATATTATAGATGCGCGATTTGAAATCTTGAACTGTCTCATCTGCAATTTCTTTTACCATAGCGCAACATAGCTCTGGCGTATATGTGAAGAAATAGTGCGTGTTATCGTTATGAATTAAAACGTCATTATAGAAGTCCCATTCATTAGCACCAACATACATTTTACCATCATTGTCGTCAATGATATGTTCGCTCATAATCATAATGCCGCCGTGGTCTTCTGCGTATCGCCCCACAATAAGCGCTGGTGCAGAGTTGTGTCCATACCCACTTAGTTTTTTAAAAATATCATCAACGAATATCGTAAGCAATTCGGTAGGCGTTTTGTCAATTACAATAGGTTCAATACCATATTGTTTGCATACACGAAAAGCATAAGCAGATTCGTATTTGTTTATTGGCGTACTAACTATGACAGGTATTACATTATGTCCACGGTCAATCATACGTCTGAACACGAACTCGGAATCCATACCACCGCTGAATCCGATAAACACCTTCGATGATTTAGTGGCTATTATGTCAGCCGTATAATTGGCTGCATCGTCAAAACTCATTACCTTATATGGTTTAGTCTCTAGGTGTACCACAAAATCGGTTGAGTTATTGAGCAATCTTTCTGATAGATTACTTCGGAGCCAATTGTTTTCCGTTGCCATCTAGTCCTTTCCATGTACCAAAAACTAAGTCCCAAATAGGCACGAATACGCCATAATTCTTTGTCGCGTATTCGTGATGAATTAGATGCCATTTGCCACTGGTCAAGAATGGATAGAGATTGATGCGTTTATTATGTTCGACGGCCTCCTGAATAAAACCAGCCCAGATGTAGTACGCAATGAGCAACCACCAATGCCCAGTGATTAAAGATATTATAATCGTTGGGATCACTTCTGTCAACCACTGATCTATGGTGCTATCCCAGGTATCAAAAAAGAGAAACGCATTCTTCCAGTTTAACCCTTGAATTGTCTGGTCGGTTACCTGCGCGTGATGATCCATATGGAATTTACGCACAACAGGAATCACATGGGCCGCACGATGCGCCCAATAGACAACGAAAGTCCACAGAAGAAAGACAAGAACGTAGCTCATGTTAGATAGTATGGTTGTGACCAGAAGCAATACTTTTTGTAAATATGACTAAACGATGATAGGTTTTTCATGCCTTCTAAGAACATCCGATACATCTCGCTATTTTGGCTCTTTAGCATGAACATATCTCTGGCACTGAGTGTATTATACATCGACTTGGTTGATTCAAATTTCATCGGTGCTCTGAGATTGTATATAATCTCATTTATGCGTTTTGTTTTATTCCAATAAGCAAGCTCTCGATTGAGTAATGGATGGGCATTCTTTTCTTGCTCTTCGTACATCTTGTAAAAAATGTCGTCCAATTTCATAACAACATGCCCTTGTTTTACCATAAGCTTGATAACCACATCATCGGTACCATTGTAGAAATTGATTCGTGTGAAATTTTCGTCTTGGTAATTTGCACCATAATCATTTACCGACAGATCGTTAAAGCGTATAGCTTTTTCTTCAAATTCATAACCTGGTTTATCAGAACCCATGATATAGCATGTGTTCTTGTTATTGTTTTTACCAACAAATTTTTTGAGGTCGTACCAAAATAGATTGTGAACGCTTTTAAATCCACCGATATGATTTGTCCACTCGTTACCATACTTTTTGATAAGTGTGAAATTATTTGGATCATTAAAATGGTCAGTGTAATCTGCTATAGTGATTTTGGTATTAGGCAAATTCATGCTTCTGAGAGTTGGAAAAGCATTGTGGTATATATCACCGTTATGATTTTCATCGGTGCCATACCTAGAATCTTGTGAGAATGCTCCAACAAGCAATATCTCATCTATGTGGATATTGTTGTAGTAGAACGATTCCAAAATGTTTGTCGAATCGTACCCACCAGAATAGCAAAGGATCACATACTCATATTGGTCACGAATTTGTTGTGCGCGTTCGCGATATATCTGTTCAAGCGTTTCAGTAGGTTCTGTTTTCCAATCGACCTTACTGAAAACATCGTCGTGGTAATAGAAATGACAAAATTTGGCTGACTTGATTGCGTCAGTCTGTGTACGATAGACGTTCTTTTTATCGTCATAATAAAACATCATCAGACGTACACACCTTTACTTTGAGTTAGATGATTTGTTGGTAAAGTTGTCCTTCGATAGAGACTCGATAAGGTTCTTGATATCATCATCCGATAGTACGTCAGCCTTCTTAGCAAGAAGTTCTGTAGTACTTTTAGTTACTGGCTTATTAATCATATCAATAATACCGCTCATTGATGTATCAATATCAGGATTCAATACATCTTCCATCTTACGAAGAAATGAGATAGGAGAATTATATAGAATTAAACTCTCTAGCTCTTTACCTTCTAATGCAGGAATAGGCATATCAATCGCAACGTCTGTACGGCAGCGCATAGGCGAACCATCTTCACGACGATTGTAATCGTTCGCTGAAATCAACATTTCTTCGTTCAGATTGTCAGTGTAATACCTAACGACGAACAAATGGTCATTAGGCCATACTTCAATGATTTTGTAATGAATGTTCATCCTACTGGTCCGTTTCTTGTTCCTGTGTTAATCCAACTTGTCACATACGCATTACCAAGTACCGCGCTTCCCTGCGCGCCCGCTGACCCCGCTGCACCTGCCGGTCCCGTTGCGCCCGTGGGTCCCGTTGCGCCCGCCGCCCCGGTTGGTCCGGTAGCGCCGTTATTGCCTGCTGGGCGACTAGTTCCTGCTGCACCCGCACTACCTCCAGCGCCACCCGATCCATTATTTGATGATGCGAAGGTCCCGCCGCCGACCCCCGCCCCACCGCTTAAACCCAATCCTCCACCCGCGCCGCCCCATGCCCCGCCCGCGCCACCAGCGTTTGCAGTTCCCGTGCCACCGGCACCTCCTGAATTATAACCAGGATAAGAGCCGGTAGGACCACCAGTTCCACCGATAGACCCTGCACCGCCACCACCACCACCGCCTGCGGTGGGTGCGTCTGCTTTTCCTCCTGGTGCGGCACGACTACCACCACCACCGCCACCGCCGCCAGTTCCACCTGCACCACCAGTTGCTGCTGGTCCCCCCGCACCTCCTGGTCCACCAACTCCACCAGGTCCACCAACACCACCGGGTCCGCCTGGACCTCCCGGTCCCCCTGGTCCCAATGTTCCGCCGGTGCCACCAGTAAATGTGGTTGTATTTTCGATAACACTTATTAGTCCTGCGACCGAATCAATTTGAAATGCAATACCGCCTGTGCCGCCGTTATTGCCGGCACCACCAGGACCACCAGCATTACCTGTTCCGCCCGCATTACCAGTAACACCTGTGCCGCCCGCTGCGCCATTATTAGGTACACCAGCTGCGTTACCGGCAGGTGCAGGAGACCCACCACCACCAGACACGCCTGAGTTAATACCGCTATAAGGTGCGCCCTGCCCGCCGTTACCGCCAACGCCGTTTGATCCAACATTTCCTGCTGCACCTGCGTTACCTGCTGCGCCCGGCGCTCCCGTTGCGCCCGTGTTGCCTGGTGTTCCTATGTTGCCTGAAGTACCTGTATTTCCCGGTGTGCCCGCAGTTCCTGTACCACCTGTGACAATAGCAGCATTTTTAACATAAAGGAATGTACCAGCTTTCCAACCTGTTCCTGTTTTGAATGCAGGAGTTGAAGGAGAAGTTGACCCAATGTTACTATTGATAAAGCATAGCAAGTTCAGCGGGTACGCAGGCGCACTCGATGAATTATATAGATCCACGTTGTTCGTAGAGCTATTGAAATTAACAACCTTAGTTGGTCTTGCCATTAGAAATGTGAACATGTTTATCTTACATCCGGCATGAATGAACCATAGAGATTTGTACCATCAGAAACGAACGAAAAAACATCATGTGAATTGATTGCTGAAGTCAATGGAGGAGCAGTAGCAGCAGTCCACTTGAATACGGCATTCCATGTTATTGTGCGTGAACCCGTACCGTCTTGATACACATGAAGAATATATGTACCTACTTTTAGATTTGTTGGTGCAGCCATTGTGCGGTTACCACCAAGAGTAACAGTTGCAATTTGCCCAAGTGCTACGTTCCAGTTAACTGTAGCACCATCAGCAAGTGTTTGTTGAAGAATGTTTGCGCTGGCTACGTTTATTGTACCGTTTAGTGTAGTATTACCAGAAACTACGAGGTTCTTGGTAATTGTAGCAGATTTTGTTGCTGTAAATGCGCCATTGTTTGCAACTTCAATTCCTGATACACCAACACCTGCCTTATAATGATTTAATGTCCATGTGCTTGATCCCCAATCCGAGTACCAGAAACTGGTAGAAGCAATCCCGTTCCAATTATAATTTATCGTTCCATAACCATCGTTTGCTGGTCTAGGACCTAAAATTGTGGTAGCATATGTTGATGGTGCCACACCAAAGAAAGTTGAACCAGAAACAACAGAAAACTTGGAGCTGGTTCCACCACCAATTGCACTACCAATGATAGTATTACCACCAACAAACAGATTAGTTGAAACTGTCGCACGACCCGCAACACCGAACCAACCAGACGTATTAGTTGTGTGCCCAGCACCACCGATTGTTAGGGTAGATGCAGCACCACCCATTGTTATAGTTTTGCTTGCGCCGCCAAGAGTCGTGTTGCCAGATACCGTTAGATTGGTACCTACCGTAGCACGCCCACTCATTGTAGTCAAACCGGTTATTGTAGTATTACCAGAGACGGTAAGATTGGTGCCTACAGTAGCTCGCCCGTTGAAGGTTGCAAGCCCTTTAGATGTAAACGCTACGTTGGATGTCAGCGTGTTAGCATACAGAGATGAGTTATTGATAGCAAACTGGCTTACACGATCCAAAACAGTGTTGGTTCGTGTTCTCCACGTGTTAAATGTATCCGTAAGGGCGACGTTAGCTATCTTAGCCATCTATTATCCTATCTTGTCTAAAAGTCGCTGCATCAGCGATTTTATTTGATCTATATCAGACTTCATATTATTTATATCCGAGATGACCTCGTCTATCTCCTGTTGCTTATTTCTCTTGCGCTTATAAGCTTCCAGGGCAGAAATGTCTGTGTTGAGTACCGCCTGGTTTGACATATCTCGTACCAAACCAGGCGCATCTTTAACCTTCGCTATTATCATTTTTACCTCTGTAGCGCAATCGCACGAAGTTCGCGAACACGTGGTGGATTTGAACTAGATCCAACCAATACCACCTTAATCGCAAAATACTTGAATCGTTGGAAACGAACTTTTCCAGAATTGCGATATTCAACGATGCCCGTTGACGTATTTGCTCCGTATTGATTTATTGCACGTCCACTGGTATCAGCAATTGCAGTTGTTGGGAAATCTGGAATATTATATACAAACTCAATAAAGTCATCTCTATTGACACTGCTTGAATATGCAGTTGTCAAAGTAAATCCTTGCGAGTCGTCACGTTCCATTGGAACCCAACGTGTATCTGAGAACAAATCACTATCATCACCACTCAAAATCTTAGCATAGACAAAAATCTGGGCGCCTGATGGTTGATATCCAGAAAGATATACACGAAGGTCTTCCGCATCTTGTCCGTCAGCTAGTGACACGCGACGAGTGATATAGCGAGACTTTGAATTACCACCAGATTTTACCCAATCTTCAGATGATCCGATTTCAGCATTTGAACTAATCAGATTGTTTGTAGTAACAACCGCGATACGGCTCAAGTCGATTGCTGGAGAAGCCACAGTATTTCTAGAATTTAATCTATAAATGATCTCAGCAGATTTATTGACTGCCATAGACGCAGATGATGACGAAGTGTTTGATTCATTGCTACGACTCAAAACATATCTAGGAGCATCAAAGGCCGTATCATCATTCAGCAACGCACGAACATATGCAGTATCTCTCGCACTTGTGCTTGTGGCAAACTTAGTATAACCATATACCGACGTATTTGAAGGCTGAATCAAATTGGTAATCAAATTGACTTTATCAGCAGTCAAATTATCAACTGAAACAATACGCGCACTATAGCCATTTGTTTGACCAACAATTGTCATGTTTCTTGTAAACATACGATTTTGATTGTTAGCTGGTCCACTGTTTGCATATGATGTGTTTGCAATATGCAGCTTGGTATTTGCATAGTTTACGATATCGTAATAAGTTACGCGCCCAGATGGATATGTTGCAGACTTAAATCTACCGCTTGTATTTGCACCAATGATAGTTCCAGTTGTCGGTGAAGTTGTGCGAATCTTAATCGTTTCGCCACCCTTAAACATTCTGCCAGTAGGAACACCACGAACACGAATTCCTGTTGTGCTCCAGTATGTGATAGTACCGTAAGCATTTGAAGTTAGACCATGCGCGAAGTGTGTGCCTGTGTATGACGTATTACCAACAGTGATGGTAGCTGTGTTGGTAAATTTACCATCAAGATGGACTTCACCAAACACAGGTTCACCGATTCTATTGAATGCACCTGTTGTATTAGCAACGGTTAGATAATCACGTGACTCATTTTTAAGAATGATGTCTCCATATACAGTTGTGTCAAATACTGCATGATACGCAACAAACTTTAAATCTTCATTTTCAACCGGTACCCATGTGCTTTGATTTGCAGAAGTAAACAAGAATCCAGCTGCTGGCTGTTGAGTAATTTTTACTCCATAACGCAAATCTGGTTGCCCAAGAACCGCTGTAAACGCATTGTAATTTGGGTTTGCAGCAGCAGGAATGATGACGATAGCATATTCTTTATCTTCACCAACATAAACTGGTGATGGGAAATATATAGGTGTTGCAGCTGAACCGTCGCTGCTGATATTCACATCGGCTGAAGGAATTACAACACGAGAGAATGGTACAACGCGAGATGTGATGTAACCAGTTCCTGGGTCAACTTCACGCAATTCAAAAGTAAATGGTAGAGTTGCGTCTTTGGTTGCAAAGAACAGGTCAATTTTTGTCAAATACATTCCACTAGAATGTATGCGATTCGTCAACAAGGCTGAAATAAGCATTGTCTGCGCGATAGGATCGTTTGCTGATCCGCAATTGCCGTCTTGCTGCGGCGCTGGAGCGCCATCACCTGGATTTAAAGTCCACACCGGACCACCGTCTCCAGCGTCTCCAGAATCAACTGCTGGAGCTGAAATAACACCAACGACACGTTGCCCGCCAACCAATGATGAAGAATTGAACTCCGCATTTTTTGATTCCGTCAAGAATTGCTGAGCAATAATAGCTTTCTTAGTTGATAGGGTTAGATCAGAAATACCTGCCATCAAACCTTCAGCAGAATAATCTGCTTCAGCCGATGTTGTAAATTGCCCAAATGTTGTGCTATTTGTTGGATTGTCAACAAAACGCATACGCTTTGTGCCTGTGTGGAATCGCAAACGAGTATCACTAGGTAGACGGAAAATACCATATGCTATGCTGTCGCTATTTGTAACTAGTGCTGCACCTTCAGCGTATGTTAGTGGAGTATATAATGCTATACCAACGCCCACTTTACCATTACCACCACGCGCATATTCTGCTGCTGTCAATGGTGTAATGTATGCATTGACATCAATACCATCAAAGAATCCATATATACGACTGCTGGCCTTCATACCATCAATTTTGAAAAGAATCATACGCGAGCGCATGAATGGCTGCACATTTACATCTTTGACATAATTACCTACAACTTCTTTACTCTCAATAATAGAAGCTTTTAGTTTATTATATGAACGTGTTTCAATTGTTGGTGATGTAAAGATGCTTTCTGTAGTGAAATTTTGGACAATGTTCGTTGAACCATCGGCCTGCGGAACATTTATAGTTCCGTTATCAATTTCTCTCTGGCTTGATAATACTGGTTGTCCAATAAATGTTGTTTTCCAAGCATCGTATGATGTTGGCCATGCACCAGCAATATACAACCAGTTATCAGTGTTCATATCTAAACTGATATTAACGTCTGGTCTTGTTGTCGTATCGCACCAGTAATCGCTATCTGGTGTTAGCGTAAGAGTGCCCATCCAGTTATATGCAGTACCAGTGCAGTTACGAGTTGTGGTAGCCCATGGTTGCTCAACCAAAATTTTATGTGTGTATGGTAGTGTTACCAGATCACCTGGAGTTGTGGTAGCTACCGCGGTAATATTAAAATTAGGTGTTAGCGTAGGTATGTAAAGTGAGCATGTGCCACCAGATGTAAAGTTGCCTGTACATTGTTCTAGATATATTTTAGTTGAATCTGTTGCAAAATTACCTACAGCATTTCTAATGACGCCTGTAATTGCACCAGATGTTACTGTTGACCCAATAGTTGCTACTCGCGCATCATAATCGGATATCGTAATCGTTTGGTCACGCGACACACCAGCCGGTGTTACGTTAGTGCGTACCACATTTACTGAATTTGCAGAATATACCGGAACAACTTCCTGAACCGATGATAATGGGCGCATCTCGCCCTTCTCGGTATCAACTGTCCATTTTGAATCATTATCATAAGGATTTGCGATTGCATATCCTTTGAATGGATCAACCAAAATACCATTCTTAAATCTATCGTTTCCATTTACGTCTGGAATTAATAGATCCTTAGAATTTTTTTCCAACAAGTTTAGAGATGTGTAGTACTCAAGGCGGTCGATACGATCACGCATTGTCCCGATATCGCGCATGGTATAACGCTCATTGCGAATCTTACGAATCACATTTGTTAAATCTGCACGATTGATACGACGTCCAATTTCATTAGGGAGAGATGGATATGGCGCAAGCTGAATTGTCGCAATAGCCATCATATCTTCTGGCACTGCAGGCGCAGATGGTCTAGCAGCAGGAGCACCATGAATAATATCAATTTGACCTGTCTTTGAGATTGCAACAGTATCGGTACGCTTTAGATAATAATCAGCGTCCGTTGTAAAATCTTCGCCTGTTGGAGAATATTTCAAGCAACCGGTTGGGTTATAGAATGTTGTTGATGTAAGAGGATTCTTTGAAATTCCTGTGAGCGCGGTAACGCTATTGGCTGTATCTGCAATGCGCGGACGAATATCCAACGAATCGCGAAGATCAAAAGAAACACCAGATGTTGGTGACGTAAAGATTGGGATCTCATATGTGTAAATCTTAGATGTATCGGAACCAGCAAGAGAATCATCCACTGGGTATGAATTGATTGAGAAGAATCCTACACCAGATGAATGGCTATGTGTGAAATGATCCAATGTAACAAGCAAACGATCATTATTTAATAAAGATAAACTGCTTGTTGACTTCTTTACCAAACGAGCATGGTCATAATAGTTATCACGCATACCAGTATCGAGTACGAAATCATTTGTTACATTGGTGCCAGATGTTGTGGTTGTAAATGACGCTGGAGCTCCACCTGTAACCTTACGCACGGATACAAGCTTAAATCCATCAGACAAACCTAGTGACCAAGGACCAGTTGTGTTTGCAACATATGAAGTGCCTCCACCCATACCAACATTGATCTGAACCAAACGACTACGAATAACTGATTTTGCAGCTTCTTGTCCATCAATCTGATTAACTTTCGCGATGATGCTTAGAGGCGCACCTGTCGTATTAAAAGTTTCGTTCAAATCAATCGTTGCAATTCGAGATGGTGACGACGAAATGGTAACTGTACGAGCGCCGTCTCCACCATAACCACCAAGATCAACAACCTGCCCAGATATGAATTTCTTGTAGTACTTACCACTGACTACAGTTGCGCCAGCAGTCCCAAGAACATTCAACGAGGTATCACTATTGACCGCACTAACAATTAGATCACCAGCAAGACCAATATGAAGCACATCGCCCTTATTGATTTTAGTTGTGAATGCTGAACCAGCAGTACCAGTTACAGTATTACCACCAGAAGTGATAGACACGGAACCAGCGGCAACGGTATTAGCAGCACTTGTTACTACAGCATGGAAATCAGTGCGTCGTCCAGATTGACTTAATACTGAACCACCGCCATCAAACGTCTGATTATCGTCGCCTGTATTAATTGCAGCCACACCAGATGTGTCTGTTGTTTGTGAATATGTCTTATAGAATGTGAAATCGTTATTGATTACGCCAGAAGTATTGCGTAGTGTCTTTGTTGCGATTGTAGGCAAACGGAAAACAGAAATATCTGTCGCTGCATCTTGCGTATTAGCTGACGCATAACGAACGTCTGCTTTGCCAGGTGTATTTGCAGAATACGCAACACCTTTAACTTGCGGAAACGTATATGGCGCAGTCATTTTTACGTCTGTTATATACAGTTTATAGACAGCATCTGGCGCACCAGGTGTACCGGTATAATACTCAAGACCCTTAACGCGAGCAGTACCAATTGTTGTACCCTTAGCACCACCAGTTGGCCATGTTGTCGAATATGCAAGTGTGCTTACAGCATTTGACTGATCGTTTTTTAGATTGACCAGAGACTGTGCGTCCAGATTCCACTTACCAACAACATTGTCTACAAGAAGATAGTTACCATAATCAACCAGAGCTTTTGCATCAGAGACAGAAGCAGTATCAGTTGCTTTTTTCAAATTGACACGAGAGGATACAATTGTTTGATTATCGTATCCTTTTACATATGATTTTCCTGGAGCAACGATAACACACAACTTAGTTGAAAGTCCACCTTCAGCGGCGGTATATATACCTTGATTATTGCCCGATTTTAGATGTTCTTTGACAGACAAACTGTGCCCAGAAACGATATAGTCTCCAGACTCGTCTGACGTTCTCTGGGCCATATAATCACGAATTTGTGAGTACTGTGTACGGTTTGAAATTGACTGAACGATACCATCTTTTACCTGCATTAATTCAACAAATGTATTTGATATCGCAGCGTCGAGATCAAGTTTCTTCAATGAAACTTCAAGCTTGAGACGAGCAGCACCTGGGGCAGCATAGTTATATGATCCAGAGGCAGGATCAAGGAGGGTACTATCATCAACTTCTGTAACGATTGATTCTGTGATATCAAAACCAACACGAACACTTGGGCGGCGACCATACTTATCGAGAATCAAAGTTTGAGCTGGAACACGGATGAAATGGTCTCGCGCATACACGATGCCAGAATTGAATGTTGCTGCTAACCCATACCCTTCGGCTGGGTATGTTGCTGTTCCCACAATCGTATTAGCAGTAAGACCGCTACCGTCTGTAGCGATTAGAATTTCGTTATTACCAAAATAACGTGTTCCACCGCTTGCTGATTGATACTTAATGAATAGAGTTTTCGTGTGTGGTGTGTTAGCTTCTGAACCGTCATTTGTATTGACAACAAGAGCGGTAACGCCAGATGTTTGGCCTTGAATTGTTTTACCTACGAAATCAACTGGAGAAATAGCAGAACCTGTACTCGAACGGTCGCGAACACGAACATAATTATACATTACATCATAATTCATTTCAAAACCGTTAACGGTTGAACCTTCTCTAAAAATATGTTCAGCAAAACGATCAATCTGGTTTTGCAGGATCGTTTGCATTTGAGTCAGTTCACGGGCCTGAACTGCTAGTCCTGGACGAAAAAGGATTCTATGATAGTTCTTTGCCTCATCAAAATCATCGTAGAATGGATCTACGTTAAAGTTTGTTGAGAGCGTGACGGAATTTGCTTCTCCAGCCATGATACCTTCCGATTAAAATTTGAGTACTATCTTAATATTTTCTGTTTGATCGCCGGCGCGTTCGACCTTTTCTCTATACTCAGTATATAGTATGAAACCGGTGTTGCGTTTCATAGCCGGATCAATACGAGATGATACCAAAGCTGTCACGCCTGTTGTGGCCCCAACAATAGTTTCGCCGGTCAAAAATGATTGCCCAGTACCGTTTGTTGTTTCACGAATAACACGGACAATGCCAGATGTTCTTGTTGAATTTGAATTTGCGAAATACACATTTCTTGCGGTTGCGCCTGTTGTTAGTCCAGTAATTACTTCGTCAGCTCGAAAATCACCGCTAACATTTGTTACGTTAATTCTGGTACACTGGTCGATAACTGACGCATTTGCTACTAAACCACCAGCCAAAAGCGGGTCACGAAGAAGTCCAATAATTCGGAAATCGTTGTTCGATGTAAATGTGTTAGCTTCCGAACCTACAAGATTTACGTTAATCATAATATTGTAACCACGAAGCTCATCAACTGGATCGGACCCATGCCCACCTACTGGCGGTATGATAACATAAGCATTTGCGCCAGAACCATATGATGGATTACGTTTGAATACAACATTAGCTTGTGTATAACCTGACCCTGGCGCAATTACAGTAACGCTTCGAACGATGCCACCTAAAGCATTCGACACATACGCGGATGCGCGTGTGGATACCGAAGAACCACTATCACCACGAATAATTACGCGAGGAGAGATATAATATTCACTTGTGGTGTCGGGTAGAGTTGTAAACGCATTATTCACTGTTAGTTTTCTAGTTGCACCCATATAATCAGTGATGGATCTAATTTGCCCAGAACCAGTTCCTGCTTTAATAAAAATAGCTGAATCTGTATATGCGGCGTCCACAGCAAGAGCATTACTTTTTAATGTCATAACAGTTGAATTGGTAACAGATGCAAATGTGTTTGACGTTACAAGGTAACCACTTCCTGTGTTACTAACAATAATATTATTGATAGATCCTTCAACGGCATTATCCTGTACTGTCCACTGGGAACTATTATCGTTAGACAATAATGTTTTTACTGGCATATAATCATGTGTAAGAAAGTTCAGTGCTTCACCAGCAGAAATGGTGTACATGTATTTCCAACGATAACCATCTGATGTTGAAATAATGGATGTCCCTGTCCCTGTTGGTTTAACCGTAGAGGCAGCATATCCATTATTGTCGATGACCTTGTACACGTTATTTTCATTTGTAAGTGCGTAATAGTTATGCTCTTGAATAGAATGATTTACATAAGTTTGCAAATTTTCCTTATCATCCCACTCATCATAAACCGTACCAGATGTCCAATCATAACGAGGTACTACATGAGAAACCTGTGATGCATATATGCGTTTAACCGACATCATATCACGCCACTGATTGTAGTAAGTTTCTTGATATGTATCTACTGGTTCCGGTGGATCAACCTCATTAACCCATTCATAGCTCTTCGCGATAAAGAAATAATATCGCGAAGGCGTAGTTTCGCTAAACGATTCAGCAAACTGCATCGCATTGTGAATACGAAAATGAGAAGTGATTAATCCACCAGCCATATTAGCTTACGCGCTCGCTGTGTAGGTTACGTTTACAGTGTCGCCGCTTGATACGACCTTATCGCCACCAGTGAATAAACCAGCAGAGTAAAGAACGCCAGTTGTGCCATCCTTGGTTGATACTGAATTCAAGAATGCGCCCTTGACAGTACCAGAAGAAGTGATTGAGAACGAAACCGCAGCGGATGTAGCCTTAGCCCCGGCAGATGCGGCAGACCAAGCTGGAGTTGGGCGAGTAGCCTGTGAATATGTTGGGTTATAGGTAGCGCCAGCTTCCAACCAACCTGTGTGAGATGACATTGTGTCACCAGCAGCTACGGCTGTGTAAGATGTGGAGCTAATGAGACCCATATACCAAGCAGCGGTATAAGCAGAACCGGCTAGATACTTGTCTAGAAGGTCATTCTTACCAACAGTGGTTACAAGATTTGAGAACTCATCGGCCCACTTTACAACACCATTTTCATCAACGCAGGACACTGTGTAATAACCAGAAACTGTTAGTCCTTCACCTACACCAGCACCACGGATAACCGAAGCGTCAGCCATAGTATTTGGTTCAACTTTATTTTCCATTTTTCTCTCCTCTATGGATTGATTTTAAATAATCTAACTACGACTATTTAGCTTGCTATTTATAAGATTACCCTACGCTATAAGCAAATGTTGCGTTTGAACTGATTGGTAGGTAGTTTGTGCGAAGCGACAAGAACGTATTCGAGAAGATCGCATTGACTTGATAAACCGTAGTGCTTCCGCTGCCAACAGTAGCAACGATAACGCTTGTTCCGTTTCCACTGACTTGAATTGTGCCAGTGTTTGCACGGAGAGCGTTGTTTGCAAACCACGGTGTGCCTTTCGCAATACGAACCAATCTTGGTTTGTCGTCGAACATCGAAATCGTAATCGCGTCGTATACGCTTGTTGGCACTGATTCGTATAGAGAAACGATACTGTTGGCGTATTGAACAGTGACATATCTTCCTGATACGAGAAGGAATTTCTCAGCCGCTTGTGTTGTATTAAGAGCGATATTTGCAGTACCTGCGCCTGGATATGTAGCAATCGCAACCTGAGTATTATTTGCGGTAGCTGCTTCAGTGCGCGCGGCTGGGTATGTACCGATAGCAACTGGAGTATCTGTAACGGCTGTGTTAGCTGTACCAGCAGCTGGGTATGTACCAATAGCAGTTTCTGTGGTTGTCGCTGTGACGTTAGCAGTGCCTGCACCTGGGTATGTAGCAATCGCAACAGGTACGCCATTAGCATTTGCGACATTCGATATACCAACTTCTTTCGACACATACGCAGCGGTAATTTCTGCTGGTGTTATTGAAGAAGATGTTATGCTGCCATTGCTAACCATCGTACCAGTGAAGCTATCCAATGCCGTAACTGGCTCATTATCTCTTACGTTTTGGATATTTGAGTTTGACTCAACAAGAGTGAATGGCATTGTGGCTGCTGAGCGCATATTGTATGTACCAAACATCTTTGTTCCAGCAGGGTGCACAAGATTTTTGATAATATCACGATACTTATCGACAAGCTCAGTAACACGAACAACATAAGAGAATTCCTGGTAATAATAGTTATCCTGAAGTCTATTGTTCCAACTTAGGAAACCTTTAGTATCTGTGTATCGTCCAGGAAGTTTTGTGATGCCAGAAACTTGAGGTGTACCGGAAGCATTGAATGTTGTCTTTGTTTTGCGCCACGTGGTGCCAAGATTGCCTGGCGTAGATTCGATGATGACACTATTACCTTGTGTTACGTTTTGAATCGTAGCAAGTTCGTTTCTATTGAAGTTGGCACCACCAGCGGTAATGTCGATGCTTACGATAGCACCTGGTGCATTATCAATACCAATAACAGCATTACGTCCAAGGAATCCACCATTACCATCTTCGATATTCAATACGGATGTAGTATCGTCAGTAATCGTAATCGTAGGTAGTGTTTTATAATCATATCCAGTGCTAATGATAGCAATCGAATTGATCGAATATGTCCCTGTTGTCGAGAACGCAAATGCCGAAGCCAATGTAGAATTTACGTTAGCGGCAGCCAAGCGAATATATGCATCGGCCCCTGGTGATGTTTGATTATTTAAAGGTCTAAATGCCGATACAAATGATGTGTCGCTCAATACAGAATGAACGCGCAATGTATTAGCTTGCCCAGCAACTCGAACCAACAAATCATTTGAAAGCTGCGATTGAAATGTGGTGCCGATACCAGAAATTGTATTTGACGTGGTGCTAAAAATTAGTTTACCAGATAATTTTGACGATACTGTCGCCGTATTGGCTCCAGTAGATACGAAATAATTTGGAGTACCAATCATAACCAAAGCCATAGGCGCAATAGCATCACTATTGATTGCTGTACTTACAGCCGTCTGTGTCCATGAATTGATTCTTATAGCGAGTCCAACACCAGATCCGCCAGATGTTGTTATGACGGTGTGATCTTTTGTGTACCCAGCCCCACCATTAAGTAACGTAACTTGCACTGCGCTTTTATTGCTAACTTCGGTCACGATTCCGTACGCTGGTTCGGAAGAAGAAGCGCCGGTTATTTCAACCACGTCACCTTTTTCGTGATACGACCCACCAGACGAGTGAAATGCACCACCTTGTAAAACATCAATACCAGTCAAAGCACCTAGCTGGTTATTGATTGTAGCACGATTACCATATTCATCTTGTACGATTTCACCGTCAGAAAATGTTCCAACAACGCCTTGAATTGTTAAATCATATACCAAGATGCCTGATGCTTCTAGTGTCTGTGTATTTTCTACACGCGCGGTTGCGCCAGATGTTAGTCCGGTAATGATGTTACCAGCCATGCTTGTTGGTATAGTGTTATATGGTGTACCAACACGAATGATGGTTTCTTTTACCCAACGCCCATCAGACGCACGAAGAACATCTTGACCAGGGTAGTACAGGTCAATTTCTTTGTTGAACATAGCACGGAAGATAGCACGGAAAGAATCGTCCGAACCACGACTTCTGTAAAATTCTCTAATATACTTTGTCATCAAACGCTGATCGGCCGCAACATATTTTGGTATGTTTGGCATAAATTCGCGTCTAAAATATTCAACAAACATATCTAATGAACGATCAATGTCTTGATTATCTGGTAACCCACGAATGGCATCAATAGGCATACCAGTCTGTTCAGCAAACTGATGATATCCTTTGAGAAATGCGACAAACTGAGGTCCTTCTTCACGAATGAATCCTGGGAATTGCATTTCAATTTTTGGTGATATCTTACGATAAATTTCCTCGGCACCAGATACAACATGTTTTTCGTAAAATGGTTCATCTCTAAGTGTTACGGATTCTACGATAGAAACTGGTGTAACGCGAATAAACGTATCGGTTGCAGATACTGGTGAAGTAATAATAGCCGAAAATACTACATTTGCTCTTTGAGTTGCAGCCGCGGTTATAGTTTCAACAATATTTGATATAGAAGCAGGGGTATCGGTAATAGATACACTTTCGGCCATAGCCGCGGCACCAGTATATCGCATAAATGTGGTATTGTTTGCGCGAGCAGATTCTGAAATTGAAAGCGACCAGACAGGGCCACCAACAATTTCTGAAACGGCCACATTCGCTGTGATCGCAGCGCCAGCACCCCATTGAAGAACCGGGTCTGCGGTAACTGCGGTAAATTCTACAATACCTACTGCAAATGTTGCCATTAGAAGTTATTTAACCTTCCGCCTGGAATTATAGATATTTGAGTTTGCCCAATAGTTTCCACGCTTGCAACGGATGATACCACAATACCAGACAGATCGTCAATAACTTGAATTTTTGATTGTGCCATGAGTAAGATTTGATTCCGAATTGGCACAATATTTGTTGTTGTTGGAGAACACACTATAGACATAGTGGACCCATCATATGCTTGTGGTAAGAAGGATGTAATCGTTACTATGCCATTTTCATAATCGACTGTTCCGGCGTTAACTGATAGATAATTACGAGAAAGAATTTCTGCGCTATTATCAGTGCGATTTGGATAATAGATTTGAAGTGTACCATACCCATTGTCATCAAAGTAGCAATTTTCATACCCCTGATATGTAAATTTAGATGAAGTAACTGTACCCAAACTGATATTATCTGGTATGTTAGAAATATACCCACCTAGCCCTTGAATTGAATGATTGAAACGCAGCGTATATGTGCTTGGCGTAGTCAAAGACGGGATGAACATTTTTTTTGTTTGGATGTTAGCATCCGATGTCATTATCGAATCATCAGCCGAGTCTATAGTTTCAAGAAATTTAGAAAAACGAAAGCGTTTACCAAATAGATTCAAACCAGTTGTCTCGTAAGATATAATTTTATTTGCAACACGCGATGCAATTTCACCTGGTGTTAATGTTGTGTTTCGGAAATCAGCACGAACAATGACGCTAGGTATGATATACAAATAAGTAGGGTCAACCATTTCAACGTCGATAGACTGTACGTTATATTTTTTTAGATTGATCTTGATGGTATTTTTACGACTTGATGAAAAGATATTGCCTATTTTTGGTTTAGCACACACAAAAACTTTACCGTAGATAGGCGGATAATTATCCTCACCACCCCAGGTACTAATCGCTTGAATATCTGGATTGTCGCGTAAAATAATACGCTCGTAATCGTTATTAATTACAGCTCGATTTTGTGTTTCGTATGAGAGAGGAGCATTGCGTCGAACCGACTCAATACCTTCAACTTCAGCGCCCCCGGAAGCACGTCCAACTGAGGCTATGTAAACACTGGCTTGTCCGTCAATTGTAGATCCAACCAATCTAAAATCGTTGGCGCCATTAGTCATTTCGCCATTGCATACGCGATACGAAATATTAACGACGCTTGAGTTTATTGGGTATGTACCAAACACACCATCTCCAAATGAAACTTTGTATTTGTATCCTTTGTCAGCTTCAACAAAATAAACTTTTGAGCTAGAATTAACAGTCAGAATATCATCTGCGCGAACGTATGTTTGCGTATTCCCAGCTGTCGTTACCGATACGGTAATGCTTGATGTATCTACATTTTCATTCGGTAATACGAATGATGTGTTTGATGCTCGATTGAATAGATATCTATGGGTGAGCGGTTCGCCTTCTGTAATGTTTATATAACTGGCAAACCCACTTGTTGAATTTGCAGTGACCGTATATGTTTGTGGTGTTACAAAAATATATGCTGTGCCGTTGATTGTTGTGGTAAATCGAGTATTTTTTGGTACAGTAATCGAACGAAATGTAGGTGTAGCCACACTAGCCGTAAATATGATCTGAAGATTTGCAGTCGCGCCACGTGCGGATGATGGCAGATATCCAATTGCTTTGGCACGAGAAACAACACTATCGTAAATCTGCGCGCTATCAAGAAAACCCTCAGCGGTAGCCATGTTAGCATAAAAAGCTTGATAGTAGGTATTATATGCAAGCAAATCCAATAGTGTGCCCATTGCTGAGTCTTGGAAGTCATAATCGGTAAATTCTGGCTTAGCTGCAAGAAAATTGCGTAGATTTGCGCGAATAGCGGTAAAATCTAACCCTGTTACGATGAGATCGGTATTAGCAGCCATTAGTGGACCCTGTTAAGATTAATGTCTAGCGAAACGTCGCTCAATGAAGCAATTACTTTGAATCTAACGGTAACATTTAAACCATTATAGTCAGGGTAAGGAATTACGGTTACGGTATCAATACCAAGATCGTTCATAATTTTAACACGAGGCTCATAATTTTTGAGCGTGGTGTTGATTCGCGTTTCCATATCGGATTGAATAAATGGCGAAAAGTTCTCAAAAAGTTTCGATCTAACGTCGCCCCCAAATTCTGGGCTAAACGGTCTCTCGTATTTGTTTGTTAGAACCAAATTCTTAACGGCCTGCTTAACAGCATCATCGTCTTTCTTTACCAGCAATTTTCCCGTGACAGGGTGCTTCTTAAAGGACAGATCAAAGTCCCTATAAGACGTTTTGGTAAGCGATGGTGGTAACTTTTTGACCATTAAGTTTTTTCCTTTATCTGTTATTTATTACGAAAAAACTCTTGACATTTAGTTATTTTTAAGGTATAATAAGGATGTTGTAACCGGTCAGATACTATCATTCGCTATAATCAGGATAAGGTTCACCTACACTATTATCACCTTGTTGGTCGCTATAATCATAATTACCCTCAGAACCAGTGTAGCTATCATAGCCATCAGAAGCAGAGAACGACTTGCCAGATACAACTTCTTCTGTAATCTTATTCTCCACAGTCTCAACCCAAGCTTGTGGATCATCGTAACGAAGTGCGCCAACATCAAATTCAGATACTGCCCCAGTTACAGGTTCAGGTAAACCAAATTGCTGTTCTCTTTGAGATTTTGTAAGTTCAAATGACTCACCTGTTAAATGGCCTCCGCCACGCCCATAGATCCCAGCTTCACCTACGCTAGAATCGTATGGTGCTTGTGGGTTAGGTACTTGTGCACCACGGAATGTGGCTGGATTTGTACGATCTTGTAGCGTTGGTTCTCTCAAAGATCCATACGCATCATCAAGTAATGCTGGTGTCGTGCTGGTGCTAGATTTAGCCGCACCACTATCTATAACACCTCCAGACTCAAAATTGTAAGATCCGATACTCGAAACGATGTCAACGGTAATACCAGCCAACAATGCAACCGTTTGCGCTGTCTTGATAAACTGCAAGGCTTGAGCAACAGGAGTATTTGGTCTAATTTGAGGATAACGGCGCACCAATTCTGAATAAGGCAATGAATAAAGAATATTATATGGGTCAGCTGTCATCACGTTTAGTTCTTTGGTGTGTCTTTCAATTGATGATGATAGTGCCATACGACGAGCAGTAATAGCATCCACGTATGGATCGCGTGTGTACCCGTTAGATCCCCAGTTTACAGTATTTGCATTCCCTGTTAGTTTTTGACGACCAGATGATGTGGCCGACGCGCTATGCGCGACCATGCTTGCGACACCAACAGCACCCGCAACCGTAGCAGCAATACCCATGAGTTGTGATAATGGTTTAGTCAAATCTGAAATACTACCAGCGGCTGCGCCTTCAGCAAATAAGTTTTTCAGCTCAACTGGTTTTAATGGCTTTGGTGGTGCAGCAGTTTTGATGGGCTTAGGTGCATCCTTTGTAGGGAGCTTGCCTGGTATATGAAGCATGTTCATAATTCCGCCTACCATGCTCATGTTTGGGATCTTTGATGCGATATCAAAACCAGCGCCAGACAAAGCACCAGAAATCATTTGCCCAGCAATTGCATTTGGATTAATCATAGGGAATTGAGATGCAATCCCAGCAGCCACACCTGCCATAGCAACAGGATTTCCAGAACTCATAGCTTTAGCCAAACCACCGACTTGACTTGCAAGGTTTACAGCGGCACCAAGCGCACCAGCAGCAGATTCGGCAGCTTTGACAACATCGGCTAGTAGACTACCTTTCATGGCCATTGCTATCGCTGAAAATGGTCCTCCAATTGCGGCTGTCAATATAGCTTTAGTTGCGAGAATGTTCCCAGGCAATGTCAAACCAATTGCACCAAGTTTAGTGAACGGTAAAGACTTCATCAAGGACCCCATTTGCCCTGTCAAACCTTCCATCGCAGAACTAAGACCAGGAGCAAGATCGCTTATTGCTTTTCCCATTCCTGCTAGATCCGCAAGCTTACCAACGGCTGACGCAGCCGCTAGACCAGCGACAACATTAGGTGATAATTGAAATGGTGGAGGTCTATACCCAAGAGGATCGCGCATCATACCAAGCGCAACAGACGCATTGAATAAATCTGGATGGTCGTTCATCAATCTTGTAGCTTGTTGATGAATTAGATCAGTACCCATATACTTGTGCGGTGTGCCATATATCACATATTCAGTGCCGGCAACAAGATTTATCGTCTGCCCTAAAACGGCTCTTAGCTGGTAGTCTAATTGGAGTTGATCTGCCATTTTAGTTTAAGATCCTGTTGTAATAGAACTGACTACGCCTACGCCAATCCATGTTCCTGTATTTGTTGGAACGGTATCCGCGGTACCGCTTTCAATTATGGTACTCGTTCCGGACTTAACGATATTGTTGGTTCCACCTGATAGAATAGCTTTGGCACTTGATGAAACGACACCAGCATTACCCCCACCGTTGGCTCGTACACCCGCTGAGCCAGCACCAAAGTTTCCTAGATATGCTGGTCCAGCTCCATATGAGAAAAGCTGAATGAAGTTTTGGTCATCTATCTGGCACCCTGTTATAGATTTTGCTGTAAACTGACCTGTTTCGGCATTGATACCAACAGAACCTACAGCACCCAATGCTAAATCTTTTCCTGAACTAATCGACGCATCTTTATTACCATGAAGATAAAATATACCGCCAACCGTTTCATATTTGTCGCCATTAACGGTGTTCGTAAAATCACCAACGGTTGTTGAGAAATGGTTTCCTAATGTGTGGGTTGAGCTATTGCCACCTGTAATAGAGTCCCTATCTTTTGATGCACGATGAGAAGCAAATCCATTAACTTGTACGCGCTGATCGCCACCATGCTCTTGTAACGTATTGCCATCTGATTTAAAATTCATATCTTTATGACTGATAAGTTCAAAATCACCAACTTCAAGCTTGAACTTCTTTTCAACCTTCATCGTATAGTCGCCATCAACATGAACAAAAAAGTTCCCATGAATAACTTGATCTTTATCACCAGTCACATACTCTTGATCCTTTGCGACAATTTTGCTGATACGCATACCATCATCTTTGATTTCGATGAACGTACCCGATGCATGATAAATGTGTAAGCGGCGATCTCCAGGGGAATTATCAATTTCAATCTTATGACCGGATTCTGTAGTAGTAACGTGATTACCTAGATACTTTGCGCTCTTACCACCAGGCGGTGCTTCGTCAGCCGTTGATCCACCACCCGCAGGTGCAGGTGAACTTGTAGGCGATGATTCTGGTGCTTTTACTTCAAATGGTGTACCAGCAACACCGCCATCTGTCACAGTAGCAGTTTGTCCAGGTTGTGCCCCTGCTGCTAATGCTGCTGCATTTGGATCTTGAAATGCCATAATATACTCCCCTTATCCTACCGATGATGACATTACTGTGCCAGCTTCTGTTTGTCTGCCTGCTATATCAGCGGGTTTGATTGGTGGCAATGGAATTTCTCTGGCAGCCGCCGAAGCTTGTTCACCAGCAACTTTTTCTAAATCACCAGCGGCAGATTCCATACTAGGTAAAACAGTTCCACCAGTAGCCATCTTAGCAAGGTCGCCTAATGAGCTTGGTATACTTCCACCTAAACCAGAAATAACACCACCCAATGCGCTTCCTGCTAATGCACCACCAACAGCACCTAGTAGCCCACCAGCTTTACCGCCTAATGCTGCACCTAATAAACCACCAAGCGCACCTAATGGACCACCACCAGAACCAACAACAGGAAATGGATGTGATTTAGGTGGCTTAGGAATCTTATTTGGTTTTTGTCTTGTGTCTTTATCTTTGACGCGAGGATCTTCCTCGCGCTCTTGGTCAGCACGCCCAGGAAATGATGTTGTACAGTCATCATCAACTGTAGGATGAACTGATGGATTACCACCAACACCAGAATTACCACCAGAACCTGGTAATTTTGATACAGCATCTAATAGACCAGCTACGAGAGCAACTTTTTGTGGAATCGTTAGATTTTGAGACCTAGCTTGAAGTGATGCTGGTTGTGGGCGTGTAATGGTTAGTTCGCCGTATACGTTATCAGAAACAACGATGATATTATTGGTAACGTCAATCACTCTAGCTTCTACGTCATAATTCCCTGGATATAAAGGTGCAGAGAAGTGAAGCTTCCATACGTTAGGTGTAACAGTCTCATCAATTCCAAGATTACCTTGAAATAACTTGTATGTAATATAGTTGACAGTTATCTCTATCGTTTGATTTTGTATACGGTCAAATTTTACCGTACCAGTAAGGATCGGTGTTGGATTTGTCGTTGATAGAGAATTTACTTTGATAAAGTAATCTGCATATGGTGATTGTGATATTGCCATTATGACTTACCTGAACCTGGTGACTTTTTACCTGAACCGCCTTTTTGTTGAATATGCGGGAATGAACCAACTGCTACTGGAAACTGTGCTCCTTCACCATCATAAAAAAATCCATATACCTTTGAGCCTTCAGTGATACCAGTCGGCGAACGCCCAACGCCACTGATAGATGCTGATGTCATCGGTGTTGCAACGTCACACCATGGCAAATCCTTTGTAGGTAAAGTTCCTTTGTCTTCCGTGTGATGCCCATGGATTCTAACTTTCAAACGCCCAAGCTTTAGTTCATCTTTTTTACCAGAGAACTGCCCAGTACCACGATCTTCAACGGTGCCTACCCACCATGTTAAATTTTTACCAAATGTACTACCGGGTTCTGCCACGACTAAGCTTCCTTATTTACTATGCGAATCGGATTTGCATTCCAAAACACAATTGTATTTGATATCCTTGTCATCTTTATATATGATGTGGCGGACACTTGTTACGAGAAACACACCAGAGCGGTTATCTAATTCGTTACCTTCTTGGCTTGCTGGTATCTGCAATTTAATTTTTATTCCGGGTTTGATAGAGGTATTACCAGGAACAAGGACATTCATCACAAGATTTTCGAGTTGATTAGCAATTGTAGCTTGTGCTCCATGCTCGCCTATAGTTCTTTTGTTTTCTACGTCTTTTGGGGAACGAGCTTGAATAAATTTACTGGCAGTTCCTTCACCTTTACCTACACCACCGTGAGCAATAGCAACATCAACTCTTTTGCCTCTATAACCAGGTGTTGCTCCTTTTGTCTCATCTTTTGCGATAATAGGTTTTCCATTGAGTGTTTTTGAATCTTGTCCATCTCTCTGACCATTAGCAACCGAATCTATTTTCCCTGTCAATGGGTCGTAGATGTATTGATGATGAGATTCTGCACCACTATCACTTGCGTCTAGCCCATTAAAATCTTGTTTCTGTTCGAATGAAATAATGCGCTTTGCTGCATCACCACCAGAACCAGTATTCTGCATAGCGTATGAGAATGTCATAGCTTCAGAACCTTCGAGCATTGATGCTATCGTTTTGAAATGATACCCGTCTCTGTCTTGGTAGTAAACATAATTTGACGCTTTAGCTTTAGACGATTTAGCTTCTTTGCCAGCCCAACGGAATACGGTTGTTGGATTGCGTCCAGTGCCGACGTAATTTTGTTTGCCTTCGCTTTCCTCGTTGGTAATCAGGTCTTTCTTAATTGTCTTAGAATCTTTGGTGTATATTTCATGGACTTGTTTTACCATATCCGATAGCTTCATATCTTTGTATGGCTTGTCAATTGATTTTGTATTATCCGAAGCCATCTCAGACGATACAGCCGTGAGTGTGTACATGTCCTGGTTATCTTTCACGCGCATACGATCACCAACAATCGACACCTCAAACTTCATTTTGATTTGTGATCCCGAACGTCCACCAAACGCAATCTCAACGTCTTCGCCATTTTTCAAGCTTGCGTTTTGGCTAAACCCGCTGGCATCGTTGACGACGATATTGCAAGATGTGCTTGTGGTATAGATACTTTCAAAATAATCAACCTGATTTACAATAGCGCGAACATCAGTGCCATTGATTGTGCATGTTGAAAGTAAACCAGCACCCGTAGATTGATCTGTCATCGTACAGTGACTCCATCAAAAATATTTGGGTGTTGATCTTTAATGATGAGAAGGTAATTCAAATCCATTAGATAAATTTTTCTACGTTCTTCATTTAATTCCGACTCGTGGTCGTAGATTGTTTTTACTTTGCGTTCGGTTGCAACTAGAGTTAGATATGTTGTCTTATCAACAACAACGGTTTTTTCTGGAACAATTCTTTGTGTACCATAATCATTTTGAAGGTATGCTTGCTGAATAATTTTTTCGTAGTGATGATCTGTTATCTGTGTATATTCAACTGAGCCGTATTTGTCAATCAAATATGCGTTCATTTCTTCATATGATAGTACCCACTGAAAATACGGATCGTGAATTTCGTTTGTCAATAACACAAGCCAATCCATAGTTACATCGCCATAATAATCATATGCAACAGAATCCGGGCGCTCACCATCTTTCACATGATAGGTATCAAAAGCAACATTTGAATTTTTCAAGAAATTTGACAAAGCAAAACGGCGAGTCAAATCAGTAACAAGGATCGACTTCGTGCTATTTGGTATCTTATATTGAACAGTAGGAAATGGTGTGAAATAAAACATTGCTACTTTCTATTATTAATAGTTTGGCAAAACTGGATTACTGCCTGTAGTTGGAACTGGTATACGAGGTCGTTGATCTAAAGGCACTGGTGGTTGTGCGCGGTCAGCAGCATTACCGGCAGCATCCGGCCGAGCCATTGTGCCTCTTGACTGCGGATTTACATATGGCGGTTCTCTTACAGCCGCTGGAGCCACTGGTGACGGATTTAAGTATTGCTTAGAAATAACTTCAGTCTCTTTAAATGTCAATGATAACGAAACTTCAGCTGGTGCAGGTTCACCACTACCATCAGCATTGCGGATATACGCAGCATAGCCTTGCGAATGGTAATCAACCTTAATGTCTGTGCATACGGATGGTCTCAATCTAAACAGGTACGAGTCTCTGGCAAATTTAATTTCAAAAAATTCTGGATACTTGAAGAATAAACCACCAGCAACAAATTCAGGGTGCGAGTAGTAAACAAACATTTCAATTATTCGGCGAATACTATCCGACTCTTCTCGATTGCGTGGAGATAGTTTCCAACTAAACGTATGGTCACGAAAATCAACGCCAGTAAATAGTACGATCTTGTGTGGATTTTGTGCGACGCCACCAAAAACTTTGAGTGCAGCGGCTAGTTCATTCCCGCCTACACCTAATGCTGCACCAGCAGCAGTTAATCCAGCTCCTGCACCAGTTTTTGCAGCTAGTGCTGCACCAGCTGATATTCCTGCTCCAGCTAATGATGCACCAGTTGCTGCTTGCCCTGGGATATCTTGGTTGTTATAAATTCCACGGTCAAAAGCTTTTAGAGCGGATCCAACTCCTAAACTTAAATCTGGTGTAGTATATGATGGATTGTAATCGGTAGAAAGATTAGCTGGTAATGGAAGACGAATTGTTCCACCAGTTCCAACGACAGATGATATGCCGCCAAGAAAACCACCGATAAAATCTTCGGCTGCACCTTTTGTAGGCTTAGCAACAAACTCGACCCAATTATTATTCATGGTTAGGTCTCTAGGAAACGTGTTGATGTCCCCTTTAAAAGGATCACCACCAGTGCTACCAAGCATTGATTGATTTATAGAAGTAAGCCCAGGTGCGCGGGCGGTTGCTTGAACCGGTGGTGCACCTGCTTGCGCTCTTGCTATAGCAACTCCTGATGCGTTATCGTCTGGTGGCATATTTTGTTATCTCCTAACTGAGTCTATTTATACGCAATACATAGAGTGCATGAAAGCTTACAGTGGGCGTTTTACGCCAAAGAACCCTCAGAAATATAAAGGTGATCCCACGAAGATTGTTTACCGATCATCGTGGGAACTGCGCGTCATGGGTTATCTTGATAGTAATCCTAATATTATTCAGTGGGCATCAGAAGAGCTTGCGATTCCATACAAGTCTCCAATAGATGGCAAATGGCACCGATACTTTCCAGACTTCGTGGTTAAGATGCGCGATAGAGATGGAAAAGTTAGCGTGAAGATGCTAGAGGTAAAACCAAAAGCTCAATCTGTGCCGCCTACTATCAAGAAAAGCGCATCAAAGCCAAGTAAGAAATACTTGAAAGAAGTGATGACTTGGGGCATAAATAGCTCAAAGTGGGAAGCTGCAAAAGAATATTGTGCTGATCGCAACTGGCAATTCGTAGTGCTTACGGAAAAGGAACTCGGTCTTTAATGGTCGCATACATCTTCGATAGCTTAGTTAGTAAAGCTGAGAGTGCTGGCATCAAGCGCGACTCTCGCGCATGGTTCCGTAAGCAAGCGCAGGCTGTCAATGCCAATCCAGCATTGATGCTTCGTAGTCAAGCCAACAGATTAACAAACATACCTCTGATCGGTCGCATGTATCTGTTCCGCTACGATCCAAAAACTAAAAACAAACTACCATATTACGATAGATATCCACTTGTAATTCCTATTGGCTCTGGTGGCAAGACTGGTGGTACCGCATCGTCTGGTGGTTCGTTTCTTGGTTTGAATCTTCACTATTTGCCACCAGTGCTGCGAGCAAAGCTGATGGATGCATTATACAACGTAGCGTCGTCAAAGACGTTTGACGAAAAGACAAAGCTAAAGATATCCTATGACATCCTTAGTCAAGCATCGCGCTACCGTTTCTTCAAGCCATGCGTCAAGCGTTATCTGATCTCGCATGTGCAATCTAAATTTTTCTATATTGAACCCACTGAGTGGGACATGGCTTTGTTTCTTCCGCTTGATAGATTTGTTGGAGCAAGTAAAAATGTTGTCTACAAAGACAGTCGCAATAGGATTTAACCATGCCATTTAATGTAGCAGTTTTTAACTCACAAATATCTAGAACAGGTATCGCAGCACCTTCACACTTTGAAGCTGTTATAACACGAGGTCCAGGTGGTAGAACACTACCTGGTTTAGAGGTAGGTATGCGCTTTCGTATCGAAGCAGTTAATCTACCTGGGCGCACCTTGACAACATTGGACCAACAATATCATGGGCCAGTTCGCGCAATGCCATATCGTTTTACACACCAACCAGTTACTTTCACAGTTATTCTCTCGCGTGACATGCGCGAGCGCGAAGCATTTATGAAATGGCAAGATTATTTTGTTGGGCATCATCGTACTAATTATAATACAGCCATTGTACCAGGAATGTTCGACTCAAAATATTATGATGATGGCATTGGAGAATTTGAAATTTGGCAATATTCACAACCAACACCTCAACAATTTCCAACACAGAGCCCTAGAGTAGCAGGTAGTCCAGCATTCAATCAAACACCCGGAACTGGGTTAGGTAATCCTGGACTTACAATGCAAGATCAACCGGACCATATCATTCAAAATCAAATCAAATTTCTAGAAGCTTACCCAAGCACTGTAAATGATATTGCTATGTCATGGGGTGATGAAGGATATGCAAAGCTTCAAGTTGAAATGAGATATCGCACATCTATTGAAGCTAATAGATCATTCAAAAACAGTTCAGATTTTGTTATTGATTGGATTGGAAATGACCCTGGAATGTTTGGGGTTTAATATTAAACAAGTGGGGTAAATTATGGCACTACCAAAATTGGCTACACCAAAGTTTGGATTAGAACTACCATCAAACGGAGAGAGAATTAATTTTAGGCCGTTTGTTGTGAAAGAGGAAAAGATGTTGCTTATGGCTGCATCTGCTGAAGACCAAAATTCCATGATTGATGCTGTGAAAGATGTTATCGCCGCATGTGTCGTTAGTGATATTAATGTGGATAAGCTACCATATTTTGACCTTGAATATATCTTCCTCAACATTAGAGCGAAGTCAATTGGTGAAATCGTCAAGATGGAATATCGCCACACCGGCAGTGTAAATTACGCTGGCATCGCATGTGAAGCTGTTACACCAGTTGATATCAATCTTGAAGAAGTGAAGGTCCAAAAAAGTGATAGTCACTCAAGTAGAATTGATCTTGATGGCATTCTTGGTATGGAAATGCGATATCCTACCATCAGTGATATCAAACAGATTACTCAGGGTGACGATGAAATTGAGATGTTGGCTAAATGTATTATGTCAGTATATGACGCAGAAGAAGTTTACGAACCGGATAATTTGGCTGATTCAATTCAGTTTATTGAAGGCCTCAATAGCGTCCAGTTTGCTAAGGTAATGCAGTTCATTCAAACGATTCCAAAGCTAAAGCATTCGTTTAGTTATAAGTGTCGTGGTTGTGGGCAAGAAGATACCGTTACGTTGGAGGGCCTGTCTGATTTTTTTTAATGGTCCTCTCTCATAACACACTAGCAAACTACTATCAAACCAACTTTTCGCTTATGCAACACCACAAATATTCTCTGAGTGACATTGAAGGAATGATACCCTGGGAGAGGGATATTTACGTTAAGATGCTCCTTGAATACCTTGAGAAACTAAAAGAAGAACGCGAACGAGGATAACAAATGGCTAAAAAGCCAGGACCAGTAGCAGGCAGTTTAGGAAACACCGATTACTATTACAAGAGTGATGGTACGGTTGTGGATGAGAACGGCATTCCCGCGTCTGCGCGAATTTCCGCGATGTTTGCTGCACCACCTCCCGTTGAAGAAGCTGCTGTTGTGATAGCAGCACCTAAGAGAAAGAAAAAGAATAACGCTCAAATTGCTGGCGTATTGAAGAACACCAAATACTACTATGCACCAGATGGTTCTATCCTTGACGATCAAGGCAAACCAGCACCAGATAAGATTGCTGCATATTTTCCACCGCAAGAAAAACGTGAAGCAATTGCTGCTGCAATGCCAAAAGCACCAGGCATAAAGGCCGCAACTAAAGCAACAGGTGTACCTAGCAAGGTTATCAAGCAATTCAATCGAAACGTATCTATCGCTACCAATCTGATTACCACAAACCAGAAGATAATGGAATCATATCCAAAACTGTTTGAACAGATGGCTGGCGTTGTTCAAAAGATGACAGAGCAAAATGAAACTGTCATCCGTACCATGATTCAAAATAACCAAGAATTTCAAGATAAAGTTATTGAGACGTTGACTGGCACTAAAGCACCAACACAAGCTGGTGGTTCTGTAGCACCAAAGCCTGGGCGTAAAGGCGCTGGGCGCAAATCACTCAAAGCTTCGCGAAGCACCGCAGTTCTTGCGCGGGCGCAGAGAATGCAGCAATCTCGATCTGCTAAAAATACGAGAGTAGGTATAGGTCTTGCGGTAGCAGGCGCAGCAATTGCTGGCGGCGCTGCTTTGATTGCAACTAGTCCAGGCGGCGGTGGTCCCGGCGGTGGTCCTAGTGGTGAAGCGCCACCAGGTGGAATGTGGCCCAATACGCCAGCATCTGGTAGCAATAAACAAATCCTTGAAACGATAAAAAAACGCGAATCTGATGGTAACTATAACATCCGTTCAAAATCATCTAGTGCATCTGGTGCTTATCAGTTTATTGATGGCACATGGCGTTCACGCGCACAGGCAGCTGGCGTAGATATACAAAAATATCCACGAGCATTTATGGCTCCACCAGATGTACAAGATAAAGTAGCAGATGTTTATATTTCTGAAGTTCTTCGTCAAAATAATAATGACGTATCAAAAATTCCACTTGTTTGGTATACTGGTAATGCTCAAGGTCGCATGTCTGCGAAAGCACTGGGTGTCAATAAAGGTTTAACACCACAAGCATATCAAGCGTCATGGATGAAAACATACCAGCAAATGGGCGGTAATGTTCAAACTGCTGCTGCTCAACAAACAACACCAGCTGCACCTGCAGCACCATCTGGTGGGCCAACCACTGCACCAACAACTCCAGCCGCAACTACAGGTGCACCCCAACGTAGACCTTCTGCGACACCAGAAGAAGCTGCAACGCATCAAGCCAACGTAACGATGCTAAAAAATATAAACGATCTTGCAGCGAAAAAAGGTCCTGGTGCTAGACTCGGTGAAGCTAATGAAGCAAAGAAAAAAGAACTAGAAGGAAAAGTAGCAGCATTCAATCAGAAATTTAGTCTTGCGCCTATGCAGCAAGCTGGTACTGTGCGCCCACTAGATACGACAGGTGCACCATCGCAGCAACAAGTGCAGACTTCGCTTGCGAGTTTGGGTAATACATCTAAGCCTAACAACGTAACAGGAAATGTCGATGTATCCAAAGTAGATCCCGAACTAATGAAAAGATTTTATCAAGCGGCTAGAGAATATGGTGGTCCTGTTAGAATCAATTCTGCTTATCGCGATGACGCATATCAAGCACAGCTTTGGGTTCGCGGTAATATTCTTCGTGAACCAGGTATCTATACACCCGCAAGACCTCAAAACACTCAAGTTGTTACGGTTGGTGGGCAATCGTATACAGTTCCAGGAAGTGGTAGAGGTTCTTCGCACGGAAAAGGCCAAGCTTTGGATATTAATCCTGGATTAGGATCAGCGTTTCAAGGTATTCTTGCTAAGTATGGTGTGTCGTTTCCATTTGGTGGTAGTGATCCGGTGCATATTCAATTGGCAGGTGGTAGTAATTATCAAGCACCTTCGACATCGGTTCCTGGTGCACCTGCACCAGATTATAATGCAGGTGCACCTGGTGGTGGTGGAGGTAGTAGAATGGCCGGCGCTTCACAAGATTATGCTGTGAATCGTGCGTGTGCGTGTCCACCAGTTGATACAAACATTATCAATAGAACCGTCACGAATGATATTAGAACCAATATATTTCAACAGATGGCAGGACCAACATATCGTCCCGAAGCAATGATATCACCATTTATGATTGGTGCACAAATTGGTTCTGCTCTTAGAAGGTTATTTTAATGGCTATTTCAAAACTCGTAACTGGTACACCATTTGAACGACCAGCAATAACATTTAGTACCAAGTCTGCTGATAGTAATATGCAGAAAGCATCATCGTCGCTATTGACTAACAAGAGTTCAATGGCAGACCTTGCGGACTCTATGTCGCGTTTGAATATTCAACTAACGCAGTTGCAAAAAGTATCCAACGAGATTATGAAAAGCATCGCAAGCGTTCTAAAGACTGTTGCTAAGGTTGACAGAGATATGACAGACCGTTTTAGAACATTGAATAAAGAACTGGCTGCGTCTCGTACAGAGTTTACCAGAAGTCTAGCTGCTATAACACCATCGCTTACCGGTGGTGCTGGTGCTACTATCAGTGGTGCTGCATTAGGTGCTGCGGCACCAGCTGCGGCAGCGGACGCTATTCCTTCGAGTGGCGATTCCACGTGGGACGCATTCATTTCATTTTTAAAAATTGCTGCGCCACTATTACTCGGTAAAATCGGTAAAAAGTTAGCAACAATGGCAATTCTTGCTGCTACGGGTATTGGGTGGATTGGCGTTGCGATTGGTCTTGCATTATCAATCGGTGATGCTATTGAATTGTATAAATTATGGAAGCAATTTAAAAATGAAAACCCAGATCAATCTGAAATTGATGGCGCAATGGCATCATATAATAAAGCTCAACCACCAATAGGTGCACCACAGGGAGCACAATTAACCGATATGTCAATGTCTGGTGAAACTGGTGCATTTGCTGAGGCTGCTGGTTCGAAAGCAAAAAGTGGATCTGGTGCACCTGAAGGTGGTGCAGGTCCTGCCGCTGCTTCTACTAGTGCTGCTGGAACGACAGGGTCTAGTACACGCGAAGCTAGTGCGGAAGATTTATATAAGACACCAGGTAGCGATGCTAACGATCCATCAAAGGCAGCTGCGTCAACTCCAGCAGCGCCAGCTGCGTCAACTCCAGCAGCGCCAGCTGCACCAACAGATATGTCAATAGGTGGTGAGACCGATGCATTTGGTGCTGCTAGACAATCGGCGGCTGCACCACAACCAATGAGAAGACCTGCGGAAACTGCGCCTGCTGCAACTACAGGTGCACCTATAATGGCACCGCCTGATCCACACGCTAAATCTAAAGCTATGTTTCAACAACAACAGGACATGGAAAGAAACGGAGATTCTGGTGCTACTGCGATGTTCTTTGCTGCGGATCAACAGAGACAAAAAGAACTTGCTGGTTTAAAAGCTATTGCGGCTGCACCTGGTGCACCAGTAGAAGCAAAGAAAGCCGCTGCTAAATCTATTCAAGACGCGACAAATCCGGCTACGTTCGGACGTGGTGGTGGGCACACTACAGGTGAAACAACCGGCGCTATTGGTCGTGGTGGTGGCGACCATACTGATCCTCGCATGTTAGGGCGAGGTGGTGGTAGTCATACATTACCAACAGACGGATTACCTGGCGGTGATACTGGTCTTAGTGATAGAGATGTTCGCTCGGCTAATATGCAAAATGCATCCAACATCATGGAAGCAAAATATAAAAAAGAAGATGAAGATGCTATGGGTGCAACACATGCAAAAGGTATAACAGCCACCGTAGATTCTAATGCTGCGCGTGATGCGATGTTAAACATGCAAGGTATAGATGATAAAGATAGAGCTAATGATGTAAGATATAAACCAAAAGAGGAACAACGCGCTGAACAGAACGCTAAAGTGGCTGCTGGTGCAACACCAGCGGCGGCTGGTATGCGAGCAGGCCCAAAAGCATTTGGTGCTGCTATTAGTGGTGGACCTGAAGCTAATGCTGAGAACCCACCAGCTGTACCAGGGGCTGGCGCACCATCAGCAAAACCTGCTGCAACAGCACCAACTAAGATTGAACCAGAGGGAGACGAGTCGGCTGGTTATAAAGGTAAGTTAGGTCAAATCTTACAGACAAATATGAATGATTATAATGTGATGAATAAGAGCGCAGGTGGTGATACTAACGTCACACCAAACATACCTCTCTCAGCAACTAATCCATTCTTGAATAGATTTTTTGGTAAACAGAAGATGGAAAATCATCAATAAAAAAAGGGGGAACCGAAGTTCCCCCAAGTGTCTTACTCGTCATCCTCAGCAAGCTTTTCAAAGAACGACAAATCGTCATCATCTACAGCCTTAGCCTTAGGAGCTGGTGCCGACTTCCCTACTGCTGGTGCAGCCATTGAACGGGCAGTCGGACGGTCAAAAGGGATATCATCCTCATTGCGATAAGATGCGCCAGCTGGCTCAGCAAGAACCTTCTCCAGCTTTGTCTTCAACTCATCGTAAGACTTGAAGTTAGACGGCGCAAGAAAAGCCTGAAGCGAATGAGCACCCTGCCACATTGCAGCCATATCCTCATCACTAGCAAGAGCAGCTGGTGCATCAAACTCAGATTTATCGTAATTGCGATAGCCTTCGACCTTACGAATCTTTAGCTTGAAATTAGCACCATCCCACAATTCAAAAGGATTGAATGCGTTTACTGGATCGTACTTAGGATTTTCTGGGCTGCGACCCTGTTCATCGAAAGGAGGATGCATGACTTCATCCAGCTTATCCCAAATCTTCTTACCGAACTTGAAAAGAAAGACTTTACCTTCATTCTCAGGATGTGCAGGATCCTTGAGTACGACGATATTTGAGATGTAGTTGAGACGACGCTTACGCTGACGGACAATTTCCTTGTCCTTTTCGTTGCCAGAATTCCAAAGCTTGGAGTTCATCTCAGATACAGGATCTTGCTGACCGATGGTTGTCAAAGAGTTCTCAATATACCAACCACCTGGGCCTTGAAAGCCGTGATTCCAAACACGAACCCACGGAACTTCTTCACCAGCAGGAGCAGGAAGAAAGCGAATAACAGCAAAGCCATTACCCATCTTATCTACTTCGGGCTGCCAGAAACGCTCGTCCTTAGACGAACCAGTTTCCTTAGTTGATAGCTTATTGATTTCTTTGGTAAGACGCTCAAGTGAGGATTCGCGATTGCGCTTGAGGTTCATAAATGCTTCATTCATTTGTATATCTCCGTTGTATGTGTTGTATGGATTTTTTATTCACTCAATCATAATAACATGTTATTTATACACTATTCTAGTGCAAATGTCAAGACAAAAACACCTGACGCATAATCTTTTTGATGTTATCAGGATCAACTCTCACAAATGGCCTGTACTTCTTTAACTGACGATACACCTCAGGCCATATGATGGTATCGCCAATTACCTTGTTCCATGCATCAAGCACATTAAAGGCAATATCAAAAGCAATCACGGTTTCCGCAGAGACCTTATTGCCCATATAAAGTTTGATTAATTGTGGATGTTCACCAGTCGTCTTCAATAGAGACTTCGGATCGTCCACATCATCAACGATTTTATTTAGTTCTTCTTTGAGCTGGTACGAGAAAGTTTCCATGCGCTTCAACCAAGCAACATAAACTTTCTCTGACTCGGGTCCTGACATATCACCGACCCATCGCACACCGGCAGACGAGACAAAGTTAGCGACAAAGAAATTGGTTAGTTCATCGTCGCTATATTTGCGCTCTATCTTGCGAAAGAGATATTGATCCTTGCGTTTTAGAAATGACGCTTCGGATATTTTTTTGATTTTGCCAGAGTATTTGATGAAGTCATAGTCGGATGTGAAGTGAAGCTTGAGGGCCTGATAGCGTTGGTATGCTGTCATGCCTTCCATATTTTCCAACCACGCTCTTCCATCTTACTGATACGCCACGGTGCAACCAGTTCCATAATGCCGCACTGATTAGACCGAATCTGTGTGTTCTTAATCGTATCAAATACGTCGCGTGTGATATAGAGTTTATCATTGTACGGTGTATATGATATGCAGCAATGCACCATATCAAAATGAGCAATGAGTTCCGCGCGTGTGGTGTATGATGTAGTAACGAACTGGTTCTTATGATTCATATCAAACGCAGTAAATTCAATCTTGTCATTGTTCATATAGTCGGTACTACCGATCTTGAACATACCAGGTTTATCTAAGATCCTTGCATCAACATATTCTTTGACGTACTGTTTTGTCTTAGCATCATCAAGAATGAACACATCAATATCATGCGGCAGTTCTTTATTGAGGAAAGACGCGAAACAGCCACCAGCAACAACTACCTTTTCATTGTGCATGAGTTTTTCTGGCACAAACTTGAGATAGTTATTCTTTAGAACATACTTCATATTACGAATCTCGGCCTGTTCTGCATCGGTAAACAATGCATTGCGCGCCATCTGTTCGTGCTTATAGTCAATACCAAGTATATCATCAATGGACCCTTGCCTTGTGACAGATCCATTTGGATTTGCCATCCATTGACCCAACGTGGGTAAAGTTGTCGTGGTAATCACTGTACCATCGGCTGCATAATCATAGATGCCATCAGAATGTGATATTGAAGGATTAGGCAATTGATTGGCCTTTTGGTTGAGAATTTCACGGAGTTTATCATACGGAACTGCCATAACTTGACCTATAGCTTCTAAGATAATTTGATAAGGATCTCTCGCATCTTCGAGTTCATAGCGAGAGACTTGTTTTGATTTATTAGTTACCGAGTAGTTGATAGTAAAAGTATCAAGACCAAAATCTTGATAGATGTGAATGTGGTCAAGATTTAGATTGCGTATCCACATTTGGATATCGCGCATAGGGGTTACCGTAGATATCATATCGGAAGCTTTGCTCCAGTGCGTTTGATTAGATTAGAACCTAGCGCCTCAGATTGAATAAGCTTCTTGATCTTTGGTCCGATGAGACGAGGCACACTCTCGGGTTCAAGCCCGGACGCGGTACACACGTCCAAGCAAGCGTCAATATATGTCATACCTTTATTGAAGACACGATCTTCCACCATGCGAGCAAATGTTTCGCTTGTCATAATGCTCGCTGGTGTATCGTTCATGCTTGCAATCATTCCTTCTTGTGCTTCAGACCTGCCATCTCTATCTCCTCCAAAGAACGACCACATCCCGTGCATCTTCCATCATCTCCAAGTTTGCAAATTGAAACACAAGTTCCAAGGTCTTTAGGCACAATAGGTAAATCATTAGCATTTAGTTTACGCAATGATTCTACTAGACCAGAGTTAGGAGCAACGGTTGTCGTCACAGAACCAAACATCATCGAATCAAATTGCGCTGATGGAGAAATAATAGACGACATCACTGGTCCAATACCTACAGGATGAATTGTTTGCCCCTGCGGTAATGTCGCATAGCCTGCTTTATCATACTTAGGAATCACACGACCAGTATCATATTCAAAATCAATCGGCACTGGTACTGCGACAGGATTCTTTTTGATGGGTGGCATATTTGAAGCCATCGGACCGCCAGTGTTCTTGCGCTTGATATCTTCGCTAAGAAGTTCGGGCCAATAAAGCTCTAGTGCGCTGCAAGCCTCAGTGCAAACAAAGAAGTGATATTCACCAGGCCGAACGCTAGTAAAGTCACCTGCTCGGAGAACAGTAACATCGGTAAGCTCGTAGTTATTCTTTCGTACATGAATTTCCAGTACTCCTGATTCAACGTAGAATCCATTCCATTTATGTTCATGTAGGTGCTCCGAGCAGCGAAAACCTGCCTTTACGTTGATCTTATGTAGCTCGACCAATGCGTTCTGAATAATAACACTGGTGTCACCCCAAATCTTACCTGTCACGTTAGCCATGAGTAGTGCCGTCCTCTTCTTCCTTTGTCAAATCAAATGGGCCATGAAATACGACTTCTCTATCGGTAGCTTCCCAACCGTCGTTCTCAAGACCTTCGTGCCACTCTTCATCAAACAACTCTTGGATACGCTCTTGCTCTTCTTCGTCCATGTCATCAGGAAAAGTCCACGAACACGCGACGCCATCATCAAAGCTATGATCCATCAAATCATAGTCAAGCGAATAGATATCAATACCATTATCATCATCAAGGTCAATATCCTCAACGGCTTTGAGATAATCCTTGAAATCTACATCGTCAGGAACATCGAACTTGGCATAACCCCAACGCCACCAAGTCTCGTATTCAATAACTTGCCCATCTTTATTGAAGTATTCAGTTTCCTGAATGTTCTTCTTATAGCGAGTTTCCAGCTTCCAAATTGCCATTGTCTAACCTTTCACTTCTTTTCACTACATCGTCAATCTCAAGTAAACTATACAACAATGCGTCGAACTTGTCAAGATAAATCATGTTCGGACCATCGCACGGTGCATTATTTGGATTCTCGTGGACTTCCATAAACAAGCCAGCAATACCTACAGCCGTGGCTGCGCGAGCGATGAGTGGTACAAACTCACTCTGCCCACCAGAGCTTGATCCATTACCACCTGGTAGCTGTACAGCATGGGTGCAATCCATGAAGACTGGGTAACCCCAATACTTCATAATCTCAAGCGAGCGCATATCGACCACAAGGTTCTTATAGCCAAATGTAGTACCACGCTCAGTCAATATGATTTTCTTACAGCCAAAATGCTCAAGCTTCTTTACTACGCTACCCATTTCTTCGGGCGCCATAAACTGGCCCTTCTTCACATTGACTGGCTTATGCGTTTGTGCAGCCGATTCAAGAAGGTCAGTTTGCCGACAAAGAAATGCGGGGATCTGAATAACATCAGCATTCACTGCACCACAATGCCAGTTTTCGTGTACGTCCGTGAGGACTTCAATGCCCCTACCACGGACGGCATCCATCCCATAATAAGCTTCATCAAACCCCATACCTCTATAAGCAGTTGCGGATGTTCGATTAGCCTTATCGAAGGACGTCTTATAAATGAAATTGATTTCTTGCCCGAAGCGTTTGCCAACGCTTTCTACGATATCATGCAGCGACTCTGCCATAAAGATGGCATGTTTCTGTGACTCGAAAGCACAAGGACCAGCAATGATGCTAAGTGGTTTTGAGTTGCCACATTTATCGTAGAATGCCATTACAAATCCTTATATCTAGCGTCGATCTCTTTTATTCTGTCTTTCATATACTGAACGACCCATCGCTTCTGTGGATCGTTCTCGCTCATTGAGATTAGCACATTATTCAATTCGTCTACGAAGGCTGCTTTTCTTAGAGTGTCTATCGAATAATTATATCTAGCTTTCATGGTTTAGTCCCACAGTGAGCGATAGTATTTTCCGAAAAGCTTGAATGCGTTTCGCTTACGCTCTTCGAAGATATCATTTTCGGCACGATACTTTTCCCAATTACCTTGTTCGTCATCTGGCGGAACAAGCATGTCGGTAAAGCCTTCCTGATCCATCTTCTTGACAATGCTTCTACCAAGTTCAGGAAACGGCGGCGCATCGGGATCATCGTTTGCTTCCTGATAGAAAGCCCAGATCATCTCATCAAGGATCCAGTTCCACCGATCAAAGAACAAATCATCGGTATCCCACTCTTCTTTCTTAGGTGGTGCGTTAGTTGAACGCAGATGCTCAGGCACATCCTCGTCATCAGTGAAAGGTGCACCATGCTTGGTGTTCTTCAACTGTACGAGCATAGGATGAATGATAAGGGAGAGTGTGTGATCCATTGACCATGTGTCATAAGGATCAATTCTTACGATCTCGGTGCGCTTACGCTTTTCCTGAATCCAATTACAGAAAGTGCCGACCCAGGTATCTGCGAGCCAGTCGCCAAACTGGTCCTTAAGCTTATAATCCCACCGCTCAAGCTCATCGTCGTACCGACGCTTTGTCCAGAAGAAAACATAGTCGGCAATCTGATACGGTCCGTACCAGGTTAGATATGGTCCAATCTTGACTTTCATGTTTCACCAGTTCTCATAGTCTGTGATATCTTTCCAAAGACCTTCGCCTTCGGATGTTTCAATTTCTGCGCGAAGACAGAAACCAATACCGGTGCTACCACCGATAAGAGTAATCTTGTGTGGCTGAGGATCCATATCTTTGATCCATTCTGTCAGAGTGGCCAATTCAGCTGGACCAATCATAAGCTTATAGCTGCGTTCCACTTCCATACCATTCTCCAAAGTTGGCTCGGGGTGATGGGTTCGAACCACCAACACACGGATTCAAAGTCCGTAGTTCTACCAATTGAACTAACCCCGAATAAAAATCAAGCCTCGTTTAGAAGCTCAGCCGAACCGCGAACCTGCTCACCGATAGTGCCAGGTGCATTGACGAAGCCCATAAGAACTTCGGCCTTCTTGATAACATCATTGACTGTGGGATATTTTGCTGTGGCGTCACGCTTCATTTCCTGACCTAGAAGATATTCTTGGTCGCACATAGTCTGTGCCATCTGAAGAACATTGAAGCGGAGCATCTTATCGTCGTTCATAATTTTCACCTCTCTAATAGTGTTAGTGGGGGGATTCTGTTTCCACGTTCCCCCCGAACGCATTCTTAGGCTGCTAGAGCATAAGAGATAGGTGCATTATCGTTAGCATCTAAAACGCGCCTCGGTCTACTCGTACCTTTACTACTATCTGTCGAACCTATATCGCCCCCATCAAAGATACACTAATCTACACAACAAGCTGGAGCATTTATCTCTTCATGCTTTAGAACTTGTTTGGCGGTAGAACTCTTATAAAGGATCGTCTTTATTAGTGTATCCATGGTGGAGGCGTCGGGTACTGCCCCCGAGTCCAAATGGTTTATTCCGAACGTCTCAACAACCTTAGCGTATTATTTATAATACATGGAAAGAGGGTGTTTGTCAAGCAGATAATTTCTGGCTGATGCTTCTGACCAATTGTTGATGCAGATATATCGTGGGCAATCCCAGTAGATAAAAACCCACGAGCTATAATGCTCACCCATCTATATTCCTAGTCTGCCAATCAGGCACAATATCTTCATAATCTATCGCTCTTTCGGGATGATCGCGAAGGAACAGAATCAATCTATGAATATAATACTTGGTATTGTATTTTGGATCAGCCATGAGTAGGAAATCACGATTAACCCTTTCATATCTTTCAACCCATTTGCTCATGTTATCTCCACCAAAGCTCTACGAACTCGATACTCGTAGCCATCGCGCACACGAATCAAATCAGCCACATAATCGTTTCGTTCGCCTTCGAACACATCAAAATCGCCTTCATCGGATACAATCAGAATGGCAAAGTCCAGCGTACGGATGCCAGTATGCTCCTCGAACATGATAGAGTAAGCCGTGGCCTGTAAGAAATAATCGTGGATTTGATCGCGTGTTTTCTGGCGTATGGATGTTTTGAAATCGACCACAGTTGGCTTGCCATTCCATTCGCAGATAAGATCGGCTGTGCCAGCAATGCGAAGAATGTCTGAATACATGGCCGATTCTGTAGCATACACCAACTGGAGATTAGTGTCAACGCATTTCTGCACCTTGCGGAATCTTTCAACAGTGGCTGGCATCTCTTTAGCCAGATTCAAATCATCACCAAGGATATATTTCTCCATGATAGAATGGAGCGCAGTGCCGCGGCGAGCAGCTCCCTGGCTGATCTTATTAGCCTCGTCCGCGCCCACGCGAGCGCGCCATTCTGCAATGGACTTTTTCTTTTCTGGCTGAGAAGAAAGGACAGTTGTGATGGATGGGTAGATGTTAGCCTCAGGCGTCGAATACCGACGCCCAAGGTCTGTGTTGATTTGCTTTGCTTTTGGCAAATCTATGTGCATATCAAAGTCAAATTTCAATTTATGATGCCTCGCTCTTCCAGATTGATTCGTGTAATTATATAGTCTTTCACGAAGCCCGAGCGGACAATATCACCTTTCTCAAACTTTACAATTTCAAAGGACTTCATATGGTCTGCAATCTTCAAAAGATTTGGCATGCCAGACCCTTCACGCATGTAGTCCTTTTGATTGAAGTCGCCACATAGAATGATGCGACAACCTTCACCAACACGAGTCATAATGGTATTCAATTCCGCATCACTCATATTCTGACATTCATCAACGATGATGATGCTGTTCTTGTATGTGATACCGCGAAGGAATGAAGTGGTGCAAAATTCAATGTAGTGATTTGTTTTGAACCACTCATATGAATTTGGCTTGTCAACTAGCTCAGCACATATTGCTGAGTAAGGTGCTTCATAGACTGCGGCCTTTTCTTTCGCGCTACCTGGAAGAAATCCAATGTCACGCGATGGTACTACGCTGCGAATGATAACGATAGGTTTTGGAGCTTCACCAGATAATACCGAATAGAGTGCGAGGTATAGAGAAAGGAATGTCTTACCAGAACCAGCGACACCGTGCAGGATCATATTTTTGCCTGCATCATATGCCTCGAACACTTTACGCTGTGCTTCTGTCTTTGGTATAATTGACTTCAATCGTGGTGGTGGTACAAACGACGGTTGACCGTATGCTTTTGTCTTTCGCTTTTTTTCTTTTCTACCTCGTCTTGTAATGTACTTATCTGCCTCTTGCTCTAGGAACTTCTCGTTAACCACCTCAGCGACTAGGGACATATAATTCTCCGTTGGATGTTACAGGAACATAACGAACGTGCTACCAAACATTTACCGTACTTCTAGGATGCTTCTTTTTGATAGTCTTGAGGATATCATTGAAGCCCGAGTCGGGTTTATTGCGGGATGAGATTACGCCTGACACGATTGGTGGCGCAGATAGAGCTTGACGAAGGTGGGGATTTTCTGCGAGATGATTTTCCAGTGCGGAGTATGACATGAACTCGCTGGTAATTTCATTGGTTTGAGTGTTTTCAATACTGTACATGGGCATAGTGAAGGTTCTCTCTTGGTTATATTCTATTTATAAATAAGCGTAAAGGAGAAAATCATGGATCAATGGTTCAAATTAGTTGCAGAAGTTGGCTTTCCTATCGCGGCTGCGTGTGCGGGTGGCTATTTCGTATTCCTCACAATGAAATTCATTCTAGCAGGTGTTATGTCCAGTGTCAAGGGTCTATCTGGCATCATCACCGCGCTGGACAATCGAGTAAAGACAATGAACCACGATGTTATTCGTATTGACACTTTGGTTTCGAATGCTCTTGGTGTGAAGCCAGATGTGGATCGTATCGCAAGAGCGGATGGTAAGAATGACGCACGAAGGGATTAAGATTGAAGTGATAGAAAGAACCAGAAACGGTATATCATATTATACCGTACTTCTAAATGATTGGGTATTTTTGATAACCAAAAATAAAAGCTTGGCGCAAAAAATTTTTAGGGAGAGTTGATCGTGAAATTTTTGTCATATCATGTTTGGCCGTACGAAACACCACCACCTACTATTAGACGTTATGCTGCACATGATTCGAATATCAGCTATTTTGATGGAAAAACTATTCGTTATTTTAAAAGCGAAAGAATGTTTCAGATAAAACACCACAAATTATCTGTTAACGATTGTGATGATATAACAAAAAAAATATGGGGTGTTAGTAGAGACGATGTTGATGATGTAATTTTTGTTTCTGCTGACTCTAATACAGTTGAGCCGCAATCAAATTTTAAAAATCTAATAAAGCACATATATTGTGAATCTACCGACGGAACAAAATTTATAGACCATCATTACGCACACGCTCTTAGTGTTTCTCTTTTAGAAGACGTTGATATCAGCATTAATATAGATGGTAAAGGATCATTGAAGAGTTGGTCCGTATATCGTGGAGAACAGTTTCTTGATTGTGGTTATATAGATATAGCTGGGTCTATAGGTTTCAGTTTAACACACATAGGTCATAAGTTAAATATAAAAGGCGACGATATAGATTTGGCTGGTAAGTTAATGGGAGCACAATCTTATGGTAACATTGATAATGAACTATTGAAGCTATTAAGAAAATACGATATCTATAATATAAATCCTGTGATGTACACTTTTGAAGGATATACCAAAAAATTAAATTGGTTAAGAACTGTCCATGAACGATATGGAGAAATGGTTTTAGAGCTATTTGAAAAATACGCTAAACCAAATGAACGAATAGGTTATAGTGGTGGTGTCGCTCAGAATGTGATATGGAATTCCAAACTCAAAGAAAAATATCCAAATCTTGTAGTGATGCCGTATTCTGGCGATGAAGGTTTATCTTTGGGTGGCATGGAATTTCTACGCAGAAAACATAATCTACCTAGGTTAAGTATGAGCAATTTTCCTTTTTGCCAATCAGACGAATCTCCTCCATCCGAATGCTTACAATTAGATAGAGTTGTAAATGCTTTAGCCAATGGTAAAATAGTTGCTTGGTATCAGGGTAATGGAGAGATTGGACCTAGAGCATTGGGTAACAGATCCATACTTATGGATCCTAGAATTGTAAATGGCAAAGACAAAATCAATCGGGTAAAGAATCGAGAATCTTTTAGACCATTTGGTTCTTCCATATTAGCAGAATTTGCAAAAGAGTATTTTGATGTGGATTATGAAAATCCTTATATGCTATATGTGGGTAAAGTACAGAAAGATAATCTATCATCAATAACACATGTTGATGGTACTTGCAGATTTCAAACCGTAACAACTGGGCAATTTCGGCAATTGCTTGAAAAATTTTATGAGCTAACTAATTGTCCAGTTCTTCTAAATACGAGTTTGAATAACGCTGGAAATCCAATTGCAGCATTTTCTGCAAATGCTCTTTATGAATATGAAACAAATGCCATTGATATGCTTGTCATAGGCAATGAGGTTTACGAAAGGTAATAAACATGGATGGTATTGCTGATCTAATTAACAAATATGGCTTTCCTATTGTCGCTGCTGGTGGCATGGGGTACATGATTTACTATGTATGGACATGGGCAACCAAAGAAATCAAACCAGTCACAAGTGAAGCAAGCACCGTTCTTATTGCTTTGATCGACCGCATTCGTATGCTCGACAATGACCTTATCCGTTTGAACCAGAAAATCAATATCGTTCTTCAGTTGCGTGGCAAAGAGATTGAATCAGAACGTCACTTGCACGATGTTGAGACTGCAGCCAAAGCACAAGCTCGCGAACTAGAAGCGGCTGATAAGCAGGTCAAAGCTGCTGAAGAACTAGCAGCCAAGCATCATAACAATGCTGTCGAAATAGATGATGGGCCCATAACGAACCCAGAGCAAAATACCAAGCAAGAGCCAAACCAGAAAAATAAGAAAGTATAATATCTTACTTGCTGTTGGTACGGAATACGCCATCCCAATCCTTAGGTAGGGGATTCTTTTTATAGTCCTCCACGCGCTCTTTCATCATTCCATAATATTCTCTTAGTTCATCATTGAATGCTGGTTCAAGCACATGGAAATAATTTTCCAATTGGTGCCATTCCTGTGCGCGATAGTATTTGATGAAGTCTGCGTGTGTGCGAGCATACGCTTTGTTGATACCAATCTTTTCAACGATGGTGTATATCTTCACACCTTCGCTCTTACCTTTCACAGCAAGGCAATCAAGTTCCACGCATAGATATTCATCCTTCACATATTCATAAGTCTTAGGACCAATTACCATCTTCACATGATATGGCTTGCTCTGCCCTTCCAAGCGCGATGCTAGATTGACAGTATCACCGAGGCAAGTATAATCAAAGCGTTGACTACTACCCATATTGCCAACCACAACGGAGCCTGTGTTAATCCCAAGACCCATACCAAAGGGTGGAACACCCTCAGTGGCGATCTCTTTGTTAAATCGTTCCAAATCATCTAGCATCTCCAATGCTGTTTTAACTGCGTGTTTCGCATGGTCCGCATCATCAAGTGGTGCATTCCAAAATGCCATCTGCGCGTCACCGATATACTTATCTAGTGTGCCATCGTTCTGAATTATCTTAGCCGTCATCGCTGTCATGTAGCGATTCATTATTTTCGTAAGGCCCTGTACGTCATTACCGTAATGTTCAGAGATAGTCGTAAAGCCCCTAACGTCAGTAAACATGATAGATAGCTCACGGGTCTCTCCTCCCAAGCACAATAGTTCTGGGTTCTTCTGTAGTTTCTCGACCAGTGCAGGTGAAAGGTAAGTACCGAACTGCTTTTTAATTTGTTGCTTTAGTCTAAACTCGCGAGCGAAATTGTTGAATACCAAGTGCCCATATACAACAGTTATAGACAATACGATATAGCTTGCGTCCCATAGTTGTAGCTCTGTTTTGAATAAATAATAACTCGCTGCTGATAATCCAACCACAATGAAAGCGTAGAATGGAACTGTCATCACTACCGTCAGTCTTGGAACTATATGGAGCAATAGTAGTAGCATGGTGGTTAGTAGTGCTCCTTCTATTAGCCTTCCTACGTTGGGGCGAGAAATAGAAGTTCCGTCTACCAGTGTTTGGAGTGTCTGCGCTTGAATCTCATGGGCCCACTTCTCACCGATTGGTGTTGCTATGATACCACCAACGCCTTCAATCGTTAGACCAAGAATAACAATCTTGTCCTTCACGCGAGCGTCTATCTCGGTTGCTTCTAGCGTATCAAATTTGGTATTCCAAGATAACCAGATGCGCCCGCGCTCGTCGGTTGAGATTGGTGGAAAAGCTGGGACTCTTACAGCTTCTATTCCACCTTCGTTCGTCTTAACTTGAAAGCTAGGGTCTCCAGCAGCGACACGAATGGTCTCCAAAGGAATGCTAGGATAAAGACCAGATGCAATATTGACAAGTAGAGGCATACGGCGAACCACACCGTCCAATTCAGAGATTGTTGCGACCACACCAACGCCTGAGGCAACTTCGGCATACTTGTCAAGAGGGCGTAATCCACCAGGCCAACGATAGACAACCCTAGCAGGATCAACAGGACCGATAGCAGCGAACCCACGACGAACCGAGTCGGGCTTACTGTTTTGAGTAGTAGGTGTTTGTGCGAGGACAACACCTTCAAGAGTTTTTGCCAGTTCATCATCGCCACCTGCTCTGTCTTTTTCAGAGAATAGAATAGGCGCAACGATTACCGAAGCGCCGTTCTCTTTTAGTTTATTGATTGTCTTTGCGATATCTCGTCTGTCAAATGGCCACTGACCAAACTTCTCAACCGACTTCTCACCAAAGTTAACAATTACAATCTCTTCTGATTGTTTCTTCTCCAGAGAAGTGATAAGATAATCAAAGGTCTTTAGCTGAAGCGTTTGAATCGCGCTTGGGTTGATTGCATACAATGTCAACAGGAGACAGGCGCTGATAGCAACCATCCATGTGCTTGTAAGAAACTTGACTAGCTTTTCCATCAGTATTGGCTAACGATATAAGGACTATTGGGACAATTGAGACCACAAGTAACACTAAGACTAAAAGACTGAGGCGTGTTTCCAGATTGAGATACAATAGCCGAGATATTATTGCCAGTGAAATTAAGGGTAGCACTATGATTAGCACCAGACTGAGTAATACTAACATTCTGTAAGGATCCTATGATGTTCACGGTTGCATTATTTACTGTCTGCGATAGCGCAGGCGTTGTCATTAGAAGGAGCGCGATTAATGTTTTCATCAGTTGCCCTGCTTTATAGTTATCGTTGTGGTTCCAGAACTGTTTACCATCTGCGTCACTGAACCACCATCCTGAGTCAAATTCAATGTCATGTTATGCGTAGTTGCTACAGTCAATTCCATATATGAGTTGTATGTTTCACGGTAGAGTGTCACATTATCCTGCTCAACAAAATACTTTAGGCCTGTCGATGCGTTATATTTAGGTAGTAATGCATTGAACTCTGCAAGCTCATTCGTTAGCATCTGCGAGTTCGATAAGTCTAGAAAGTTTAGTAGAAAATCACTGTCAAGAAAGTTGCGATCTAGTTTGTTGTACTCTGTTAGGTAGTTCTTTTCAAGTTCGCTGTATTTGAGAAAATCAATACCAAGTAAGTCTGCGTCTAATACGTTTGCGATACGCTCAACTGGTTGCTCGCGCACGACAGGTTTTGCTGGTGCTACGATAAGCATATTATTTATCTGATCCAGATTCAAATTCAAAATGCTGGATTTTGGTGTACTCATACTGGTCTGCACATTGACGGTCTCAAATGGCTTAGTCAACCAGATAGTGCCCATATCCGTCGTTACTGAAATGGAACCAACCACACAGTCGCGTTCAATATTTCGCCAACCAGTAGGGCAAGAAGGAAGCAAAATAATAGTAGAACGACCAATCTCATCGACGGTACCTGAGAAATCAGTTCCGCGGACACCGATTGTTGCTGTTGGTGTTTCCACCATGACTTGTTGCGGATCTGATTTAGCAATTTGCCCGGATGCATATTTGATAGTGCCGAGCGCCATTTTGATGCCAAGCTTGCCAGTTTTCTTTTCACCGTCGTAAACAAAATTGTCAATGACAAGGCGGCTGTGCTCCGTTATCTGGACTTTGGTATCATCTTGGAATGTGATACCAGTTTTCCCGTTCGCAGTCGTTATGGTATCTTTCATCTCAACGCCACTGGATAGTGCGCTGGAAATCAAGTTAGCATCACGCTTTATTTCTGCTGGGCCTGTTTGCTCTGTGACCTTACCAACTTCAGACTTAGTTGTGGTTGGACTTAATAAGCAGAGTATTGCCAGAACCAGTGATTGTAGAAATGACCTTAGAATCAACACCGCCACCTTGCTTTATATCTACAGTGTTTGTTGCACCTAAGATATTCACATCGGCTTCATGTCCATTCGTAGATGCTACGCCTGTCTGAATGATGTTGACACTATTGCCACCACCACCGTCAATTAGAACCGTACTCTTCGCACCCGCGACTGCGCTGGAATCATTCTCTATGTTTACGGTGTTGTTGTCTGTGTTTACCGTCACGTTTGATATCGTGAACCCCTCGGCCTTCTGCGTGATCGTATTGTTATCGCCTGTGATGGTGTTGTTTAATGTTGAACCAGTGCATGTGCCACTGACACCGCATTGCATGTTGATGGTGTTATTATCACCAGTAACAAGTGAAGACGCGGTTACGCCATCACCTTGAACATTGATGCTCATTAGGTTGGTGTTACCAATCTGGTCAATCGTGACAGTGTTATTCTGCCCGTTGAATATTGCTTTGTCGGCAGTATTTCCAATCACGTTCGAGTTGCCAGTCTGAGTCATAGAAATTGTAGAACCACTACCGATTTGGTCTACATACACACTATTGCTCGCGGCGTTTGCATATTGAAGCATAACCAAGAATGACAAAAATGCCAGTCTTGTACGTTTCATTTTGTTTACCTCTTCTTGATACTCCAGAGCTTCTTTTTGGCTCCCTCTTTTATCATATCGACCACTGCGGCTTCTATTGCTATTCTAACTGCATATGTTGTAGGTTCATTCGCTGTTGTCCCAGCTTCAAACTCGACAGACCTCGTACCCGCATCAACAAACTTAAACACATTCGCACCTGCGCTGGTGCTTAGAATAGTCTTGGATGATCCAGTGGACAACAGAACTTCGCCTGTGTTTATGGATATCAAACGCAGAACCACCGTGACTTCATCCTTACGGTACTCTTGGTTGGCCCCAACGCCAAGGAATCGTGCGCCAATACCACCAGTGCCAATGTTTGAATCAAAGCCAACAATGCCACCATCAATCATAATACCTGCGACGGTCAATGGTGTAAGCGGCTTTGCTTGATCCTTCTCGTATAGCTCACGTTGGCTACGAATGAGCTGGCGTTCCTTCACGAGGTTTTCAAGCGACGCCCGCTCTACCACTTGAAACCACCGACCCCTACCGGCGTCCTGGAGAGCCTTTATCAGGAACACCTCTGCACCCTGCGTCACTGCGGAACTCAAGCTGGCAAAGTTGGTAGCGGGCTTGCGTTGACCCGTCATATCTGGAAAGCGGTAGACCGCGATAGGAATGATGGATCCATCCACACCTCTCAAACTAGCCAACTCATTGAACCGCTTGTTCATAATGATTTCTGGCGCGTCTGCTACCTCTTCAATCACATCCTTTGACATAAGCGTTGGCGAGCAACCAGCCAACAGTAGGCCTACCAATACCATACCAATCTTTACCATGCTAAACTCCCGTAGGGAACCACAACCTCTGTGACGCTACCAGCTGCGTCGGTTATTCGTAATGTAATCTGTGAACCATCAGATGACCATTGGACATTGTTGGTTGCTATGCTAAATGTGCCAGATGTGGCACCGTTGTCGGAGAACAGTTGCTCGGCTATCTTCTGCGAGAGTGTAGCATATACGCGGCTCTCGAGGTTATTGATAAACTTCGCAAGGTTCGTATTCTTAGCATCCGATGCGGCCTTAGAAGCTGCTGCTACCTTGTCGTCCATGATCTTTTGGCGTCTGGTCTGTTCCAGATTCTCAATGGTCAGGACATGCGAAGAAAAGCCCACACCTGAGAAGGCGGGGCTTTTAAAATTGAACTGTAGTTCGGTCGCATATAGCGGCATTGCTGCCACACATAACAAAGCTACTAAAAGCTTTCTCATGCACCTATTTATATGTCAAGGGATGCCAGTACTTCTTTGAGCGATGGGAATGCGTCTGTAATCTGATCCCAGGCCTGCATAGCAATCTCACGGTGTTCCTTCTGAGTGCTTGCGTCTGTTCTTACTTGGCAATAATGGATCCAACTGCGAAGGCTACCAGCCATATACATCCGACTAAGAATAAGTCCCTCAGGCAATACAGAACGAGCCTGCTCTTTTGCGATTCCATTTTCGATGGCCCAGTTGTATGCGGCGGTTGCAGCATCGGTAGTATTTTTTTGATAGGCGGACCAAGTTTCTTTAAGATTTCTTTTTTCATATAAAACCGATTCTTTTGTAAGATTGCCATCTGGATCATAATGACGTTCATACATAGGCGAGTCGTAGGTTACATCATCTGAAATCTCAACTGAGTTCTGTCGATTTTTTGTGTCTTGTAGACGGGCTTCACGGGTAACGAACCCCATGTCTTTCGTGGGATCGGCATAGCGTTGACTGAACTCCTGAAAACGGAATGAACGGTGACGCAGGATCTGTCTACCAATATCACGGGTGGTATTGATTTCCATCACCACATCAACCATCTCAAAAGGTGACCAATGTTTATGCTTCGCAAGGTACTTCAAAAGCTTTGAAGCTGTCAGTGAGTTATTCTGGTTAGATGGATTACTCACGCGGGCCACGTATGCGATAAACTCATCAACCGAAAGCCTCTGAGGATCACCAGGTGCATCCGTCCAAATCTTCGGTTCTGTCATAGCAATAATTTTAGCGGTGTTCATACTGTAGCTTCCTTGATTAGTTTCATAACTTGTGTGGCGGACTCTTCAACTTCCCATGTGATCGGAGGTCCAATTCTTGCATGAATGAAGGTTGTCAAGCTACCATCTTTAATTTTAGCATGGTCATATACCGCAGTGATATGATCGACATTAATGAAGATGGCTTCACCTTGAAATTCATTCGCGGTGTTTGTTACTTTGATGAACATGTGAACCAATCTGGTGTAGGCCGATTCGTCCATTTTGCGAATCGCGCTTTGTGTTCTATGTAGTACTTCCGATAGCCTTCAATAGGATCAGGCCGCTTACAATCGTCAGGCATAGCCTGTGGAAATTCATACACAGGGCCATTTTTCATACCGTTCGGCTTGTGGTGCAAAGTCTTCCACAATATTTCGCATTTGTGTACCTTGTTGTACCGATGGCGATACTCATTCAGTAGCGCACGAAACAACATGACAGCCCACACATAGTTGTCCGAAGACTGCATAGCCCATTGCGTACACGGATGACCAACATGTGTAGCCTTGTATAGTGAAAGCTCGCGGTCATCGTTCAAACGCCACCGCTTGATCTTGCGCCCAGACGATGCGTCAACATATTCGTCGCCGTCGATGACACGATGAACCGTAGAAAGCATCTGCGCTTCTTCGAGAATCATCTTGACCACATGCTTGTCACAGTGGTACTCCGCGGCCTTGACTGGATTCTGGTCGAGAATAAATCGGTTCATTTTTCTATCCCGCTGATTTTCGTTCTGCCAATGGTCTAATTTCCTGGCTTTTTAATTTGAGAGATGTCCATCCAATCTCCACTGTAATCTATATTCCTTGTTTCCCAATCATCACCAACGAAATCTATATAGTCTGGCGCTCTTTCAGGGTAATCACGAAGAAACCTAATCACTCTATGAACAAAATGCTTATCATTATATTTTGGATCAATCATAGTTTTCATATCAGTGTAAATTCTATCATTTATATCTTGCACGACTCTCAATCCTCAATCATATAAGTTTCCTACTGGGTATAATTAACAACCAAGGTCTTGGCTTTCTCATAATATCTTCTAGTGTAACTTTTAAGCAGCCTCTACGATAATAGTTACGATACCTATTCGTAATTGATATTACTGGTTGAAATGTATCTTGATTTATTCCAGCATATTGTTTCATCGTACATTCACTCCCAGATATTCTGCGATACGAGCCGTCAATGACATTTGATTGACTTCAGCTTGCCGTTTTGCTCGCCGTTCAAAGTACATACGCATTTTAGCCACTTCTGTGATTGATTTCATGTTGCGAATATCAGGATCAATATCATTAAGCCTGACACCTGAAAATCCCATACGCCAATCTTTCATTTCGTCTGTAACTCTATCAGCAATCCACTTAGCAGGGTCGCTAGTGATTAGCGATAGCTGTTCCTGCATGTCTTTGATATATCCACTGGTATCTTTTACCATAGGAGTATTATATACTTCTTTCACCGTATTGTCAAGACCATAACTCATACCATGAGTAGAAGGCATAAAAGGGCTTTTGGCATCAAGAGTTGACGCACCAACAGCACCAATGCCGAGAAAGGATAGCATACCACGTCTATTCATCGTTGTCAACCTCTAATATAGCATAGACGATAGGAACAACCTTACGATACATATAACGATCTGGTTCTTCTAAACGAATAATTGGCAACAGATCGTCTTCATCGTGAAGATAACATAACCATGCAAGTTTCACTTTCTATCTCCCAACAACTGAAGCAGGTTCACAAAGATATTGATGAAGTCTAGGTAAAGATTGAGAGCGCCAAAGATACCAGCCTTGCGGATTTCTTCGTCGTCATTTAGCTCGTAGTACTTCTCTTTGATATCTTGCATGTCATATGCAGTGAAGCCAACAAAGATAAGCACACCAATAACACTGATGGCAAAAGCCATAACGCTACTCTGTAGAAACAGATTGACAACACCAGCAATCATCAAACCAATCGCACCCATCATTAGGAACGAACCCATGCTACTAAGGTCACGCTTGGTTGTGTAGCCGTACAATGCAGTAGCACCAAATGTTGCAGCACTAATGAAGAACACATTAGCAATGCTGCCCAACTTGAAAATCATAAAGATGCTACTGAGACTTAGGCCCATCAAAGCAGAGAAACAATAGAGCATAGTCTTTGCTGTACTTGATGACATACTATCTGCCATGTATGAGAACAGGAACACGAATGCAAGAGGCGCAAAGATAGCAACCCACTTGAATGGTGTTCCCCAAATAGCAGCACCAATCTCAGGTGACAGACCAATGTATGCGCTGACAACCGCACTGATTAGCAATGCGATTCCCATATGATTGAACACACCAACGAGATATGTTCTGAGACCCCAATCAATTACTGGAGCGGGGTATGCGTGTGATTCGTTTTGATAAGACATGCCTTACTCCTTATTTAACCAAGGTTCAGAACCTTGCCCATAGTTCTCTGTCCATTCGAGAGGTTCTTTCCCCCCCAGTGCTTTGCGGGCGATCCGGCAGTGGCAATCTATTGGTCCGCACCACCGTCCGGTATTTGTGCATCTTATTAACATCTCCCGCAGCGCCGCCTCCAGCTTCTGAATGCGGTCGGCAGCCTCACCACAATGACAACGGTCTCGTTCCGTTGGGAAGATGCAAGTGTCTGCGCGACGCAGCCGCTTCACAAGATCATCAGCCATCTTTCCCCTCCAGTGCTTTGCGGGCTTCATCCCGCTCAATGACGCATTCCTTCAACGCCTCTCTAGCACCGAGGAAGCACTCCATTGTATGCTCCAATGCCGTCTCTAGTTTCTCGATACGACTGGCGGCTTTATTGAAAGCATGGAAATACAACTTAAATTGGCTTTCCAGCTTTTCGATGCGCTGTTCTTTATCAGCAATGGTCTGCTTCATTTCCATGATGCCGCCAGGGCCAGATTCGAGTCGCTCGTTTTTTTCATTGAGATTTTTGATTGCTTCTCTAAGAGTACCCAGAGCAAGAATCAAATCGTTGAATCGGTCATCGCTCAGGTGTGGTGCGTCTTCTCTGTTCATGTCATTTCCCTGCCATCATAATCATCTGCAAGTAGCAGATACGGACTTTGAATGTGCGCTCACCGTTCCATTCATAAATGACAAGCCGTGGGCGCTGTTTGTCTTTACGTTCAATCTTTATCTCAAGCTCTTCAGGCAGAAAGACACCTATCTTCCTTAATGCTTTGTGTGGCGAATAGGCCAATCCGTGCGCGAGGTCTCTATCGTACCAACATCTTGCAAGAACCGCGCCAAGATATTCCATGATGCGTTCTTTAACATCTGATGCTTCAATGATAGTTTCGATTGGTGGATCAGTATCTTCGGTAAATTTTGCATAAGTGTTACTCTGTATTAGTTGTTTCGTGTAGATTAGGGTTGGAAGGTTTACCATTTGTGGCCTCAATCTCATCCTCGCCGGGATGAATGGTAAGTGTAGCTTCTCTTAGTCTATGTCCGCGATCATGCCATGCTTGAATTATACGGGGACGCTCAAAATCGTGTACCTCATACCCAAGCTTTCTATACCATGCTTCACCAGCAGTAGGAGCAAATGTCCAGTATCCGAGTTTCCACGCCGCATCACCAGGAGGAACAATCACGAAACCTTTGATTTGTTTTACCATTTCAAATCTCCACAATCTTCGGAGCATATCTCCAATAGTCGTCACGCTCATTCTTGTAGCCACGCGGATGGCAGATCACGCGAGTATCACCAATCATGTAGTCGAAGTCATCGTGAGTATGCCCATGAATCCAAAGTTTCGGTGGCTTTTTCATATTGAGAATTTGCTTCTCAAGATCATTAGCAAAGCACACATTATGCGGATCGTTCATGTAGCGTTCATGCACCGAACGCATCGTAGGCGCATGATGCGACACAATGATATCTGCATCCATGCCAAACAGAAAATGCTTGTGCATCTCGTGGGCCTCAATCATAGCCTCGTGCGTTAGGTCTTCGATATAGACACAATCAATCAAGCCTTTCTTGTATGTATACCAAGCAAGATTGTCCCGAACATCAGTCCACAGAGTAGCACCAGCAATGCGAACACCGTTGACCGAACGCAGAATCGTGTGGTACTTGGCATCCGAGAATGTGTTGCCGTAGTAATCATGGTTGCCATGGATAGACAACATGTGATCGTAATGCTTTTGGTTAAATCGTGCGCGAGCATCATTGTCCTCGCAGATATCACCAGCGCAGATATAGAACACATCGGCTTCAGGCTTAAAGTCCCAAGGTGTCTCTTCGGTTAGTACCGTCTTGTACATATGCAAATCGGACATGATGCCAATCTTCATAGCTTCTCTCCTCTCATCATAGGTGTATTATATAAGGTTAATGGTCAAATGTCAACCACTACCAATGTCGGATCACGCCAGCAATGATGAAACAGTTGGTTATGATGTACGAAATGATAATGAGAGTTCGGACCAGTGCTACCCGGTCCGACTCCCTATCATTTATACCTTCTTTTCTGCCGAGGGCTTTGGCCCAGATGCGCCAGAACTTAGCCAAGGCGCTTGTTCCAATACTCTACAACATCAGCCCAGGTATCTGGATCGTAGCCATTCACATGCATATCCACACGCACCAACATTTCAAGGTCACTTCGCATTATAGAATTCCTTTGCATAATCTGAATCATTAACATCACGTTGCAGCTTCATTGCGACAACATATCTTGGTGCTATACATTTGCGATCAACTGGCATACCACGGTGTGGAATGTGTGCTGGGAAAATTACCAAACGATTGGGTTTATAAGACACATACCGAATTGCGTCTAGCTTTCCATCTTCGCCTTTTTCATAGAAACATGTGCCGCCTTCCCAGTCTGTCTCCCACTCCGTACATGGGTAGTAGATTGCGGTATAATCGCCATCATCTTGGTGAATATATGCATTTGTTCCGTACGGATTACAGTTGGAATATAGCCTGAGAATATTGAACTTACCTAAATGCTTGCTAAAAAGATCAGATGCAGTTGCCCACAATGAAATGATTTCTGGGTGTCTCTTATCAAGATCAGCCAGTTGTTCGATTGTCATTGCGGGCATTTGCTGTGCAGATTGAAAAAAAGTATAATTCCAATGCCACGCATCTTCTGCTTTTTTTAAAGATGACCAATGATTGGTCCATAGCACATTTTTCAAGCCCCTAAAAAGATCCTCGTGTTCTTTTTTTGTTAGAACATCATCGAACACGAAAAACTTATCATTGGACATCAGAAATCATTCTCCGTTGTGAACTCGACACGATCAACATATGTATATCCAGCCGCACGAAGGAATTGAGCAAACTGGGCACACATTGTCGTCACTGTCGCATCGGTACCATCAAACGAAAGCGTGGTAATGTTATCGGGATAATGCTCGTCAGCCGAACCAACAGTCTCGGTGGTAAAGGTAACAGTCGTCTTCACAGTATCAGTCATTTTACTTATCCTTCATATGGGTATAACAGGTACGACGGTATCCGCCGTCTTCGGTAGGCCAGCCGCAGCTGGTAACTTCATAGCATCCTGGTTCGTCGCAACAATTCAGGACTTCTTTCAGCTTTTCATGATTACCAGATGCTAGTGCTTCGCGGGCATTTGGCAAAGCTTCGGCATCGAACTCGTTGCTGATGAATAGTCCATCACTACACAGCGGCGCATACGCATCAGGTCCAAAGCCAAGACGCTCGTAAATTAGATAGCGATACGAGCCACCTTCTTTGCCGTGATCTGCGATGTGCTTCATTACCCAACGAGTAACTGCAAGCTTCATATCATAATCGCAGGTTTCTGCGAGATTGTCAAGTTCTTTTTCACGCTCAGCCATTGCTTCACCTATCTTTGCGAAATCTTCCCACATATCATCTTTGTCGGTCATTGTATGATATCCACTATTCTACTTGTCTGTTCATCAACTATACGGATGCGAGCGGCTCTGTTTGGTCGCGAGAACCTCGATTTAGCGGCATATCCACGAGGCACATATGTCTGAGGATCATTCTGAACAGAACCTTCACATGTTGCCCAATTTACAACAACAGAACCAGCAAGATCCACCAACATATATTCAATGCGGACTGTCATATCAAAACTCCTTCCATATGTAGCTTGAGTTCTTAGTCTTGAACTTCACGGTCCAGAAACCTTCATCATTGACCGACTCCTCAGTGATCTCGGTAATCGGTGTGGTCTGCCAATAGTCTTGCGCTGCATATGTACGACCATACGGAGAGCCGACGCGAACACCATAACCAACCATAGGGTAGTCGGCATTCTTTACAGCCGTGCCGCTCTCAGCATCAAGGATTTCACACATAGGCCCGGAGTCACCAGCACCATCTTTGTCACGCACTAACGAATATCTAGGCATCATCATGCTCCACTAAAAACCATTTCGGTCCATCTTTAGCTAGTCTGGCATAAGGATCATTCACTCTTGTTCCATCGAGCCTTATGCCGCCGCCCTTGATATGATTTCTCGCTTCTGTTTTTGATTTAGCAAAACCAACATCAACTATGATTTTGGCTAGACTTTCTCCAACATCTTGAAAGTCACAAGGAACTTTGACAACAACTAACATCAGTCTAATCCAAAATGATCTTTGATTGCTACCGACACAGGAAATGTCCTGCACTTATATTGCGATTCTTCGCCAAGTCTGATACACTCCTCAGCGACCAACTTGATAAGCTTCATAACATCATCGGAAATATCCACACCTTCGCGCCAGCGAGAAAGTATCTCATCTCCATCAACGCGAAAGCCAGCTTGAGTAATGATCTCGTGTAAACGCTCTTCGGTAATCAACGGTTCTCTCCTTGGACCCCACGGGGAAAAATCTTCATACTCACCATCGTCTAGTTTATTATATCCGCCGAATGGCATTAGTCAACTCCAAAGTGATCTTTAATCTGTTTAGCAATCCAAGGAGCCTGTGGTGCCATTTCTAATCCTGTATCATATTCTATCATACAAATTCCAACACATTCATTGATAATCAACTGAGCAAATTCTTTCAATCCACTTGGAAAAATAGTCATATTTGCTTTACAAGCAAGCTCCGCTATCAACTTATCATTCATCATCTTTTTCCTTCCTAAACATGCTGAAGATCAGTAGCCACATCCAGATGATGGCTGCAACTGCCATGGAACATAGTAGCACGCCAACGAGGATACCAAGAATGGCCATCATTTGCATTCCCTTATATGCTTGCAGTCTTTACGGAAACCAAAACCAACACAGGTGCAGCTCCAGTGTGAACCATCACATGTCACAGTGTATGACGAGCCGGGCTTTGAACCCTTGACGATGAAGGTCTTGGATGTGGGCGTGACGGTAGCACCTTCAAACTCAGCACGATAGAATGTGGTCCTAGCCTTCTCTATCACGCGCACGGGAAACTTGGCATCACCCGTAGACAGGCAGAAAACATCAGGGCCAAAGCCCTTGAGATTGGGCACGATGGTGCCAGTGTATTCGTTCCACTCGCGGATTACGCCAGCACAATACGCAGCCGAATTGCGAGGATCGCGAACTTGGACAGTTACCACATCACCAACTTTCATGCCTAATCTCCTATTGTGGAAACATCATATCACTTCTGGACGATGGTGTCAACCTTTTTGTATAGGCTACCCATCGTCTCATTGTTATGGATCGTCAGGTCAAAGGTCTCATTATTCCATGCATATTCGGACTCATGGATGCCCGTGGCGAAATGCTTCTTGCCAAACCAGTCGGGCAATTTGCCACGCTGAATATGCCAGACTTGCCCGCCAAGCCGACGGATCATAGCTATCTCATTGGGGAAGCGGACATCGGCAATAACAATGTTCTCTGAAAAGTCCAGTGACAGGTGGTAGCTCAGCATTCGCTCGGTAGCCAACACCCAGATATCAGGATGCAATGTACCACGCATGACCTCAGTACCAACATGCTGGAGCGCAAACCGAGGGCTGAAATGAGGAATGCCAAGCCGATCGGCCCACCAGGGATCAACGATTTCACGCAAGCGGCGGCTCTCAGGCGTATCACCTTCAAGCATATCACGATCCCATCCGAAGATACAAGCGCAGGCATCCTTCAGCTTTTCAGCGAAGGAAGCACCAAGGAAGTAATGCTCTTCCATGAGATATTCAGCGACGGTACCCTTACCAGAACCAATGAGACCACAGAGACCAATCAACATATCATCATCCTTTAGCGGTTAGCCTTAGCCACCATTGCATCAGCCACTTGATAGAACTCTTCGGCCATCTGCTTTGCACCGTGAGAGGTTTCCCACACGCCGAGCAAAACCGCAAACGCGGTGTCGGTCACATCCTGAGCGATCCGACCCACACGAATTTCTGGATTGTCTTCCTTGATCCGAAAGATTTCGGATTGGATCCAGTTCATAAAGCTAATCTTGATTTCGGCGTGCATAAGTTCGTTCATTAGGCCGTCTTTCCTAAATGTTCCCAGAATACCTTAGCTGCGGTTCGTCTGAACCCTGCATCGGTCTCGGTTATATATGCTTGGTACAGGGCCCATATTGCAGTTGCAATTGAGTCCGTGGTCTCACCAGGAATTGCCTTTTCTACATAGTACCCACGATGTTCCAGTTCGTCAATGAGGTCCTGGTCATCAAATTCGTCGATACCCTCTTTAATTTCCTCGTCATCAATCCAAACTTCGACGGTCTTGTACGGCATGATTATTCCTCCTCAATCTCTTCTTGGGATTCAAGCCAGCAGTCATATTCGAATTCCAGCTGCTCAACTAATTCCTCTGGAATGTCATCGCGCCAGTCCTCGTTCTCGAAATCATATTCGAAACACTCGTCACCATCTTCATTAGACCACTGCCCGATGAAAGCAAGGCCCGACTCGTGGTAGGTGGCAGTGATCTGGAATCCAAGCTCCTTCATTGCTTCATAGAAAGCAATCGGAGGGCCCCAGGCCGTATCAAAGAAACCGAAGCCAGTGTTATAATCGCCAGCCATTTCATCCAAATTGAAATCACCACCATTCACGTCCCACTTGGTACCCCACTCCTCGATGGCAGTACCGTAGTCCCACTCGCCGCTCGAAAGCGGAACGAAGGTCTGAAACAGATTGCCTTCGCCTATAGCCTTCTCAAACTTAGCCATCTGCTCGCCATCTTCATGGGAAACAGTGATGGTATTGCTGCACCAATTCGGCATGTTATGACTCCTTAACCGTTGAGAGGGACGACGCCCTGGGCTTCAAGTTCTTCCTTGGTAAACTTATGTAGCATCTCATACCGAAGCTGGCTGATTTGCTCATTCACGCCAGGAACTTCCACGACCTCACTGAGGGTCATAAGCTGTTCCACATAGTCGGAAACATCCCAAGCATCGCGCTGGCTAATATAAAGCTTGGTCATTTTTAGACTCCCATCAAGGTTGCTTCGGCTTCAATTTCCTCAAAGCTGGCATAGATACGGGCAAAATAGTCGGCTGCGGATTGCTTGGCATCCTCGTGGTCAGCCACATCCGACGTGAACATATCAACCTCGTTCAGGCCGGTCTTCCAGTTGGCGTCGGTGCAAAGGTCATACACGTTGAAGGTCTTGGAACCATTCCAGACCACGACCCAATCTAGCGCGGGATCGGACGCGACTACAAAGCCATGCTTGAGTGCTTCGTGAAAGCCATAATGTGCCATTCGTTCTCTCCTTCTATTCTCTAATAATAGCTGGTTTGGATCGGATTGTCAAGCGGGGAGTTCTACCGCCACGGGCACAAAGTCGGTGCCGCGACGGGTGCGGTACGACCAGGTGTGGCCGTCAAACAGGTAGAAAAACTCGCAATCACTGTAATGCGCCACAAAAGCATCGGCATCCGTAAAGTCACGCGCAGGCGTATCCTCGCCACGGTCGCGGGTATAGAAGGTGGTCATGCCGCCGAAAAGCGACTCCCACTGTTGGTCAGTCAGGTCAGTGCCGAAGCGGGAGAACGGGTGAGCAACGCCGATGGTCCGATCAAGGGATGAAACATCGCCGTGGTCGATAAGGGCAAGGACAGTGTTCAGATCGGAATAGTTCTCAACAAGGGTGCGACCCACGCCCTCAAGGTAGCCATCCCAATGGCAATAAATGCCAGTCACAGTGCCGTCAAATTCCTGGAAGCCGATAGCGGAACGAGTAGCCATTTTCATTTACCTCAGTTGGAAGATTGGTTCTGGAAGGATTCGCAAACGCGGACTAGGTATTCACCGGCGTTGTCGAGGAGCAAGGCTTGCGTCAGAATTCCGTAAGCGCCAATACCAGCACCGGTACGACGGTTGATTTCCTCGCAAACACAAAGCAAGGTATAGCCATCAACGGTCGGATGCTTTTCAAGGAATTCTGCCACACTTGGTCGGATAGCCACTTTGGGCATTGTTGTGCTCCTGTGTTAGGCGTAGGCTGCGAAACGGAGACCACCGACGGTCATCTCAATAAGGTACCGATCATACTCCACGATCGGATCGGAGTCGGGATAATCACGGATGAAAATCTCAGCTTCGAGATAGGTAGGGAAAGACGCGATGGCGTCGGGTAGCTCGTCCGAGCCGTAGAAAGAACCGTAAACGGTGAAGGCGCGGGGGAAAGCAGTCATTGTCAAGTTCCTGTATTAGCGAAGGGAGACGTAGGGAATCTGGTAATCGTCGGTCTCTGGTACGGTGTCGGTGTTCACTTGCCGAACTCCTCGATCATGCGCTTGGCAACGTAGGCCGAACCCATGCGAACGCCGACACAAAACGACACGAACGCGACAATGAGGAGAACGGCGGTGAAGGTTGCATATTCCATATTGTCAAGCTCCTGTTAGCGGTTGTCGAGGACGGCGACGATGGCGAAAGCCACCAGCATGACCGTAGCCAGTGCGATGAAGGGGGAGAAGATTAGGGCGGTATCTGCTATTGTCATGCTCAAGGTCTCTCTTGTCTCTCAACTCATCTTATATTCTAATAATACCAGAGATCCACCCCATTGTCAATGGTACCCTCCTATAAAAAACTCTAGCAAAATCAACAACTTAGCAAAGGGATGCCACTAAGTCATTGAAATCACTAGAAAAAATAATTTCAGAAAAACGAATTATTTTTGTAATAAATTATGCAACAGTTTCTGGCTCTTCATAGGCGTAGGCTATCTTCAACCCAAGCTGGTCGAGAAGATGATCCTGAACCGTCAGGCGGATTTCGGCGTCGCTCACCGCTTGGCCTGCAAATAGGTTGTTATTGGTAAACCATGCATAATGGAGACCATTCTCCTTGACAATCTTCACGGGAACGAAAGGCTTATCATCATCTGAAAAGTCCATGATATCGTCCGCAGATACCGTACCTAGCGAAACGACATCATCATCCTTATCCAGGAACTTGCGGCAGAACCATCGTGCTGCAAAGTAGCCAAAGGCTGATGAACTAAACCAGATGAAGATAGAAAGAGCGAGATCAAGGGCCGCAGGCATATTCATTATTGGGCATCCACAAGTTGGGTTGTAAACTGATTGAGGTTTTCGTAGGTGTTAATAAACACGTTAGGACCTTCAATAGGTGTCACGATAGCGTCCGATGGGAAGATGAAAATGAAGTCAATCTCAGGATGCTGATTGACGAGCCACTGAAGGTAGCGAACACGCCCAGGATTGTCGTTCGCGCTTGCGCGTGTTTCTGGTCCGTAGTTGTCTGTGCCATGAAAGAGATTGGACACAGACGCAGCGGGATCCTTGATGAGGAAATCATATCCGAGGCAGATCAGCTGGTCAAAGTCCAACTTGATAGCCTCGCGCATTGCGTTCATGCCAGCATTGCTACGCGGACGGCCCTGATTGCATGAAGCGGGTTCCCACCGCTCATCAATCGGAGGAAAGATCACGCGCTTGGACGGAAAGTCCGAAGCTTCAATCTCGCGCATGATACCTTCATCAATAGCCACCAGATAATCGGGCAACTCATAGTCAGGATAATACTGCCGATAAAGAGCATTGCAACCAAACACGGTACCGAAAGGCTTCAAGCGAAGCAAATCAAAACCAGTGCGCGACATACCGTTACCAATAACAAATGCTGTGTTCATTGTACCTTACCAGTTAGTGGTTAGATTAGGGAATGCTTCCTTGACTGCATCAACCTTGACCTTCAATTGCTTGTTCTTCATGCGAAGGAGCAACTTGGCATCACGAGGATCAATTGTCTCAAGGATCTGAATGAAAAGAACCTCACGACGAACCTGATTGACATTCAAACCTTCAGGTGATGCAATGAAATATTCAAGCTTGTTGATCTCATTATAGAAGCGCCCTTCCTGATCGGTAGACTCCTCGAGAGCCTTGTACGGAGGATCGGTCTCAGGAAGCAACCACTTCACACCAGGATCCATACCATAACCAAGTACGATCTTGAGTTCCTTGCAACTGTACTTTCTCAAAAACTCGACCTGTTTAGCCTTCGTCTTTTGAAGTTCAATCTTTGCGATAATACCTGCCAATGGCGGTCGCTTATTCATCCACGGATCCTCCTGTATAGTCAACTCGATAAATGAACTTTCGCTTTTGATCGTCGGTCCATGTTTCGAGGTAGCCGTTTCTTTCGTTGAAAATTTTGAGATACTGTTCATCAGTAATCTCTTTATGGGAGAAAATAGTTTCACCTAACCACTCCTGGCTCATTTCTTCTGTGGCTTCACCCAGTGTGAGCGCATCCAAGGCATGCTGTGGATCGTCATTGACCTCCATCACATACGTCATGCGGTACAGCGAGATTGCCTCTACCAACACCAACTTCTTAACCATTAGATATCACCTTCCTTACGATTTTCAGAATAGAAGGCATCAAATGTGCCACCAGGATATCTAGCCTGAAGCTTCTCCACATTCAATGCAATTACCTTATTCGGATCAATCTGCAACGCATTACACGCATTGACCCAATACCAAATTACGTCACCGAGTTCGCACATTAGATGATAACGAGTTTCTTCGGTGTATGGCTTACCCTGAAACAAAACCTTCTTGAGGATTTCTTGGGCCTCGCCAGCTTCACTAGTCAAGCCAATCATCGCAGTCAGAAGCAATGGCACATTGATGACTGTATCCTTATCATAATGTATTTCACGCACTCTGTCAAGAAAATCCGCAGCTACACGGCTTTCCTTACTTGTCACAGCCATAACAAATTCGGCATACTTTGCCATATCAATGCAGGGCCAGTCTTGAAATGCTTTCATTCTTAAAGTTCTCCAGTTGGTATTTCAATCTTTATATATGAATTTTCATCGTCTCGGTTGATTGTAGGAATAGGCACCCACTCAGATGAACCTTGGCGCTTGTATTGAATTTCATGGCGCACCACTTCCCAAGTTCTAGCTTTTATAGCTGGCGCAGAGTTGACCCAACCATAAAAATTGACTGCACGGATATCAATGATGGAATTATCCAGCTTTGTTTTTAACTGCCGGATTTCTTTTTCCATCGCTGTGATATCGCGCTCTAAACGATCTGTATCACTCATCACCGCACCTTCTTAGTGTAGATTTTACTCCAGCAATCATAGTCCTTATTGCCGTCAGCCATACAGTGATCGTACATGCGCGCAAGATTATCTGCATATCGCACATCTTCTCGATAAACATTATACAGACCCAACGAAACGAACAAAAGAATGCTCGCAAAAACGGTAATCATTGTATTATCAATACTCCAGTTCTTAAACATCAAAATTCTCCAATAGATTCCGTTAGTGTACGCAAGCGGTTCTGAATGAAGTAGTTGAGGATCTTACTACGCGGCTGCCGCTCGTATGCACGATAAGCCTCAACGCATTGCGTCTGCAATTCCTCAGGTACTTCATCAAGGTCGACCAGCTTCTTATTGCGATAATAGTTCCGCAGCATTTCACCAGTGCAATATGCTTCGGGCTGGAGCGTAGTCCACTCCTCAAGCTTCTTCTTGGGCAGCGGCTTCTGTCTGCCACCAGATACGAAGGTATCATCGACGGACAGGAAGTTTGGCACACCATCGCCGCTATCGCCTTGCAGAATGTGGTATTGCTTGAACCGCTCAGGGTTATCAATAGCAATATGCTTCCGCATGATGGGCGAGTATTGCTGGACGTTTGCATACTTCTGGAGCTGAGCAAAGTCCTTGTCACTGGAAAGAATGAGGATCTTTTCAGCGGTAGGCAAGTTCATCGTCTCGCCGTATGCGTGACACAGGGAAGCGATAACATCGTCGGCCTCTGCGCGATCAAAAATCAGCACAGGATATGGCATGTTGTCGCGAATCTCGTCACGGATTCTGTGGAGGGATTCAAAGATGGTAGCCCAATCATGCCCAGAACTGTCACGGTTCTTCTTCCGATTGGCCTTGTAGTGAGGGAATACCTGCCGACGCCAATATGACGGACCATCGCAGCAAACGACAATCTCGCCATACTCAGGAAACTTTTGCTTGTACATACGCAAGCTTGAAAGAACCATATGGCGGACCATGGACTCGTCAAGCTGTTGCTGGTTATTAGCCAGCTGCACCATTAGATTGGAGATCATAACTTGGCTGAAGTCAACGAGAATCATTACCACTGTTCCTTATTTCATTCTGTATAGTACACGGATCATTCTTCGTCGTCAAGCTCTTCCTCAAGCTTATTCAAACCTTCTATGAAGTCATTGATAAAGATGAGGAAAGGATGGCTAACACCCATGGACTGCAAGAGAGTAGCACGAAGGGATTCCATCGTGAACGTATAGCTATCGTCAAACTCTGGCGTGGTTATATCAAAGCCTTTGGTCGACAAGAGGTACATAAGCTTTTTGCCAACATCATGTACCGCTTGGTCTACAAAGTCATGCTTGAACTTAATCCGTTCCTCATCGTTGTCGTCTATCACGATCACATGTGCGCGAGGATTATTTTTCGGAAACTTTACGATATTATTTGATTGCACGAAGAAGGACTGTGTATTCGTTGATTCGTCCATTTGGTTCACTGGCCTTGGTTGTGATAGCTTCAAACGACCTGATGGCAGCTTTGGATGTAGATCCAGTGATACCAGGCAACACCTGATCTGGCTTACGAAGTTTCTTTTGCGAGGACAACTTATCATTTACATTTTGAAGAGTTGTTCCCTTTACAGACAAACCTGTATCAGAAACGTAGTGCGCGAGAACATTATATTTAGTGTTAAATGTCCACAACTCTTTAGCGCCGACGATCTTGGTAGGGTCAATGCTGACGATTTTCAGGTCAACGTCTTCCTTCTGGCACTTGAGGCTTTTGACGATAACGGTATCGCTCTTAGGTTTGATCTTGCGTGGCTTGCGTACAACAGCCTTGCGATTATTACCCACATAAGACTTGCAATCATTAATGATTCCTTCAAATAGAGCAATGCGCTCCTTGATTTGTTTCTTGGTCATATGACGATAAGCATACTTGAAATCGGTGTCTTTTGTTGCGTATGCTTCCTTCATTTCATCAACCCACGGCTGGTAATAGTTAGCAATATCTGTAACCATCGCCGGCTTTGGTGCTTTGTTTTTCAGGAGTTCGTAAAATTTGGTGAGCTGTTCATCATTAGCATCTACCATAGACTCAACATCAGCCAGCAGATTGTTTGTCACCGTGCTTTTGGACATAGCGGACGGCGGCCTTTCAGCCTCAGCGATAGCAATACCACGCTTCACAATTTCTGTAATGTCATTGAATAGGATTATCCGACGCTCTTTGGGGGCATCGTAACCCATCGTAATCATACGCGCCATCTTCCATATGCTAGGAAGAATGTGATGGTCATCAACCTTATTCATCATCTGCAAAGCAGCTTTGGACATACCCTCAGCAACCATAAACTCCTCGAGGAACTCACGGTTCATCTTGGAGTTTGAAAAATAGTTGTACCAATTATATGCGCCAGCAATCTTTGATGAAAGAGCTGACTCACCAAGGAACTGTTGATCCTCCCAAGTCGGCTCTTCACCAAGATACTTCTGATCTAGCCCGCGCGGTGTGATCCGCTTGACCTTCTTCTTGGGTGCCATCTGTAGCAGACTCTTAGCCATGTATTGATCCTTTCATATTAGAGAACATCATATCACACAGCTTAGGTATTGTCAACCTTTAAGTCCGCCAAGGAAGCCAACCCACTGCTGAATGCGATAGTCCCAATTGTAGAAATTGTTGGTGTACATTTTCTGGAAGTTCAACTTGTTTTGATTATTCTGATCCCAGAAATTCTTGATAGCTAACATTAGAAGTCCGGCAAATCTGTTCGCATGGACGTTGGCATCTTCTGACCAACCGTACATCGTAGCGAAGTTGGCAGTTGTCTCAGGCAATGCAGCGAAATTAGGACACACAACATCACAGCCAGCACTCATGGCTTCAATAACAGAAATGCCAGATGTTTCGGGCCAGATGTTTGGGTATGCGTAAATGTGTGCTTTCTTCAAAGCTTCACGGACAACCACATTAGGTTGGAATCCATGATATGTCACATTAGGATTGGCTCTGAGCTTATCGAAAAGAGGCAGATACGGATCGTCTCGATGTTCCCAACCATAGATTGCAAACGACGAATAAACATCGAGATGGTAATCAATTCCTCGATCTGTCATAAAATCAACGACAGGTGCAAGGAGTTCTAGCCCACGATGTGGCGTGGTGTGATAGATAAGATTGATTGTACCTTCTGGCTTTACATGATCCTCGATAGGAACGATTGCGTTCTGCAATACGATACCCTTATCATAAGGAACCTGCAGCGCCATGTTATAAGTTTCTTGCTGGTAGTTTGAAACAAAGATTAGCTTTTCAAACCGATCAAGACTAGACTTTTCCTTAAGATGCTGCGACTCAGGATCGTCCCAAGTATCATGCAACCAAAGCAAATTACGCTTTGAGGAATCAACCTCGCGCACACGCGAACAAATGATATTGAATGGATCTTTTAGGTCATCTGGAAGACGATCCATAAGACCCTTGTACATCTGCTCGGTGCCGCCCTGCGAACCGATATGCCCATACGTGCCATTTTGTGCAGGATCAATTGTCATCGGCTTTGCAGTATCGCGTAAGCCAGTAATTTTAAGTTTCATTCCATTGTCTCCACTTTAATAACCGAATTAATTCGAAATGAGCGCCAGCTTCGCGCTTGAAGATCCATCACTGCGAGAACATTTGGATTATCCTTCGTTGTTACTTCCGCGTCTTCCATGATAGGAGGAAGATACTGATCCATCAATGAGCATACCATAATACGCTCTGTGCCATCAGACTTTGTAAACGTCACACGGATAACATTTTCACGCGCCAGTTCGGCCACACTTTGCTTAGTCCACATCATTATATATTCTCCTCTTCATCTTCGTATATCCACATTCCTAAATCAAACAATGTGTCCATAAGTGAACCGACACCAACTTCCCAATTCATCTCATCCGACATCCAATCGTCTGGATCATTATTTTCTACAACATGTCCAACACCATCTTTGAACATCTTTTTACCTTCTCGCAATGCAAGATGATAAAACAAATTATAATCGTCTTCTTTTGCACCACTCACAAGCTTGTGTAAATTAGGAAATTTTTGGCATTGATCTTCTTCAAACTCCACGATAAATTTTTTTGCCATATCTTTCCACATTTTTTCTTTTTCATCCCGCGTGAACGTATGATTTTTAGCTTTTTTGCGTGCCATCACATAGCTCCTAGATTTTACGACCGAGAGTTTTGGTATCTGCGCCATCAGTGATATACTGGTAAGCGCCTTTGGAATACGCGGGTGCAGTACGCGCAGCCTTGTTTTGGATTTCTTTGATTGTCTCTTTGGTCTCTTCAAGCCCACGCTTCCACTTGTGGTCATTGAGCTTGTCGCGCTTGGCTGCAATGCCGCCAGGAATAGCATCTGTCAAAGGTGCCACATTGCGCTCATTCTGCCACTGGTCTGCTTTGGCTTTGACTGGCGCACGATCACGTTTGACGTAGCCCACACGCGCCAGAAGTTCTGCAGTTTTACGAGCAGACTCCTCGGATGCGCGTGTGGGCAACGAAGCCTTGCGTTTGCGAAAATTGGTGGTGGTGTAGTAGATTGGAAGGATAGCCATGACGAACTCCGATTTGAATTCATCATAACACAATCATTCCTCATTGTCAAATGGAGAATTCAATCGAATTGAGCCATGAATAGCATCACGGATCGAATCCACTGCGGCTTCGCCACGCCCATGAAAGCCAAACACATTCGAGATAATAAATGTATCTTTTGGCACAATCATTGGCGCAACGCCAAGTCCCATGGCTTCCATCTCGATTGGCAAAACTCTCAGCGATCCCTCTGCGTGCCCATAGGTACGCTCTGGCTCTATCGTCTTATCATAATATCGCATGTATGCGCTTTGCATCCATGTCAGTCTAGCTTCATTCATTATGTGCGATTGTGGTGAGATTGTAAAGGGTCCGTTTTCAAGTTTGACCTCTTTAGGAAAATACCAGAACTTCATTGCATCATAGTAGGTATCGAAGTGCATGATTTTCTGAACATCGCCGTCGTTTGGTTTATTGTGAACGCGCTGAACAAACGTGTTATCTAGGAACTGCCTCGATGCATCCTTGTGCGTCTTGGACATCATCAAGCAATCAAACACGCAATCCCGAAGCTTGCTATCGAAAAGAAAACTACGCAGAGCAGGATTATCAGTCATTGTGCTAATGACATTCGAGCCATTCTTATTGACACTGATTGGTAACTGTTCCATCTCTCTAATCAGTTCCGAGTTATCGGTACCGAGAAAATCATTGATGACCACAAGCCCATCGTCAATGTAAGTTTGCACCATTGCTGATTTGTTAGCGGTCTTGCGCTGCCGAAGCTTGAGGACTTCATTAGCAAATACAGACCGTGCAACATGAATGCCTCTGCGAGCATCGAGGATGCTATATGGCAATTCATGTAGGTTCTTGATACGACTAAACAGAATCGGGTCGGGTTCCTGTCGCATGATGACAGTTGCGACATTATGCAATGCATCTCTGATCTGATTGGTCTTTGTTGCGTGAGTGGCCATTCCATAAAATTCACACAATCTCGACATATCATCGACAGAGAAGGTATTCAGTGAACGAATGAAAGGATAGAATGCAGACATTACATGCTCCGATAATCTGTAATCATTTGCGATATGCCTGTCTCTAGGCTAATCTTTTGTTTCCAACCGATGCTATCTAGTAGCGAGGTATCAAGGAGTTTTCGCATCATACCATTAGGCTTTGTTGTATCAAAAACGATATCACCATCCCAACGCGCAATATCTATGATAAGGCGAGCGAGATCATGAATTGAGATATCTTCTCCTGAACCAATATTTATATATGGACCATCGAGTTGTGTTGCAGCCACGATAGCATCCGCACAATCGTCAACATGTAAGAACTCACGGCGCGCAGTACCATCACCCCATACTGTAATAGATGATTTACCATTCTTTTGAGCATCGCACACCTTGCGAACCAATGATGCTAGAACATGTCCGCTCTCCGAGAAGTTATCCTTGGGTCCATATAGATTGCAAGGAATCATCGACACATAACCAGCATATCTAGCAGCTTCCATACCAACAAGTTTAGCCATAGCATAACCACCGTTTGTTGGTTCTACAGGACCAGTTAGAATGTGCTTCTCTTTCATCGGCTGTTCACACGCATTTGGATAAACGCATGATGATGAAATATAATAGACCTTTTCAACGCCGCATGTCCTAGCCATGTCGATGACGTTAAGTGCCATCCTTGCGTTATCCATCAGAAAATAATATTGGTTATTCATGTTGTCCATGATACCACCAACAAGACCAGCACAGTGATAGATCACATCAAAATCAAAATCGAAGATTTCATGGACTTGTCTCTGATTGAGTAGATCACAATCCTTACTTGATATTCCAATAGATCCAGGTAGTCGGCGCATCATGGCTGAACCGAGCATACCTGTTGCGCCGAGAATGAGGGCTGTCATCCGATTAGTTTCCTTGTTGCTATAATCTTTTTCTTCAACGGGCGCCAATCGTTGCCGAAGAAGAAACCATTCTTATCCAACAGTTGTGCATTCGTTAGCGGTCCAACGACGCGATGCTTCATGTATGCGAGAACCGGTTGATTGACAAAGTTACCAGCAACGATTGGACGAACCTCAATCTTTGCCCTTTTGAAGTCGGTAAGAAGAGCTTCCCGCGCAATTGTTCTATCTTCCTTGAGAACGACGCCGAAGCCAAACCAACTCGACTTCATTCTCCGATTCTCAGTCTGAATGTGGAAGTCATCACCAAAAAGTTTAGTGAATGTCTCGGCATTCTTTCTGCGAGCGTCAATCATTCGATCCATCTTAGTGAGCTGGACAGAACCAATAGCACCACTCATTTCTAATGGGCGAACGCAATAGCCGGGGAGCACAAAGTGGAAACTCTCATTGAATGGATCGACAGAACCCTTAGCGTAAAGATGATCGGTACGAACATCACGCACCCACCCGTGTGCGCGAATGGATCGCATGTAATCAGCCAGTTCATCATCATCTGTCACAATCATACCACCTTCCATCGTCTGGATATGGTGTGAGAAAAAGAAAGAGAAGGTACCAAACTCACCGAATGTGCCAGCTTGCTTTACATCATACAATGCACCAAGGCTTTCACAATTATCTTCCATCAGATAAATGTCATTATCATCACACAGTTGCCGAAGCTCTGTCAACTGGCACGGCAGACCAAGAAGATTGACAGCGAACACCGCACATGTCTTTTTGGTAATAGCACCTCTCACAGTTTCTAATGTGAGATTGAATGAGTTGATACCAACATCAACAAACACAGGCACAAGCCCGAGTTGCGTAATAGGGAAATATGTTGTTGACCAACTTACAGCTGGCACAATCACTTCACTACCTGCTGGAATTTCTTTTAGATAAACGAGTGCAGCAAGCCCAACGAGATTAGCTGAACTACCACTGTTTGTCATAACCGCATTACGAACTTCCATCTTCTTCGCAAATTCATTTTCAAACTTTGCGACCTCTGGTCCCATCGTGTATCGACCACTCCGCATCACGCGCAAGATGGCAAACTTTTCTCTCCAGTTCCATGTATCAGTTGCTAGTGGGTAATTCATTTCAAATCCTCCAGATCACTTTGGACCATTTCGTGTATAAGCTCGGTAAAGGTAACCTCTGGTTTCCAACCTAGAATTGCATTTGCTAGTGCTGCATCACCACGCAAGGAATCAACCTCGTTCGGGCGATAATACTTACTATCAATCCGAACGCGAGCGATTCCATTATCATCATAACCAACTTCTTTAATTCCTTTGCCTTCCCAACGAATGGTCATATTCACATACGCGAACGCACATTCGATCATATGCCTAACGGTATATGCTTTGCCTGTAGCAATGACAAAATCTGCTGGGACTGACCGCTGAAGCATCATCCACATTGCAAGCACATAATCCTTAGCGTGCCCCCAATCGCGCTCAGCATCAAGATTGCCAATCAGAATATCATTCTGTAATCCCTCTAAAATACGAGCGACGGCTTTCGTGACCTTGCGCGTGACGAAGGTCTCACCGCGTCTCGGGCTTTCGTGGTTGAATAGAATACCATTCGCAACATACATGCCATAAGAATCACGATAGTTTCTACCGATCCAATATGAATACAGCTTTGCGCTACCGTACGGGCTGCACGGATGGAATGGCGTGTCTTCATTTTGTGGAGAAGGAGATGAACCAAACATCTCAGAGGTACATGCTTGATAAATGCGAGTGTCCAAATCTAGTGATCGAACTGCCTCGAGAATTTTAAGCATACCGACACCATCAGCTTGAATGGTATATTCGGGGGTTTCAAAGCTTACCTTCACATGCGACTGTGCAGCCAGATTATAGATTTCATCTGGCTGGATTGTGCTGATTAGATTGAGGAGATTAGAGCCGTCTGTCATATCTCCATAGTGCAGATGTATCTTATCAAAGAGGTGGTCAATTCGCCCGGTATTGAACGACGACGACCTACGAATGATTCCATGGACTCGATAGCCCTTCTCAAGAAGAAGTTCCGCGAGATAAGATCCATCTTGTCCGGTTATGCCAGTAATCAGTGCTGTTTTCATATTCACATCCATTCAACATTGCCAAACAACTCAACCAATTGTCTAATCTTACACCAATCGTCCTGTAAAATCAAGCTCGGATCGTCGCATTTCTCTTGTGAGAAGAAAAATAATTTCTGATCTGGATTCAACGCAGCTGCCAATAATGTGAAGGTAGAATAAGCGCCATATACAGTTTTGGCATTTAGAATACGCTTCCAGTCCGCCAATGCATTCGATACAGGTTGAAGCTTGTATCGCTGAATGACGGACTCATCTTCGCTTATGATGATTGGCTGGTAGTTCTCATATGGATAATGAGAAGCCAACGATAACGAATCAATCAAGGTGTCAAACTTTTCGATAGCAACCAATGGTCTATCTGTTTGCCTAATATGAACAATCGTTTCGTTGGTTTGATTTTTGATGGTAGGCTTTAACCAAACTTTGGTCTTCACTTCATCCCAATGCTTTAGAAGCAAAGAGAATTGTGGCTCTTTGAATGGCAGAGTTTTGTTGGTACCATTGATGGAAGATATGTTTGGTCGAGATTCAAATTCGAGAAGATCGTCAATGTAGATCCTATCCAGGTCGTGGTCATTGCGTGGATAGTTTCCTGTGTTGAACTTGATATCAGATACGGTTGTGGCACGTTCGATAGCAAGCGCATAGGCTGCATACACGGATAAAATCTGCGTACCTAATCCACCTCGAATATGAAACTCTGCCATTATATCTCCATCATCAATTTAGCAAATGCGATACATCATCATCAAAATTAACATTAAATGAAATTCGAGGCTCTATTATGTCTGGGTTACAAAATACGCCATGTGGGTATCCTGCATTAAATAGATATGCATTATTTAATTCGAATTCGCCAGAAATTTTAAATTCTCGATAAAGCCCTTTATACAAATTATCGTATTGATATTTTTGTCGATCTTCTAACCAAACTTTTTTGAAAAAACGAGGAGGAACATCTACGAATCTGGTAATAGACCCTTCGCAATTCCTAACTGGTAACAAGAGATTAACTCTCGTTGGTGTTGGATCTATATGATACGGATCAAGTCCTGGATGCCATGCTGGTTTTGGTTTGATTTGCAAGATCATATATCGAATAGGTTTAGCTCCTATCCAATCACACAATTTTTTTAGTTCCGGAACTTCCTGATTTACAAGATCAAAGTCTGGCACTATTGAATATATGAGTGTTTTGCGAATAGGGTTCTGCAAAATATCAGTATGTTGTTCGACAAATAAATTTAATTTTTGCGATATCGTCTTGATCTTATCGACGGGATAATTTAAATTTTTATAAGGAATTTCACTAGGTCTTCTATAAACTTCATCGTCCGACATATGATGTTCCTTCAATGATAAGTGGTAGACGGAGCCGGGTATGATCCGACATCTGGGCCGTTATGAGCGACCGGCATTTTCCATTTATGCTATCCGTCCAGCGCAATCTGTTAGGACAGTTCAACCCATCCAGTTAGTATATATTTGGTATTGCTGAGTGGTGGGTTACCACGATGCGTGTGAGTATATCCTGCTGGCCATAGAATGAGCTTACCAACCTCAGCCTTATATCGTTTCGAGTAATAGAGGAACTCGGTCTCACCACCATCAGGAATATCGTTCAGGTAAAGAATGAATGTCATTAATCTACGCATTGCATTTGGGTCACCATCTTCGCAGTGCCAAACATGATAGCCTTCGCTCTTATGCGTCTTCTGAATTTTCAAGAGGCGAACGGTGTGTTGACTCATATCTGTCAACACACCATATTTCTGGCGATAAATCGGATACGCTTGATCCCAAAACTTTTTCACAAAATAGTGAAACGGTTCTAGGTCAGAGATATTCAATTCATTTGTGGCTAAAAGCGAAGTGACAAACATCTGGTCATCAGCTTTTCTAACCGACGGTTCACCAGAGGCTTGGCGATTAATTGTGAGCCCCATTGATTCATACCGATGATAACAATCAATGTATCCCATACATTCTTCAGGTGTCAGGAAGTTATTATATTCCAAAACAAAATCATCAATGGTAACACTCATGTGGCAAGAATCTCCTTCAATCTATCAGCCGCGTATGATGCAGCAAATGCTTCTGGCTTTACCTTTGGTGTGAACCCACAAAGCCCACGAATGTATCCAGTCGCTTGCTGAATAACGCAGCTTGATCCATGCATTTCATCGGGATTGATATCGAGGTGGACTTCCACATGCCTGTCGCCGATTGCTTCATACAGTTCTAGGTACATGTTCGCTGCACGATAGACTTCATTCATCAAACGGAATGATGGCCGATCGTGGCGCTTATCGTAATCAAACTCAGATGTTACATCACCGAATACCTTACAGCCCTTGTTGCCATCATAGTGAACAACAACCGCTACCGTGTAGTCGGCAATCCACTTACCGTCTTTGCGACAGTAGCGTTCCGAATCTGCACCGATATAGATTTTTGTTGTGGCTGAGGTGTTGCTGATAAATTCGCGGACTTCATTGATGTTCATTTGGTTTCTCATTACGATATTTAGTTGGTGCCCACGGTCGGGTTCGAACCGACACTTTGGAGATTTTAAGTCTCCTGACTCTACCTGTTGGCCTACGTGGGCATTAGCTACTATATAGAGTAAGATTATACACTCGGAGATTATTTATGTCAAGCGATGATTTTTTTTGCCCCGCTCCCTGGACAGGATTGTACTACCATGAAAATACTGCGTCGCCGTGTCATGTAAGTTTGGAAAAACAAACAATGTCACCGATTGATTATTTGCAAAGCGATTGGCTTGCAAACATCAAAAGCGAATTGAAAGAAGGAAAAGTTCCGAAGAACTGCGAAGTCTGTTGGAAAAAAGAACAGCGTGGGCTTAAAAGTTCAAGACAAAGTGAAATTAGAATGATGGGTGTTGGGAACTATGGTTATGGACTAGGAGAAGATAGACAATCATCAGATTTTAACGCAGAAGATCCTACAGAAATCGTTCGTATCGAATTGCGAGCGAGCAATCTTTGCAATTTTAAATGCAGAATGTGTAATGCAGATTCAAGTTCTGAATGGCAAAAAGAAGTAGAAGAATACCCAGTCCTTTTAAACTACACACAATTTAAATTCAGAGATTTCACAAACACGTCCGAAAGCAATTTCGATGAACTAAAAAAACTGTCATTAGATAATGTCAAAACTGTATGTTTTACAGGTGGAGAACCATTGCTGATAAAGCAGTACTATGATTTTATGGATCACATGATTGAAAATGGGTATCATAAAAAAGTGATACTGGAAATGTTTACCAATTGCAGTGTGTGGAATCCACTTTTCATAGACAGGCTAATGCAATTTGAAAAAGCTAGAATCGTAATGAGCATCGACGGTGTTGGGAAAGCTGCTGAGTACAATAGAAAAGGTACGAAATGGGATGTGGTTGAAGAAAACTTCATAAAATTTTCAAAGCTTCCATTATGGAATTTGCATTATAATATTGCTATCAGCCCGTATAATCTTTTAGACTTTGCAAATCTAGCTGAGTTTTTGATGAAGATTTATGATATCAACCCAATCTTGCAGACAAGATGCTATTCGGTAACTCTACCGTATGCTCTTCACTGGGTACACCTAAACAATGATCTTCGCGCAAGAGTTATGAATGAGATTGATAAGTCGATAGAAATTCTACATCCGTCAAATTTTGATGTTCTCAAGAAGGAGCTTCTTGCTATCAAGGCTCATATGCTTGAAACGAAACCTGAAAGAGAAGACCTTTTCATCTCATTCACGAAGACACTTGACACCATTCGAAATGAAAAATTCGAAGACGTTTATGGTTACAAGCTATATTGATGGAGCGGGTAAGCGGAATCGAACCGCTGCATAAACCTTGGCAAGGTTTCAAGCTACCATTACATCATACCCGCATTGGAGGAGCCACCCAGATTCGAACTGGGACCTCAAGGATTTGCAGTCCCGCACATTGCCGTTTTGCTATGGCTCCATATTGGCTGGGAATCAAGGACTCGAACCTCGAATAAGGGAGTCAGAATCCCCCGTTATACCAATTTAACTAATTCCCATCATATTTTAGAAGTTGATTTTCAATCCAATCATACCAACTGCGCCGGTGTAATTAGAACCTTTATCAGCTCCTGCTGTTAGTTCTATATATGCGTCCTTTACGATTTCAATCTTCGCGCTTGCGCGTATCTGCGCGATAGTACCAAAATCTCTGGAACGTGTCACTCTCGTTTCTACACCGAAAACGTCGTCGATGTCATATCTGATACCGACATATGGTCTTGCTTCAAATGAAGAACCAACACCAGGCAATGTGGATAGCAATGCACTACCACCTTCGGCCTGTGATATTACCTCAGACTTGTTTAGTACGACACCAACAAGTGGTCTGAATCCTTCAAACTCCTTAGCGGAATAGAATGTGATATCGCCGTAGTAGTTTCTTGTCTTCACGGTGCTACTGTTCACAAGTGCAAACACTGGCAACGATGTTGTCGTGGCATATTCAGCGGTGCTATAACCAACTGCACCCTTGACCCAAACATCTTCCTGCTTTGTTAGAAAGTAAGCTGTACCCGCGTATGCGTCGGAGCTAGAAGATGAACCTACGAATCCACTGTTTTCAGTCTTTGAGATATTACCAGCAATACCAGCTGTGTTATTCTCAACGGTTGTCTGATAGCCAAATGATAGCCCACTGATACGGAATGAACCGCTTGTTTTCGCATAACCCAAGCTAGGCGTAGCCCATGCACCATCTTTAGTTGATAGAGCATCGACCAAGAATGGATTGAAATTGCGAACCGCAATAGAATCCTTTAGAGATACGCCAGACACAGATGCAGTCTGCGCTACTGATTGACCGATTGTTATCGTAGCACCATTTTGCGTTGTTGTCAATGCTGTTCCGTTAGTTGTGACTGTAGTGCCATCGCTATATGTTTCTACCGCATGTGGTGTTGTCACTGTGGTAATGGTATATGGGCGAGTTGTCACTGGCGTTGTGGTGCGTGTTACTGCAATCCACTGACCAGAATTTACCCTCGCATTAGCAACATTATAAGCAACAACAGATGTTCCATATGCGGTTGAGGATGTTGCGGTTGATGGCGCGTTGGCTGTACTAACGAGAGTGACAGGTGGTGGTGTTGGATTACCAGCCGCTGCACCCTGTGATGGAGTTGCTAGTGTGGTAAAGCCAACAGATGATGGGATAGTACACTGGTCAGGTGCGATGCTTACAGTTGAGCAAGCGCCGCCATATACGCCAAGCTGAATAGAATTACCGTTAGAAGTGTTATTCCCAGAGACTTCAAAAGCAATAGTGTAAGTGGTGCCAGCTGTAAGAGCCACACCTTGGTAAATGCCATCAAACGACCCAACAGCGCCGTCATACCATACGCCACCATGAGCGCCCCCAATATCAGTCCAAGTGCCAGCGGCAGCAGGATATGTTCCATTTTGATACCAAACTCCCCAGTTTGTTGGGGCTTGCATGTTAGAAACACCATTGTTGGTTGTTACGCTAAAACGACCACCTGTAGTGAATGTTCCGTTAGTTAGAAGATTTGTGGTTGAACCAGCAGCGGTCAAAGTAACATTGTCAAATGTCCAGAATGCTGGGTCTTCGCGAAAGGCAAAACCTACAAAGTTTGCTCCAGTTGTTGATGGAGTAAACGTGTAGGTAAATGGTTGCCATGTGTTTCTTGTATTGCCTGTAACAGTACCTATTGAACCTGATGGTAGCGTTTGTGCATATGGTGCTGTAATCGACGCACACAATATTGCAGCGGCTGCTAGTAGTCTTTTCATTTTTGCTCCTATGTTGCATCAAACAAAAATGTCATCAACAACATATCGAACATGATATGGCGGAAGCGGTAGGATTCGAACCCACGGTACCCTTTCAGGCACGCTAGTTTTCAAGACTAGAGCAATAAACCAGACTCTGCCACACTTCCGTTATAAGCAAGGGTGCGTATCTCCTACGCTTGCCTGCTGCCCCTTTACAGCTCCCTCAAACGAAGGATTCTCTGGTTAGTGAGAACCCATGAGGCGAGAACTTTTCGGATCGTAGCGGAACCACCCGCAGTCGATTTCTTCCAACTAAAGTTTCTCGGTCCATTCTTGGCACCGGTGCTAGGAGTTGAACCCAGGCCCTCAGTTTTGGAGACTGATGTGCTACCGTAACACTTCACCGATAATTAGCAACCTATTTATAATGGCGGAGAGTGTGAGATTCGAACTCACGGAAGATTTTCACCTTCGCTCATTTAGCAAACGAGTGCTTTAGGCCACTCAGCCAACTCTCCAAAGTCTATTCACAAAATCTAGTAGCAACTGGTGATGTTTACCATCGTGCCAATATCCATCAAGATACTGATAAGGACTCTCATACCAAAATTCCTCACTCTCAGGATGGCAACCAATCAGACCAAGATTGCCTTGAATGATTGCCATCGGTTCATCGTTAGCATATTTGGCAATAGTATCATAATATCCGCTGCCTGTAAAGACACAACCGTCATAGAAGAACATCTTTTCTTTTTGACCAAGCCATTCAATATCAGCAACCGTACCATAGCTTCGGCGTATCTCAGCCGTTGGTCGCTTGATATATTGAACAGCGTCTATCCCATCAAGAAAATCAAAATATCTAGAACCAGCCCAATAAGCACCCATGCAAATGCCGATATACCTACCACCTCTATCAAGAAACGCTGCGATTTTGTTAGCTTTAGAACGTGTAAAGAAATCGTGATAACTGTCACTGTCGCCAATGCCGCCAGGGAAAACAATTCCATCCACATCATTTAGTACCTCATCAAGATCATCTTGAATTGTAAACAGCTTCACTTCATATTGCGAAGATAACGCTCTTATTATCCCATTACAACACTCAATAGAGCATTCTGGTTGGTGATTAAAAAGAGCAATCTTTTTCATATATTTATTTCCTATTTGAATAAATTATTCTAAATAGCGTCGTGCGAAATATTTATAATGATTCATATTATAGGAAAAAATCATGACCGAGAAGCTTTTTGAAGAAATCAGTAATCGTGTAGATAAGATCCAATCCAAAATTGACTTTCTTAATGAACTTGAAATGAGAATTGATACAATCCTAGGCAATCTTACCGAAGAGCCAGAAGACGAAGAAGAAGATGACGAAGATGACGAAGAAGATGACGAAGGCGATGTTCTTCTCACTGGTCTAAAAGATTTGGTAGCTAACACTTCATTCACATATACCGAATAAATTTACCTTACATGAAGTAGAGGAGCGGATCCGAAGTTCGCTCCTTTTTTTATTTATAATGGTGCCGTCTCTTGGTTACGCTCCAAGCTCTCTTGCTCTTCAGGCAGGCGCTTTCACTAGATTAGCTTAGACGGCAAGTATATAGTTGGTAAGAGCGAACCTTACCACGCAGTACCACCACACTCGCTTTGTGACCGTGAACCTGGGAGGGTGATCCAAACGCCGCGAGACTATATTGGTTGCAGAGGGTGGAATTGCACCACCGGCCTTTTGGGTATGAACCAAACGAGCTACTACTGCTCCACTCTGCTTCAATTGGTGCCGAAAACTGGACTTGAACCAGTGACCATACCCGTATGAAGGGTGCGCTCTACCAACTGAGCTACATCGGCAAACTGTTCCCACCGTTAACTGGCTCCATAAGCGCCACGGGTTTGTTTTACATCGGCTGCCGCACGGTGGGCACACGGTCCGATGGTAGTGGTGGGTGAGGTAGGAGTCGAACCTACATTGTTTACCACATAGGGACCGGATTTACAGTCCGGGGATGCACACGCCATAGCATCAACTCACCCAATTCTTTTATACTTGAACCCAGACTTGACCTTCAAGCCACGCTACAACCTCGTCACGCACGGCTTTTACCGCATCTGGCTTCATAAACTTTTCAATTTTTCCATGCTCATATTTGATGACCATTGAAACAATACGAGGCAAAATATACGTCTTGAACGTACCATTATCTTTACGACAATGTTCTACCGTTTTGTAAATTCGCCCTTCTATGTATGCGCGAGCGAGAAGAGTAGCACGAGCTTCATTGCGAACATCAAAACGACGATGGCTATTCAATGACTCCCACATAAAACGAACTTTAGTCTCGTCCTTTTGGTGTGTCTTGAGCCATTCAATCTGGCGCTTGAGTTTCTGTTCCTCGAACCGAATGACGCCAGCTTCCAATGCGAGATGTTTAGACTTGATCTTTAACTTGATAGACATGTTGGTTTCCTTATTGATGTTAACATTATACGATAGTGATTATTCAAAGTCAATAAGAAAATTCATGGGGGACGAAAAACCTACAGAAAAAATACCTTCATGTTATTACTCCATTATCAGTTGGTGATCCTAACGGGACTTGAACCCGTATTCGATGTTTTAGAGACACCCGCATAGCCAGTCATGCTCTAGGATCTATTTATATTGGCACTACCTCCAAGATTCGAACTTGAACTCCGGCGTCCACAACACCGGGTGCTTACCAATTACACTAAGGTAGCATAGTGCTTCTGAATAAGATTCATATTTGTTGTCACTGCCACACGATCTTTATCGGTTTGATTGTGCGACACTTGATGAACTAGCCACCCAGGAAACATAATCATCTGTCCAGCTTTTGGCTTATAGTTGAACACATTATAATGTTTAGGATTAAGACTAATCCAACCTAACGTCGATCTAGGATCGAGTAGTCGAATGATCCCACCTTTATCTCCTACATCCACATAATAAGTGGCTGCAATCGTAGTCATTCGATGACTATGAAATCTATATTCTTGCCCATATTTACAAAAATTAATCCACCCTCTAGCATGTCTAAAGAAATCTGGTTTATATTCCATCTCAAAAAATTCAGTTGCATATTTGGCAGCAGATTCCAAAAAGAAATCATGAAGAATATTTATACCTTCATTATATCTATGACTCCAGATATTTCTGTCTTGTGAATACTCAAAAGTATCTGAACCATTTTGCTCAGCAACACCTTTGAGATTGCCATCTAAAATAATTTTATTGATTCTTTCAAAATCTGGCAAATCAAAAATTGCTACTGGTGTTGAAAACAAATTTAATTTCTGCATGATATACCTTTAAATTGGTGCCCGTAGTAGGACTCGAACCTACAACATTCGGAGTTTGAAACCGACGCCTCTTCCAGTTGGACTATACGGGCCTGTTATTCCACGGATTCATACTAATTGCAAATCGTGTACCTGTGTAATCATACACAGCATGGTAAATGTCAGAAGAGAACATGACCAACCTATTTGTCTTAGGCGTACATCGAAAACTCTCGGACGTGAAATCACCACCTTGCATGTTTTCGATGTGTGCGTAGTACACGATGCTCACAGCAGGAAATATCAGTTCCTCTGTTCGCTTATATATGTACTCATCGTGGTCAAAATGCCAACCAACGGCTTTTTGATTGACCCACATTTCATAACCAGTTGTCTGCGATAGATCAAAATGCTCCTTCGCGATATCGAGGATCTTTTCATGCAATGGGCTAACGCCGTAATCGTACCAACGCTGTGGCATTGGCGGACCATAATCAAACGCTTTCAACTGTTCCAGTATAACAGGATCAAACACATTGTCAAGCACGATCATCTTTTGCATAATGCATCCTTATATTGGTGCCCCTGGAGAGATTCGAACTCCCACCACCCGGAACCTAAATCCGGTGCCTCTACCAGTTGGACTACAGGGGCAAAACTATTTGCTTATTCGCTTTAATATCCGAAGGACATGTACAGCGATGTCTAGGACAGATTATATAGTCATCAAATAATTCAAAATTATCAATCTTTCCTAATAATTTTGAACCACACACTCCAGCAAAAACATCACCGGAATATGAAGCATGAATGGATTCCGACCCAACATGGCATTTCCATCCTTCGAAATTGTGCCAATTATTCAGCGTTATAAGTCCAAGTTTCATTGCTGAGATAGTTGACCCATCAGAAAAGATCATTTTAGGGTTAGACCTAGTTTCTCTTTTTTTGTTATTTGCAATATAATCTTCATATTTTTTTAATGTGTCTGATATCCAGTTATATTGTTCCCTGCTGTATCTATAAGTCGTGCGATTTATTTTATCGTTTTTATCCCAATGCTGCAAGACTTTTGGAGTAACAAAAACTTTAAACTCGTCATCTAATTCATCATATAAAGCCATTGCTTTTTCCCAATTATTAGGATCACACGATAGATTGTACCTCAAGTTAGTTCCACTATCTATAATAATTCTTGAGAGACTATTGACCTTATTAGATTTTGTGAACTCTGGATGAAGAGATAACTGAACGGCTGAAATAGGAAGGATACTTTTCCAAAAATCATTTCCTCGCGAACCATTGGTCGTTATACACAATATGCATTTATCACGCAATCTGGAAACAATGTAGGGTAGCATAGGATGCAAAGTTGGTTCTCCGCCACTTAACACAACATCAAGTCTGCGAGTTTTAGCCAACTCTTCAAGCTTATCAACAAATGCTATTATCTGTTCGTCAGTAGGAAATCCTTGCGATACACCTTTGTGATATTCACCACTATGAAGAAAAGATGGACAATAGTTGCAACTAAAATTGCAGAAATCTGTGAGTGTCCAATAAACAGATAGTTCTGGTTCTTTACAAAAGACTGCAACAGGCTGCATATATGATCCTTCATTTTTTATGGCGCTCTTGAAGGGAATCGAACCCTCCTCACCCCTTAGACAGAGGGGTCGCTTCACCAGATGCGTACAAGAGCAAATTTCGGTACTGGTTACTGCCATCCAGCGTTGCCTTTTCGCGCAACAGGTTCTGAGACAAGACGGTCCAAGTAACTCGGTCTCTTCAGGCGGCCGCAGCCTATATCCACCAAGGCCGCTTGAACCCAGGTTAGGTGGTGACGCAAAGGATCTCATCCCTTCGAATTATGGTGCCCCCACGAAGATTCGAACTCCGGACCTACTGATTACAAATCAGTTGCTCTACCAGCTGAGCTATAAGGGCAAAACTAGAGGGATGGTGTTGTGTACACAGGCCTCGCCAAACCACACCATCCCATACGCGATATGGAGTCCCGTGAGGGAGTCAAACCCCCAACCTTCGGTTTCGTAGACCGATGCTCTATTCAGTTGAGCTAACGAGACAAATTGAATTCAGGATCTTGACTAGATGCAACCTATGGTTAGGATTTATCGGGTCGCCCAGCATCTTGCTGCCATTCACAGTAGGTAACCATTTGCTTCTACTGTTAGTCCTGAAATGGTGGAGGTAGCCAGAATCGAACTGACGACATCCTGCTTGCAAAGCAGGCGCTCTCCCAACTGAGCTATACCCCCTGGTAGTCCGTGACGGGATTGAACCGCCGACCTTCGCCGTGTAAAAGCGTTGCTCTACCGCTGAGCTAACGGACCGTGAATGAGAAGAAGAGGCGTTCCCAGCATTAGGGATACTTGAATACCATCGCACGACCAATGGGATGTTCTCTCGGTGTTCGTGAAACAAGCTATGAAGCTCCACCGATACCGCCTCTTCTAATTGGCTCCTCGACCTGGGCTCGAACCAGGGACATTCTGATTAACAGTCAGACGCTCTACCAACTGAGCTATCGAGAATCAAACTATAATAACAACGAATGCTATTATAGTTTATATATGCATTTGGTTGGGACAGCTGGATCCGAACCAGCGACCTAACGCTTATCAAGCGTTTGCTCTACCACTGAGCTATGCCCCATCATTTGGTGAACCATGCAGGGATCGAACCTGCGACAAAGAGATTAAGAGTCTCCTGCTCTACCAGCTGAGCTAATGGTCCTAAATTGGTCGGAGATGCAGGATTCGAACCTGCGACCCTCGCGTCCCAAACGCGATGCTCTACCAGACTGAGCCAATCTCCGAAAACTGATTAGGCATGGTGTTATGTTATGGATATGGATAGACTGTCATACCGTTCGCTTTAATCTGTAACCTTATGCGTGGGAGCAACCCCACTTTTCAGTTACAACTCAGTTTATGCCGTGCCTGCAGGACAGAGGGCTCCAGGGACTGTGCGCTGCCCAGGAACACTGGGATTTTCCATAACACCATACCTAATCAGTTGTTTCTTCTAAAAGAGCTATCTTGCATACCCCATACGAGATATCTTGTAGCTGCCACTAACGATGTGGCAGCATCGCATAGCTCTTTTAGAAGAAACAACCGTTACACCCACGATGGGGTAAGAATCCCTACTCTAAAAGCAGGAATCCCCGGCGTTTCTTTTTCTTTACCAGCAATGTCAAACAGCGTATTCTCTATTCTTATATAGTAGCATATTGGCACTCTTTTGTCAACCATTCTTTTTTGGTCCTCCGTATCGGATTTGAACCGATGATCTCCGCGCTTGAAAGGCGGGTATGTTGGACCGCTACACCAACGGAGGTTATATGGTGGACTCTCTGGGACTCGAACCCAGCACCAACGGTTTAAAAGACCGCTGCTCTAACCAACTGAGCTAAGAGTCCGAAATCTTTACGGGATATGGTTCCCGCAAACCTGACGCTCTACATACCCATGAGGAGTGCGATTCCACACAGTAGCACACCGCGGGCGTCGGAGTGGTGCATAATACGGCCTAGGAACAGGCTGTGGTATATACACTGGCTCCTGCGCGATATACCGCGGAGGCGGAACGTAAACATCCATGGTAGGGCGAGGACCATACACGGTCGCATTGCAGCCCGCGAGCGCGAGGGCTAATGCTGAGACGGCTGCAATGCGGATCATGCTACACTCCATTCCATTTCATCTTCGGTTTCGATCCATTCGGAACCGTCATACTCTCGCAGAATGTACCGCGTACCAGGTGCTAACTCACGGATGCACAGGTCAGCACAATAGCCAGACGCAGCTTTACCAAGTTCCTCTACGGCCTGAGCAAGAACAGGATCTGTCCGCTCAATATTCCAATCATTGAAAAATTCACCCTCATTCATTACGCTAGTACCGATACGGAATCGGACATTGCGAAAACTAACTTCGGACTCTTCCTCGGTAAAAGGGACACCCTTTATCTCAAGGTATCTACGAATGCAGGCATCGGACAAACCAAAGCCACCGAAGCAACCATTATAAACGATCTTTGTCACCTTGTCAACCTCTTTGTTAGTGGCGGTCGCGGAAGGATTCGAACCCTCGGCCCACGGAGTAGAAATCCGTTGCTCTATCCAGCTGAGCTACGCGACCTTTACGCTTGTAGCCTTTGCGAGATGCAACGACACGAGCATGGTATTTAGTAGTAGCCAAATCAATCGCAATCGGGTTGCGCTTTGATCCGCTTGAGCTTACCGATGATTTCCCAGTCATAGGTTTTTACCTTCGTCTTTCTATCGACAACAAAGTCCATTTTGTGCCCAGTTTTGTATTCTAGGTACTTAACGGCCTCGGCTAACGTATCGAACACCTTCTGACCAGTGGTGTTATTTAGATTAGGTTTGGCTAAAAATTGCATCACACTCTCCATTATTTTTATTTTATATGGTCGGGACGGGATTGTCAAGGTCTATTTTAGCTGTTTTCGATATCGTTTAGGAGACGCTCTAGGTACATAATTTCCTCATGGAGCCCAGCGCGATACCCAAGCTCGGAACCAGACAGTCCTGCCATAGGGGAATCGTATTGGTGCAACAGGTGACGGCTACGGGTTAGGCGGTCATACAACCGAGCCTTGATTTCCGTGATAGCCGTCGCAGGATCCTTTGACAAAAACTGGTTCATTTGACACCTCAGAGAATGGACAAGCTGGCACGGCCAAACTTATAGAGAACGATGGCTTCACGCCTTACGCCAGCTCCTGCACGGAACGCCTTGAGTCCCGTAGCAAAATAAAACAACCGACCTCGCTCATACGACCACTGTTCCGCTGTGGAAAAATCATCGTAATCGGAGCAAAAACCTAGACCGTTCGCGGCATCACGGACACCCTGTAGAAAGGTAGGGCGAGCCATGATCTTACGGATCGAAACTGACTTGGTTGCTACTTGCGCCATCAATTTTCTCCATTCATCATCATATTACCATAATACCACGAACTGGCAGGATTGTCAACCCTTAGGCTGCAAGATTTTTCATAATCTTGCCCATACGGCGACCGTGCGCGGGGTACGCGACCACAGCCACATCCTTATTCCAGCAAGCGCGGCAATCGCCACATTTGCCACCACGCTCATATGCGTCACACACCTTGGACGCTTCGGTCTCGGAGTCGGCAAACGGAACAACCGTTGAGCCATGCTCACCATGCTCAAAAGCGCCATTGATAAAGTCCGACGAATAGCGAACCGCTGCGTTCGGCAGGGCCTTCATCCGCTCAAGGATCGCACGGATGCGCGGGACCTTGTAAGACTTCGTGGGCAGCCAATGCTGGACGTGAGGAGTTTTTTGCATGACCAGAAAAATCTTGAAAGCCAAAGCCGGGTGGTAAACGTCACCCGAGTCGAACCAACGGAAAAATTTCTGGCGCTTCAACTCCTTGACCATATCATCAACCCACTCCGGGCGCTTCCAATCCTCGCGGTTGTGTTCGCGCAATGCGATGGCGTCAGGCATCTGGTAGAAGCCTTCGGTGGCATAGCAGCCAGCGCACACCTCAACCGGGGCCTTTGTCACCGGGTCGATAGAACCGGGGCAGGTCTTGCGAGCCTGAAGCGACCAGGATTTGGCGGGCATTTTAGAGGCTTTGGAAAGCTTAATCATGGCCATGTTCTCCGTGTTCATTTCATCTTAACTTAATGATACCACAGACGGGCTTGATTGTCAAGGGCCTGTGGTACTCTTAAATTAAGCTGCTATTCGCTATAAGATTCCTTGAGAAGGAAGGCGGGCATATATTCACGCGGGTCGATCTTGTCTGCCAATTCCATTCGGGCAAACTCCTCAAGAACCTTTTCTTGGGTCTTGGTCATGGCTTGCTTGGTGATAGGATGCTTTTTGGCAGACACAACCTTCATGGTCTCAAGGTTCTTAGCCTTGACTGCCGCCTTAGCCTCGTCGGACAGACGAGAGGTATCGACAACCTTGACCGCCTTGTCCTTGACCGCCTTCGGCGCTTGCGTCTTTACAACCTTGGGAGCCTTGACCTTAGCAGCTTTGGGCGCTGCGACAGGAATGGCACTAAGGTCGCCAGACGCAAGGACGTAAGCGGTAACGCCACGGCCGCCATCACGAACTGCCTCGATAGCCAGACCCATCTGACGAGCGAGAAACAGCGCCCGACGGGAGCGGCGTTCGGAACCCGTCGCGGCGTCAAGCTGCGCGGGAGTAAAGCGGTTGCCATTAGCCTTGAGAAGGTTGACGACCGGATCTGCTTGCTTAAAGTTCATGATGTACCTCTGATTTCACCCTACTTTTATATTCTACTAGGAGCGGATTGGATTGTCAATGGCACCTAGCGGCGATTTGACGGTTATTTTTGTAATTGTTTATGTTACGATCTTTGTTTATTCTGATGCAAGCCATGCACGGATTAACGCTTCATAATTGATATCGTACGGCAGCGAAAGAGTTGCAAGTTCTTGCAAGTATGTAACACGCTCTGCAACAGTCTCAAGCGCACGAAAGGTTTCGAAGATATATTCTATTGTCATGCTTTAGCTCCGTTTTCTGACTCTATAACCATCTTACTAGGCTTCTGCTTGATTGTCAAGGTAATAATGGTAACAAACTGTGATACGCTCGTTATTGCTACGCTCATGCCTTAACCTCAACTCATATCCCTATAATACCAGAAAGGGGGCCTATTGTCAAGGCGCCCTAACCACTAGATGATTTGGTGTTGCTAAATTATCACACCACTAGAACTTAGCAATAAGTGCGTCCACCTCGGGTATTGTAGCACGCCAATCTGTGCCACGCGACCGATCGAGAGAATTCATATAATGCCTGAAAATCGAAATTTGATTTCGCGCCTTTTCATCTGATAGAGCATCCAGATTGTTTTTCAGATAACCAACAACATGCTTTTGGTCTGAATGCGGAAGATCCGATTGCTCATAAATTTTTATCACGGCTTCTTTGGCCGCTCGAGGTAGATTGATGATATCGACCTGTGGTGGAGAGCGAAGGATACGGAACACATACTTATCGTAGCCGAGCGCACTAAAATATCTGTGAATGGTAAGTGGAGCAAAAATGGTATGAATACCAATGCATGATGTGATATTGACAATTTTTTCGTGGAGCCCATATTCCTTTAGTAGTTCTATGTTCTTGGTGATGCGATCAAACTTCAATGGAAAGCGAACAAGGTTATACCTTTCGCCGACATCATCGGCACTGATGCGAATGATAACATCTTTGAACTCTGTGAGATAATTCAAAATCTTTGGATTCAAAACGCTGAGATTGGTATCATATTCGATGATAATGTTTTTTGCGAAGCCGCGCTCGACAAGCTTTTCGATGAATACATCATGGACAGGCTGGATGAAAGGTTCGCCACCTGTGATATAAACGTGACGAAGATGTGGTGCTAGTTCATCAAACTGTTTCCACCAACGAGGGTCATCATTCCAATTTGGCATGTCATCGGTATATGTCTTGCGGCCGGTAGGAGATGTTTTGGTAATGATGTTATATCGTTTTGGTCCTACATCAAAAAAATCTTTTTGATTTACGTCGATTTGATCTCCGTACCAAAGTGTGCTATAGAGAGGTTCACACATGATGCATTTAGCATTGCATAGATTGCTAAAGCGCATATCCAAGCTGATTGGCATCATGTCAATCGAACCACCAGCGGTCATGATATCAGATGCAGTCTCAGGTAGAACAGCACCCGTCATAGGATGCCCACCAAAATGTTTACGGGATTGATTTGTTCCGCTATCAGCATTCTGGTAGTAGGTTCGCACGACGCGCAATGATGTTGCAGCCTCATCATGTGTCGCTGCGGCATCATCACGATCCCAACACACCTTGCATATCTCGTGGCGCTTGCCTTGTGACTGCGCTACTCGCAATTCTTTATGCCATTTACTATTCATTGCTTCTTTGATAGAATGCGTCAGGACATTCATTGAATTGCCGTCATCATCTATAGCAACACCATGGCTATCACGACCATCTGATGTCTTGTGGCCTGTGAAACAACAAATCTTGAAATCACCTGATGGCAAAATCATAATAGACGACCAAGGCATCGTACAAAATGTTTTATTGCTGAACGACATCTTTTTCTCTCTTTCCCCAAACAACACCATTCCAAACTCGTTCATGAGCATAATATACGATAATATTTAGTACGGTAGCTATTCCTAGGAACGCTATAGCCGATTGCCAAGAGCCAGTCATTATGAATGGAATCATAAAATTATTGATTGTGATTAGTGCCCGCCACGTTATGCTCTTGCTAATAGTTCTTGGGTGCCCGTCAACAAATAACTTGGTGTCACCTGGTTTTCTATTGAATGCCGCAAATTCCCACGCACGGTCGTGAATCCAAAATAAAACCATATTGATGATGGCTGCTACGCCTGCAATCTGCGCTCCAATAACGAAACTACCGGTAACGATGAATCCATTCAAGAGATGGCTTAGAGTGAATAGAACTCTGATCGTCAGCGTCTTCGCTATCGTGCGCGTGTGCGTCTCATAAAATTTGTTCATTCTAAAAAATACCTTGAGCTGTAAAATGGATAATAATTATGTCTGTCGTAGAAATCTTTCTTATAGATACCTGAATATATTGAATCCATTATTGACATGAACTTATGTCTTTCGAGCAATGACGACTTGATGAACCATCTATCACGCTGGCTATATGTCATAGATCCAGCTTTACCATTACAGAAAATATCATTTGACCATTTTGGATATATAGCTGTCTTGACATATGCATCTTTTAGATACCCATCGAATCGTTTCGAATAGCCACCTGTTTGAAATTTAGTGTCGCTCTTTGGTTCGAACTGCGATTCGTCAATACATGATTCCACATAGTTCTTTAGAACATGCGCTTGCTTGATAGCCAGCTGTGGCATATCAGGTGTCCAATAGAATAGCTCATCATACCACCCTTGATGATACTTTTTCTGAACATATGGACCAACCGTGTTGTCAATGTTATCGGAAAACACGAAGAAATGTTTACCGTTCTCATATTGAAGAACTGGCTTTTCTTTACCCCAAACAAAACATAACTTCTTACCATCAGCGATCATGTTTTTATAATCGTCAATCTCATTTCGGAATATGTGTTTTGCAGGATTGTTTGGACTGAGATGGAAGTTGACGTTATATTCAAACTCTGTATTCCATGTACTAAAAAGTTTTATACAGAAATGTGAGATATCAATCAAACGAAACTCGAATTCGTAACCAGCATTTTTCAGCATTGCGATATCTGGCAAAACCACATTTGTGATTTCTGCGTTATAGTGATTCTGTTTATCGCCAGTAGCACCGTAATTCCATGTTGTTGCAATCTCGTCTATTTTAAGACCTGCATCCAACCATGCCCAAAGTAGATTATGACTATCAGAACCTCCGCTATACCATAATACAACATAATCGTATTCTTCACGGATTTGCCTCGCTCTCTCTTTGTACATTTCCCAAAGAGAACCAGTAGGCTCTTTCTTCCAATCCATAGACTCAAAGGCGGAGCGATTAAAATTCCACTCCGCCTTCATGTTAGTAGTGGAAGCCCACTCAAGGGCTTCCATTTTACTATATGTGGTTCTACCCCCCACCTCATAATAACCGAACTTATCCGCAGTGAGGGATATTTTCATCATCAGAACTTATAATTAACTCCAAGAGACACACGATCTTCGGGACGCTTGTAGTCAAAGTTTTCTACGCGATGGTACCGAGCATCAAGCTCAATTGCGGACGTGACCGCAAACTTAATACCACCACCAGCTGCCCAAACTGCCTCATTCTTAGGACCACCAACACGAACAGGAAGCTTGCTATCAACAAAACGATAGCCAACACCGCCAAGAGCGTATGGAGAGAAAGGACCAAACGCATATGATACAAGCGCATTGCCTGAAACCATGTTAGTATTGCCCTTGGTGTAATCATATGCGGCTTCTGCTGTGAAACCCATAGGACCAAAACCTAGAACCTTACGACCTGCAATAACGCCGAAAGCTGTAGGAGCTTGTTTGTTGACGCCATCAGTGACATTCGCTCCGACATTAACACCGATATAATTGTCGGCGCTTACGAAGACGGGTACGGGAGCCTTTGGAGCGACCTTGCCGCTTGGTACGTCAGTTGCATAAGCGGAAGTGCTTAGTGCAAGTGCGAAGATGGTAGTGATTGTGTTTTTCATATTTACTCCTTAGTCTAAAAAGACATTATATAAAAGTAGGAAGATTCCTACGCTCAATGCCATCCAGTTACAGATAGCAATCACGAGGGCCATTTCTAGCCACTCGTGAAACTTGGAGCGGGCGACAGGGTTCGAACCTGCGACGAACAGCTTGGAAGGCTGACACTCTACCACTGAGTTACGCCCGCAATTTCTATTGTGTATTATATATGCATCTTTACTCTTTGTCAAGACAATTACGCCTGTCTTGTGAGATAGTTTGGACGCACATACTTTGCACCAAAATATTCCTTGACCAACTGAATAACAATCTGATCGTCATATTCCTTGCATGAGAAAACATCGAGGTACATAGCATTACCACCCATGCCATCATCTGGCACAAAATGCGCTACGATATTTGATGTTTCGATTAACTGTACCAATGTGTAGCCGGCCTTGTTGCCTGAGCCAAAGTTAACAATATGTGGTTCACCATAAGCGACCATATCAATATCTTTGACCAAACGCTTGACGAAATAATAGATGTTCTCCGCATCTGTGATTGCTGCGTGATCCAATTCAGCGCAGTCCAATAGGAGGTGATAACCCCAATATGACATATTCGTTCTCCTTATAGCCCGTTAAAAGAATTACCGTTTCTTGTGTCGTAAGTCCATTCGTACCACGACTCGAAAAATGCTCGTACTTCCTTCTCGTTGAACACAGGAGACCTGAGAACGTCAACGATATTATCCGCCGTAGCCTTGTTACTCACGCAATCATACTCACATCTACCAAAGGTAATCACTGGGCGTTTATGAAGCATTGCTTCCATACCAGTCCCAGAATTTACGACGACAACCGCATGTGCGTTGGGGATCAAATCGTGAATGGACACATCATCGACCCAATGAACATGATCGTATTGCTTAACCGCTTGATATAACGGTGCCATGCTACCTGGATTAACAGGATGCCCTTTTACCACCAGTGGCATATTTAGCTTCTTTGTAGCCTCACATGTAGCCATCAATGCATCTAACACCGAGATATCGGAATGGTACTTGATTGTTTCATCGTGTGGAATCTGGCATGGAAACAGAACATATGGGCCATCAGATTCAACTGTAATTTTACCCATAGGCGGTTGTGCGAACTTACTCTCACCCGCGAGCGCACGAGCCTGCATCTGGGCATAGAAGCTTCCGTGTGGTATCTCAAGGTTCCAATCATAGTCAAATGGGTACCTTGAGCTACCACCAGCAAAGCCCTTTGAGTCAATATAAAACTGAAAAGGAAATACGCTCTGCATATAGTAGCGAACTTCTTTTCCACTCACAGGAAAAGTATCGGTCGACTTATGTGGAATATACACGATATCAGCGTCTAGTGATTCTACGAACTCAGTCGTAAATTGCCAAAGTGGCTTTTCAATAATTGAAACCTTATCGCCAGCCTTCAGCATATGATGCTGCAATAGCTTATCTTTGAAATTTTGCCAATGAATACGAATTGGTGGAATTTCGCCACGACCTTCGGGTACAGGTCCTTCTTTGAATGTCACATCCAAACGAGGGAACAGAATTGACACTTTTCTCAAGGCGTACTCTCCCATGCGTTATTCAAAATAACCCAATCATTGATACAGTTTTCTTTTGTTAGTTCTTTTGGGTTTGTTTTTTTACGTTCTTCGCGCACCCAATCGCGCCAATCCCAATCAAGAATTTGTTCTTCTGATACTGTTTCAACTTCATAGGTTTCGCCTCGTTCGCCACCAGTTATCATGTAAGAGAAGTATCTCACCGCATCATCCTTTCGAAGAAAGCTTTCTTGGCAAGGTATTTTTCGTTCTCATACTTCCGCGGTCCTTTACCAGTCCAGATCGTAGTTCCTTCCACGAACTCCCAATCCATAAATTGCGCGTCGAAATACCTAAAACGATAGTCAGTAATATCTTCCTGATAAGCTTCATTGATAGCTACCTGATCTAAGAACCACGCGAGAGGCCCTTTCCTGATACGATTTTCAACCTTCTCAAGGAATGGTACAGCCTCTTGTGAAATAAACACAGCACCAGCTGCTACACGACTACCAGCATTTTCCCAACCCTGTGTGCCGGGCAATGACTCACGAAGAAACAATCCAACCTGGTCATCAAGAATTGGTTCAATGTGTTGCATAACCAAACAGTCGGTGTCGATGATAAGCAAATCGCATTCGTGGTTCTGCATAACGAGACCTGCGGTAAGGAACCTATCGCAAGCATAAACCGTACGCAGTTCTTCTGAATCTTTAGGGCAAGCATACATGGTACTCATAGACCAACTAAAATCACTATGCGGCCATTCTGATATCTTGTGGTACTTAGAACTCATATCATCAAGGATGTCACGATCATCTTGCCCAGGAGCAATCACATTGATATGGATAGAGTTATTATGATATGCAGCCGACGCTACGAGCGCGGGCGCGTGTACGCGAAGGTACTTTGAATCGCACGATGCAAATAGTTTCATAGTGTAATCCCATCAAGAAGATGCCGAGAACTGGCCATAAAATCATCCGAGAACTTTTTGCATTCATCAAAGCGGCCTTGAAGAACGCTGATGGTAGTATGAATGTGACCCATATCATGAGGCCCATTGACTTCAGCGTACCTCGTAAGATACGCAATCTCCTTCTTCAGGAAATACATGTGATTGAATATCTCCATTGCACCTCCCATATCTTCACGCAAAGCCATGTTATCTTCCTATGATGTTATAGTCGCCATATGTTTCATTGGTAAGCTGTGGCGCGTAGCCATTAAGAACTGCTTCGGCTCGCATATCATGCCAAAGCTTCACAAGGTCTTGCCGTGGATGTTCCTCAGCTTTGCCAGTAAACCACGCAGGCTTCCAAGGTTGTGTACTCATTTTAGTATAGTGTAAGTGCCAGATATTGTCAAGAGCTAAACCGTCACCATCGTGACAATTCCACCGAGGATCGAGGTCAGTCACATATTCTGGATTACCAGAGAACATATTGATATACCGATGATGGGCTGATGGGTTAGACTTCATTCGCGCCACAGGTGTAAGAATACCATTAAACTGCTCACAATCCATAACAATGACACAAAACTCATGACCACCAAAACGAGCGCCGCGCCGAGCAGCCATAGGGCGGCCGTTAAGATCCGTTGCGTATAGATCAGCGATATCACGCAAATTAAGCTGATCTACATCCATGTAAATTGCTCGCCCATGATAACCACACGCCTCAGGAATTGCCCAACGAAAGCCACTAAACGGCGTAGACCAATTTTCCGTTTCCCATCCACCCCAATGAGAATTGGTGTCATGCGTCTGGCGCATCCATGTAATCTGGATAGGATGCGTGGCGTGCTTCTTTAGTGTATATTCCAACACCATTTCAGCCTCAGCATCTTCATTGTTAGAAGATGTGCCTACGAAAATACGAATAGGTTCAATCATAATTAAATCCTTTATTACATAGAATTATCAGGACGCACCATAATACCTATAGACCAATCTTTAGCCGCAGCTTCAGCTTCTTGCTGATCGGTTGAAAAATCTTGTGTCTTAACTACAGTCTCGTATAAACGAAACCGAACTGTAAATGTGCCATCTTCATATTTGAGAACGTCAGCGCAACGGTGGTCATCATCGCAACTATGTGTCGTTAAAATTTGCATGTTATCTCCTAAAGATTTAGAATACCAATCGTCCAGTTATAGGCTGCGCTATCAGCATAGGCTTCACTCTTGCCAGGAAAGTATCTTGTCTCGACAAGCACACCATCGCGCTTGAAATCTACCGCGTACATGTTAGCAGCCGCGGCTGTATCAGGACCCAATCTGCGTTCTTCAAACAAACGGACTTCAGCACAAAGCTTTTTATCAGTGCTCCAATATTGCGAAATCATTATGCTCTCCTTACAAAAAACATACCAGTACGCTGCATGAATGGCTTCTGCATGGTAGACTTGTGTAGACGAATTTCCTGTGTGGTCTCGTCATCATAATCAAAACCATACTTATCAAAAACATCAAGCCAATATGTAGGTAGTTGGCAGTTCACATGATGATGCCCAGGTGCACCAGGACCAGCAGCGGTACATGCAACATACTTACAGCGAGCAAAAGCTTGCATATAGTTATCCTGATATTGTTCATCCACATGCTCAAGAAACTCGACAGACCAACCAAGATCGAACTCGCGGTCTAATGGCGCAGGACCAGTTGTGAAATCGTGGATGATAATCTTTGCTTCCTTTTCCTTAGGAACTTCCCAATCGCCGTCGATACCTAATGAGAATAGATTACGCATTTGTGCGAGACGAACCATACCGCCAGGGCCACAGCCAACATCGAGGAATGATTTGATTTGAAACTTCTCGATACAATGAAGGAGAGTGCCACGATCATTGTGGGTTTTGTTTAGATGCCCGCCCAGATGAGAGGGAAGAGAATCTTGATTTGCTTGTGATGTGTTCTGGTCCACGGTGCCACTTTCCATTGATATTGTCATTGATATAGTCGTCACTTTCCAGGACGCCATTTACGAATTGCTCTTTTACTTCTTCATAGTTTACACGACCTTTGGTCGAATGTAAAGAGATAATTTCTCGTCTGAAGAGATTTTTGTTGGAGTCTTTGATTTTGGCTTTGAGTAAATCACTGGAGCCATAATACTTTTTCCAGTCAGATTCGGATCGCTGACGACGGGTCTTACCCTTAACTTTTCTGATAGACCAGAAGTACTTTCTACCGATGTACTTCTGACCCTCTGGTGTTGTGATAAGGTAAACGAAGCCGTACGCATCCCCGATATCCTCACTGTCAAATTCCTTACCATTAAAAGTCCACGCATTCTCATATGTCATAGACTTATATAGTCTACTTCCACTTCACAATTTCAAATGTACCATCATGGTTCTCAACCAATGCGGTACACGATTCTACCCAATCGCCACAATTCATATATCTAATACCGCCAATATCACGAATATTAGCATGATGAATATGCCCGCATATAATTCCGTCAAGATTTTTGCCTCTCACATAATTACATAGCGTCTCTTCATAGTTGCCAATAAAATTTACCGACTCTTTTACTCTTCCTTTTAAATATGCGGAGAGCGACCAGTATTTCATACCAAACACTGTTCTTATTTTATTAATAAAAAAGCTCATGTCAATACTAAAATCATATGCCCATGAACCAAGGTGAGAAAGCCATTCAGCATTTCTAATTACCACATCAAACTGATCACCGTGAGTAACAAGATATAGCCGACTATCGACTCCCACATGTATGGCTTCCCTAACCATAATAATATGACCGAATTCGTTATCGCAATAGTTACGCATAACGTCGTCATGGTTTCCTGGGATATATACAACTTCTGTGCCCTTTCTAGCGCGACGCAAAAGCTTTTGAATT